TAGGAGCAATTACAGGAGCTCCCTGGACATCACCCACAATCTGCATGACGATGGTGTGTTTAACACCATCCAATGGGAAGTCTTGGCACGCAGCGAATTTCTGCTGAGATACAGAGCCTGGGACGGTTATACCAACTTCATTGTGCGCTGCGCTATATGAGCGGGCTTGTTCATTGTCCATCCAGTCAATTGCAGCCTGACCATCATGTGCTGCAAGGCTCATTTGTGCAAAGGCTTCTCCTCGTGTTTGATGAGCAGCGGGCGTTGAATCGACGGAACTACCACTGGCTCTAACGCCCCCTTTTGTAGAGTTGAGACGCATACCACTAAATGCGCCTAGTGTGTAGCGGTCATCTCGAGGAAGGACATCGTCATAACGAGAGTAAGATCGACTGGTGTAAGTTTTATCCCAAATGGTTGTAGGAGTTCCAAGATATTGCTGTTGAATTGGGATTACTTTTTCAAATTCAAATTCAATCCTAATAATGCCATCATCAAGCTTGTCACCACGGTGATTGCTAACCGCTGCAGTACGTTCGATGAACTTAAAGCGATTTCCCTCCGACATATTACCATTTTTAATGTATCGTTCCAAGTCAATTGACTCGTTAGGCTTAACGACCAATGTGAAGCCGCCTGTTGCACTTTCACCGTCAATGCTAATTTTTACTTGGGCGCGAACTGAATTTAAGTTTTTAATGAGAAGAGAATATTCAGAGCCGAATGGCACAAATACCTTTTCACCTTGCTCACGAAGAATCTTGCCGCCCGCTTTTACTGCTAATACTAGCTTATTTTGGTACATCATTTTGTTTCCTTAATTGTAACGGTTCACGGAGTAAGAACCCAATATTTTAAACTCCGTTTAAGTGAATGTAATTGCTACATTCAAGCTATTTATTATACTGCGCTAGCATAAAATTATTATAAATACGCAGGATAAACGATGTGAAAGAAGGTGCGTATGATTAAACTAATCATTGCATTTATGGCTGCTATTACCTTAACTGCGTGTGGCGCGAAAGTTGATGAAAGTAAGATAGACTTGACAGAAGAAGAGCTGCAATTTATTGCCTCCCACCCGACTGTTACCTGGGCTTTGGAAGATAACCGGCCTCCTTATATTTTTGTGGAGAATTCCAATATTAAAGGATTGTCATTTGACTACTTAGTTTTAATTTCTAAAAAGACAGGTATAAATTTCCAGCCAATTAGAACTGCTAATTTCTTCAACTCTATCGAGGCACTTAAAAATAAGCAGGTAGATGTAATGACTGCATTACGACCAACGCCATACAGAGCAGACTTTATGGGATTTACCCCACCTATCGCGTATAATGGTGGAGTTTTTCTTTTCAGGGTAAATACATTGCCGCGGTCTCCAATGACGACTGGTATTAGAAGAGGAGAAGCGGTAAAGGACTATCTCAAAGAGAGATTCCAAGATATGAAAATTGTAGAAGTAGAAGATGATGAGCAATCAATTTCTTTATTACAGAAAGGTCTACTTGACGGTTCAGTAATGGATGCTGGAAGCGCTAATTATCTCATGAATCACGCTGCCATTAAAATGAGAAAGGCGGCCATTAATTTTGACTATCCGTACTCTTTCGGGTATCACAAAGACAATCACATCTTGGGGTCAATTTTAACTAAGGCAGTTATCTCAATATCTAACGATGATAAGAAAACACTGAATCAACAATGGATTAAGGATTAACTTTATGAGACGCGTCATTCGAAAAATAAGGGAAGAGAGGATTTGGAAGGGCATAACATTTTGCTTAACACTTGTGACGCTTGTAGCTGTTGCTAGTGTCGCTACAATGTATATGAATCGACCAGAAAAGCCTGCATTAAAGGCGCCCAATATATCTAGCAAGGTGCTAAAGATTTCACCACGATCAGAAAGAATGTTGACTGACTACATGAAGACAAAAAGTCTAATCGTCGCAATTAGCACTGTTGATGCCGACCTAGCTAAGAACGAACGTCGCACAACTTTCTTGACTTCTCAAAATGTAGAATTCCAACAAATTTGGGATTCATATATATTACGGAGAGAACCTTCTCCGGCGCTATTTACTAAGGAGCCAGATCAAAATGATCGTATTGCTAATTTGTTAAATGGTAATTTAGATTGCAGAGAATTTAAACGCACAATCAATATGGGATTTATTCCTGAAGCTGAAAAAATTGCACCATGGATTTGCTCCATTTCAGTTCCGCCCGGCTTTGATGGTAGCGGCGATTTCGTTGGATTTATTAACTTCTTCCTAACCCGTGAATTATCAGATAGGGAGAAGAAAAGATTATCAGTTGATGCCGTTGACATTTCAACAGCGATTTATAATCAGGATTTAAAATGAGCACAAAGAAAGATAATACACGGAAGTGGAAAATTGCTACTATTATATTAGCGGTAGTTGCATCCATCTCCGTTGCTACTTTAGGTTGGCAGTTAAGGCAGCCAATTATTCGGCAAATTACCGGTAAAAAGGTAAACCTTGATAATGCAAGGTCTCCAAATCCTGGTAAAGAATCTCAAGCAGATTTAATAAAGTACGTTAATAGCAAAAATGCCATAATGGGAATAAATATTGTTAAGGTGGACTTTAAGCTGAATACCCGAAGCACGACCTTTAGATATTATAAAGACGAAGCAGTCACACAAGCATGGAATGATTTTATCGCACGCAATGTGCAAGTAGATTTGTTTGGTAAGAATGAGTTAATTAATCAACGAATTGTAAATTTAATTAATGGTCAATTTTCATGTGCACCGGTAGAAGAAACAAGTGCAGGGATGGTTATCCCAACAATTAGAGAACATGCAACGACAGTTTGTTTAGCGCCTATACCTCCAGGGTATGGCGACTTTATTGGGTTTATTAATGTGTTTTTAAGACAGCCGCCAAGTTTAGCAGATATTAAAGACGTAGAAACTGAAACAAGAAAACTCTCGCTTGATATGTATGAACGAGATATCGTAAAATCAAATAAGAAGTTTGATATGTTTAAAATGTAAAAAGGGGCCATATGGCCCCTTTTTATTTGTACTTACGAAGTTCGCTCCGAGTAGGAGCTTTCTCAATAACATCATTAGATAAGTTATACTTTGCGAGTACCTTGTGATTGGCGCTTTCTCGAGAAATAACAGTTTTCTTTGGTTGAATGCGACTCCAACTTTCAATGAAATAATGAGAGGTGGGTGGAATGTCAAAAGCTCCATTAGAAAATGTCCTCTGGTGCTGAATTCCTCGAATTGTTTTCTGCTGAGGATTCATTTTATCCCACGCTTTAATATCAATATTCCCCGGACGAGTATAATAATATTCAATTTTACGTGCATCTTTGTAGTTGTAAACATACCAGATTCCGTCAACCTTATTCAGCTCGGTATTTTCGTCAATCAGGATGCGTGCTTCTTTGTTTTTAGACTTTTCAATTTCAGCGTATTTCCTACGACGTGCGGCGTTGCTGACTCGCCGATCATTTGTCATCAAAATGTCTGTTTCGGGATCGACATACCACAAAACATAGCTTGCATACTCGAGGTCTCGCCAGCCAGAATAGTTATCGTAGATGAAGATTTCCCCATCAACCTTTTTTGTGTTAATTTTGACGTACTGAAACAGGTGAAGCAGGATGTGGTCGTTCACAACCTTTCGCTTATCAAAGTTCTGGCAAAACTCGCTATAGAAGTCATCCCACTTTCGCCCGACATTTTTCTCAATCATACGCTTGAGAGGGCTGAGGTTTTCGTTGAACTCTTTGCGATCCCCATAGGTACTGTAACGCTTCTTCATGCTCTCGCGGCCACCGAAAGGGTTGCCATCTTCATCGCGAATTTCGTACTTGGTTTTACGGCGTTGTTCACGGTAAGAACGTTCGTGGCCAACGCGGGCATTTTCGGTCAGGATTTTGTTAAGGTCTTGACGCATTGTTCTCCTTATTTGTTGCCGTAGATAATTATACTACAACGTGCAGCACATGTACACTACTTTGGCATTCTTCTGCCTGCATCGGCAATAGTTTTTGCAAATGCATTTAACTGTGCCGAGGTGTAGGCGAATAAAATATTTAAAGCTTGAGCGGCATCAGCAACTCTATCTTCAGCCGTAGTTTTCATTTTAGCAGATAATAATGACTTGAAATTATTATCATCCAGCTTAAAGTCATCGTCAATTCTAAATAGCTTCTTGAAAAATGATGCTTCCTTCTGTGCAAATTTTTCCAGCGGTTCAGGCAACTTACCACTCTCTGCTATCTTTTCTGCATCATCTTGAAACTTGCTTGATTGCTTTGTTGTTATTTTTCTCTGCCCGACTAATGACGTGTTCATGCTTTTAGTCAGGTCATCTACTTTATTAGCTAGATTCTTAAATGTCTTAAAAGCATTTACTGCGCCTGCCCTAGTTTTTAAATTCTGAGAAATATATTCAGGTCCGATGTCACTGCCATAATTAGGAAAGTTATCAAAGAATTGGTTTAAGAAATTATCAGCTAATTGCTTAGCATTAACTTTATCCTGATTCTCTTCATCCTTGGCTTTAGCTACTGCATCTAATGAATTTTGTTTATCTTGTGCGGTCTGTTGTGCTTTTTGCTTATTAATAGCATCCTCAGCATCTTTCTTTTGCTTATCTACTTCCGCCTGCGCTTTAGCAGCAATGTCCTTATTTTTAAAGTCCGCGAACTGGTGCTTAGATTTCGCGGTATTATATCCGGTTTTTAAGTCACCAGCAATTTTAGCAACACCTGCAGTGATGTCTTCATCTTCATTAATAATTTGTGAGAGTACTTTGAACGTCATACTGGATTCCTTCATTTACGATATTTATACCCCACAACGGGCTCATGCGAGCCCGTTTCTTATTTAGCAACTAATGCTTATGATATGCGCTAGTCGTAAATTGGTGTGTGTTTCAATTCTTCATATCTCGATTTTAGTTCCTCACACGCAATAGGAGCACTAATAGGAAATCTAAATGACATCAGCATTTGAGGTTGTGGTCGAAGTCCTGGTAAATTCCATGTAAGCCCTCGGGACGGCATAAAGTGATATGCTTCCACCATTAGTGCATACATGTCTGCCCACCCGACAATGTAGTCTGAATACCTGCGCATCCCAGGCCACTTATCAACGTAGTCAAATTTAAATCTTTTCAAGATAATTTCATCTAGATTGCGCTCTACCTTTTTATATGCTTCATATAAGCCAGGAATTCGCTTGACTGGAGTTGGCAAGTCAACAATGTATGCCTCAGCAAAGTCATGCAGCAATCCGTGTAATGATACATTGCGCTTAAATTCCAAGTCATGCATCTTAATTCGATCGCTTAAATCGGTTAAGAATTCAAATTGCTGTTCACATCTGGACTTGTGATCTTCTTTAGCATCGTCAGACTCTAGCATTGCTTGTTCCATACCGCGCTCAATAGTTTCCATCAGCACGTCATATAGATGCTCGCCTGGAGTCAGCGCCTCCTCGATGTAGCGTGACACCATTACGGTGTGTTGGGCTACGCTATATGGCAATTCACTGAGGGTGTGGCCTCCATATCGACCTTGCCGAGATAATGCCCAGGCAATGTCATCTAGCTTAATGTCATCTGGATTTGGGTTAACGACATCTAAAAAGATGCCGCTAACTGTTTCAATTTCATGATTCTGCATAGTTTACATTGACCTAATGCCAGCATCGTTATAAGCAGCGAAAGGCTTATTCAGACTTAGGTTATTATTTCGTGCTTCAAATTCCCGATAGCGTTTTGCGCAGGCAGGCGACCGGGTATAAAATTCCAACGCATCAAAAATAAGAACGTCAACAACGTTGGTCATGTCATCATTAAGAATGACTTCATGCACTTCGTAGTTACTGATGAATGCAAAATTAATATTCGAGAAGTACAAGCGAACTGGGCCTGCCTTGTCAAAGATGCGGCCCATTTTATTCTTACTTGATTTCCAGCTGGGCGAAATGAACTTTTTAGTTCTCTTGTCTTTGATTTTGTAAATTGCCTGTGGGTTTCCAGAGGCTGCAAAGGTGCGTTGATTGAGCTTCTCCTTTGCGTCTTCAAAGGTCATTGCAAGCGCGGACGACTTGTGCAATCCAAGTTCCACGTTTGCAATCTCAATAATTTTTACCTGTTTAGATTCAATTTCACGTTTAAAGCTAGAACTTAGTTTATTAATTATGGAGCGAAGACTCCGATAAAAACGTGGAAATGTAGAGATATTACCACTATTACCTAGGTATAGCGTTTTAGCGCCAGTGTTAAACTCGCAAATATATGCTTTCATGTATATGCTTTCATGTATATTTTATTCCTTATGTTACCAGCGCTCAATTGGGCAAGATGCATTTAAGATTTTGACCTTTAAATCTAAAAAGCAGCCGCACAAATTGCACTGTCGAGATAGCTTCTTAAAAGCAGGGCAAGGCTCGCACACCTTCATCCGTTCGTGTGCGAGCTCCTTTTCACTTAGCTTTAACTTACCAGCTAAGACGTCCTTTGCAATTTCTTTTAATGTGTATGTCACTCTGCGTTCATCATCATTGGTAGAGAGTCACCAAAGGCGTAAGGGCAGTATTGCTTCCACAACTTCAGCGCCAGCTCTTGGTTAACTTCGTTAAGCTTCACCACCAGACTTTCTGCAATTTTAATTTTCTTCTGGCCCTTGTTGAAGCGATCATCTCCAATTTCACCCAAGTCAAAGTCCCAATCCACGCCCTTTAGCGCTTGTTCGGTTTGTGCTTCCAGAGAAAGCACAGCCTTCTCATTAGAGTTATCAACATTGCTCAGCATCAAAATTTCATCAACTTTCATCTTTTGTATCCTTTGCAAAAATAACAACTAGCACTAACAATGCAATTATAACACCAATGGCAATGTATGTAAACGTGATCGTAGCACCAACAATAATGTTGACTAGAATGTAAAAGAACCCGATCACGTAATCCATACTTTTATACCTTAGCGCCGCCGCGTCTTGCCAGCCGTAATATCCTTCATCATCTCGTCAGTCACAAGCACGTCACCGCCCTTGTTGTAAGCCGGTGCAGTCGCGAACTTACGCTCACGTGCCAGCTTTTCACGCTCGACCATTTCAGGATTATCCTTGTACATGATCTCGGGTCGAATGACTGCCTTCGTAGCGTCTCCACCTGCGGTCACCTTGCTCGGCAGCGACTTGATGCGCTGAGTAGCTTCACCGCGCTTAATAACCTTGTCGCTATCCACGATGGGAGACAAAGTCTTATCAGTGGAGACACGACCTTTATATTTACTGGAATTAAAGAGTGGTGTCGAATTGATCTTTGCGAGCCATTCTGCCTCAGCCTTTGCTGCTTCCTGCCAACCTGGCTTCTTCTTTGGGTTCTTGCACTTACCACCAGCATAGATCATCTTACCCATAATACTCCTAATATCTGCAATATGAATGTATTATACTTCACATAGTTAGTTTTGTACACTGATCTTTTCTAGCTGAGCGTGAAGTCGTTCTAGAAAGTCATGGCCAATTACAAAGGGAACATTCTTGCCATCATCGTCTTTTTCTTTTGCTTTGCCTTCAACGTAAAATTTTGCCATCCCTGCTTTCTCAGCAGCCACTTTGAGTTGCTCAATCGTTACCATATTGGGCTTCTCCAAAAAAGATAGACATATTTTCATCTTGCATTACACCCGCCAGCTTGTCATTAGTTTCGGCAAATAAGTCAGTTTTTGCATCGTAAAATGCATAACTTGGCTTACAGCTTTCTACTTCCGTCTCGTTGAATACAAATGCAATGACCTTGTTGTCTTCATCCAGAATGGTCGCGTTGCTTGAAATAATCATATTATTGTTTTGCTTTGTTAATGTAATGGTCTGCGATGTGGGATGCGGCAATCTCACTTACTTCCGTCATGGCACTTGCCAAGCGCTCGCTCTGATATTGCAGTTCGTCTTTAATTGCACCATTCATTCCACCAGGGTGACGCAGGGCCTCCTGTTCGAGTTGTCTTTGGTACACAATAGCCGCCTGCTTCTTATCATCTGGCAGCCCATTAATGTAATCCCAGAGCGCTTTGGTGGCTTCTTCGACAGTTTGCATTTTATTGCCCCTTTAAAAATAAACTTGCACGGTAGTTGAGTAACTTACGAAAGTTATTATAACCTGATTGTGCGCAATTTAACATCATTACGTCGTGGATTCTATCTGGATTCAAAGTAGGGTAGTCAAAGATAACTGCAGCAATTCCCTCAATCGGAAACTCTACTTCTGACTTACTCATATTTTGCCTTATCGCGGCTTCAGAAACACCAACGCCTCTGACACCTGCTAAATCTTTTGCATATGATGCAACTTTTTGACAGTCTGACAGAGGCTTTGGAGGTGGTGTACTTGTACACCCTGAAATCACTAAAGCTAAAATTGCTACTTGATAACCAACTTTTGGTTTGAACAGCAATCTAGCAACTCCTCATAAACGGTTGGGTCAATATTAATACATCCCTTGGTAATCCTGCGCTGCTTTGGGTCTTTCGACTTTAGGCGTTCAGCTCGCTTTTCCCAAGGACGTAAAGTCCATACTCGGTGAATGGCATAGATTTCATGCTTATCTTCTTTGAATTGCAGAACATCACCGCCATACCCTGGGCTTTCAACCAGCCTCTGCTGAAGGGTAAATTCTCCACGAGGAGTATCACCACCGATTAATACCGGATGACATGTTTCAATGTCATTCTTCATAAAGCAGATAGTAGCTAACGCTAAGCTAACGATTACCGACATTATTCGCGAGGCTTCTTAATTGGAACTTCCTTGTAGATCACAGGACCTGGAACTACAACTTCCTTCACGATAACAGATGGTGCTGGTTCAATCTTTGGGGTGAAGAACAGGTATTCACCACGACCCATTTTAGGAGACCAATGATAGCCTTCACATGTAACATTGTTTTGTGAAACGCGCTTACATGGAACTTCAATAACACGTGGGTAAATCACCCCTGCGGTTGGATAGTATGGCATGTATTGAGGTGCATGGAAGATGTCATTCTGCAGCACCGGAATTGCATGCTCTACACCGCCTCGGCCTGGCGTACCAGAACCAAGAGTTTCGCGATCAATACCCACCATTGGTTCATTGCGCAGAATTTGAGCATTCGCACCGATAGATGCAAAGGCCAGGATTGCAAGTAGATACTTCATGGTGGTCATCCTTTTATCGTGCTAGTGGAGCTAGACCCATACGCTGACGCACATAAGGATCAGTTGGTTCACCGGCTAGTGGAGCAGTAGTTACGCCACGTGCAGCAGCTTGTCGTTCAGCTTGTTCAGTTTGTGGACAGACAAAACCAGTGATTTCTAAAGCTTTGCGGTTGGCGCTGTCTTCACACATACGCGCCATTGCAGCCGCCTTCATACCCATGTTCCAGAGTTCACGGGAGTTCTTGAGCATCACGCAGTTTGCATCAGTCCAAGTAGTACCAAAGCCAACACCAAAGCCAGGACCGTTTGCTGAACCTGAGGTTGAACCCATACAGGTGTCATTTGAAGTTGTTAGTGGTGGGCCTGAAACTGAAGGCACGTTCTTTACGGTTTGTGAACCCGAATAAACAATACGTTGTGTTTGATCACCAGAGACAGTGCTCTTTACATTCTGATCAATAGTGCCAGTTGTAACTGACTCGGTCTTGCCTGGCTGTGTGAAGGTAATTGCTTGGGTGTTGCCAGCATTCGAAGCTGTAGCATCGGCACCGCTTTTGACTTCGTTTGTAGAAACTGTTCCAGTGCCAAAACCACCAGCTGTTGGGCTGCCAATATTTGCTGTGTTGTTAGTAGTGGTATTTTGTGCAAATGCCCCACCGAAGGACATAGCAAGAGCCGCAACTAGAATAACTTTTTTCATCTTAATAAATCCTAATGTAGGTGAGACAGAGTAAGAGGGTAAGCCCTCTTACTCACTTGCCGATTAACGTGCGGAAGAAACGAAACCGTTAACGCTGGAGACTGCGTTGCCGTTAGCAGCGCTGTTCTGTAGAACGCCACCGACTGCAGAACCAGTGGAGGTGGAGGTGTTGAAGGTTGTACCTGCCTGGACGTTAACGCTGGTAGCAGCGTTCTTCACGTCGCCTTGGCTAACTTGTGTGCCGATACCGATTGGGGATAGAAGACCCTTAACAACGGTAGTGGTCTTGATGTCAGCAGAAGCCTTGCTGTCGAAGGCGGAAAGCTGACCACCGACTTGGGTGGAAGTGCCATTGCCAACAGAGACTGCACCAGTTGCAGTGTATGCATTGGAAGCACCGCTAACGGAACCTTGTGGGCCAGTACCAGTGGTGTGGAAAGCACCAGCACCTTGAGCAGCTGCAGTAGCAACACCGCCAGCAGCACCGAAAGCAGTTGCACCACCAGTTGTGGAGGTAGCAACATCAGTGCGGTTGTAAGTTTCGGTAACACCGCTGACACCGACGTTGCCCGAGCGGGTGTCAGTGAAAGTGGTTACGCGATCGAAACCGGAACCGGTACCAGTTGAAGTAATGCTACCACCAGCAGCACCTTGAGTAGCAACTTCAGTACGAGCGTAGCCGACATTACCAACGGAAGAAACTGCTGAACCAGTGCCGTTTGAAGAAACAGCAGCGGTGGAACCTGAGACTAGAGTGTTAGCACCAGAAGCAGCTGCATTAACACCGTGTGCGGAAGCAACACCAGCGGCTGCGAAGATAGCTAGAGCGATTAGGGACTTTTGCATGAGAATTTTCCTTTGAGATTGCAATTTCAAAAGATAACATCAGAAGCTTCCGACGAAATGTCAGATCTGTCATCAGAGTTATCAGCTAGTTTACCAACAATGTATCTTTATTAGTTGGTAGAAGTTAATTATACAATAGAGTTTGAGCTTTGGACAACTTTATTTGCGTGGTTACGCATTTTTACAAAGGAGTGAAGCTGACTTCTTTAACTAAAACATACCGAGGAGTGTCTAGTGTGCAGTTGCCGCCGCGAATAATACTGTTTGATCCCCAGTGATTTATAAAAATTTGACTATCTCCATCTAGACCTATGTCTGCGGTCGATCCGAGGAGAGTGTCATTTCGATAAAACGAGATTCCTTTGTCAGACCAAAGAATTTTATAGGTATGAAATTCCTCGTGAGGCGCTGGAGTGCTTTGAGGGTGCGAGACCATCTTGAAATTACTGCTGTCGTATTGACTTTTTGTAGCAATTAACCTGGTATATTTATAACGATCAGGCCCTTCGATCTCAAATTTAACCTCAGTGTTATTTCTAGATCGTAGACCAAAGCTAGTAATAGAGCCTGATATGTAGTCTCCAGTTCCTCTATACTCTGAGGAACTGGTTTTTACCACCCATGTATAGATACCTTTACCGTATGATTTTTTAGTAATAATTTCTGCGCCTGTCGAAACGCAGAGAAAGTCCCAAGTCCGAACTTGCCTCATCTTTAAAACCAAAAGGCCATTTAAAATGACCGCGTTGTATAACTTGTAGATTGACTTTGAGTCGTGACTATTCCCGGGTGCATACATTTCTGATATGCACCATGTTTTTGCATTGACTTCTCTCTCGCCAAACGTGTCCATCAAAAGAGGATTTTTTTGTTCTGTTTGTCTTTTTAGTAATGCAATTTCATCCGGGAAAAAGTTTGTCTTGAAAGATGCAAGCAGCCTTTTTAGCATCAAAAATTTCCTTGTCTATTCACATAAGAGTATTTAATTATAAGCCTAGACCTTAGATGGTAATTGTTACAAAATGATTAAAAAGAAAAAGGCCGCAATTGCGGCCTTTTCATTATAGCGGGTGATTGGGATCACGTCGCGCTTCTGATACGTCATAGGCATTCTTTCGAATACCGACTCCAATTTGTCTTACAAAGTTAAGAAACCTCTTGATCATTTTGTTGAGCAGCCTTGCCTGCTCCCTCCAGGAATTCGCGGCCGCTGGTCTTAGCGGGCAGCTCGCCTTGTTTAGCAAGCTCTGCCAGACGCTTCAGCACATCTGGATTCTTGCGATACGTCCACCGCTTGCCATGGACGGGCGTGGTACGAGAAGGCCCCTTCTCACCATTTTGACGTGCCTTGCTGAATGTGCGGGCACGTTCGAGGTTGCGGGCGTTCTTGTTATTACGGCTCATTTATTTATTCCTTTTTAATAAGATGATTAATTATACACTAACTTGAGCAAAATACCCATGTGAATCGAGTGATTCGAAAATTTTGTCCTTACGTTTGCTGTCAAGCGCATTACCCAGTTCCTTGCCTTCTAGCTCAGGAAAATCCTTCGCCTTCACACCTTCAGAATGGTGCAGGCCGCGCAGAATCTGCAAAGCTGTGTATGGGTGCTTAACTTCTTCAAATGTATTATTCACCCATTCTACAAACTCGATAAATTGCCCACACTTATATTGATCAGGATTCCAGGCCTTCAACCTCCTGAGGAGGTTGAATAGATCATGAACTGGAATTTTCTTATCAAGTTCATTGAAATATTTGTAATCCCTGAACAGATCACGAACTTCGTTATTAAAATACCGAGGATCGGTCGCACATAGCGCGATAAATGCACGGATTTTAAACTCCGTAATATAAGCGTTTTCACCACCTAGCCGCCTGGCAAAGCCGCTAATCTCAAGGATACTTCGACGTGTGCCGGTGGTCATTTCAACAGTGCCAAAGGTATCCTTGAAGAACTTAATATTATCGAAGCAGTGCATCTTATACATCTGCTGGAAAAAGATATGTGGGTCAGTGCCTTCAAATACCTTGTAAAACTCTGCCACGAAGCGTTCTGCGGGCAGGTGATTGAGTTCCCCAGCATCGACAATGTTAACTGCCAAGTCCATAGTTGTGGGGTGAATTTCAAAACCTTCGTAATAGTAACGCGCGCAGAACCGAGCTAGACGTAACACTCGCAGCGGGTCTTCCTTAAATGCGTCGGATACATGGCGCAGAATACCATTCTTCAGGTCTTCTTGCCCACCATACGGGTCAATAATATTACCTTGTTCATCCATCGCCATCGCATTGATGGTTAAATCGCGGCGCAGCAGGTCTTCCTCGAGAGTGACAGTAGGTGAAGCATCTACAGTAAAGCCCAGGTAACCATTTCCCGTCTTGCGCTCAGTTCGAGCCAATGCATATTCATTGTTTGTTTCGGGGTGTAGAAAAACTGGGAAGTCCGCTCCCACCTTAATATAGCCACGCTCAAGCATGTCCTTCTCAGTCGCACCGACTACCACGTAGTCAAAGTCTTTAGGCTTAACGCCAAGCAGCATGTCACGGACTGCACCACCAACAATGTAAACTTTCATTAAATTTCTCCGTTCATACGCAGGCGGGCGATTTCAATGAGGGCAATCTGCAGCTCACGAGAGCCCATTTCACCGAAGCCAGAATCATAGTCGACGAGGTCATCTAGAATTTCCTTTGGAGACATGCCATTAAATGCATCTGCGAACCCGTTGTCTGCTGCATTTTCCAGAGCTTCCTCGACTTCTGCCGCGATTTGTGCTTCGTTCATTTTAACCTTTAAAGATTGGTATAAATGTATTATACTGCTTTTGGCGTAATTTGTACATTCATTCTTTTGGCATTTCTTACAATGTCCTTTGATGAAATAACTTGAGCCCCATTCTCTTTAGCAAGTTTAAATTGCACTTCAGTGATGTCGTAGTGGCTCAAGTCACCTTGAGAATGCCAGAAGTGAGGCTTAACTCCAATGCTATTGGCGAATAAAACTAGCTCTTCTTTAGTGTCTGCAACCATGTGAGAGTAAGACTTCTTACCTCCCACCTTCTTGAATTTAGGCAAGTCTACGTAGATCACCAGGCGAGTAGCTCTTTAATGTTAATTGCAAGTGAAAGTGTTGTATAGTTGGTGCCATCATCAAGGATGTTCCAATAGTATGGATCACGAATATACTCGATTTTATCAAGCTTCAAGCGAATAGAGCTTTTAAACATAGTATCATTGAGCAAATCTTGAGCAAACAGATTTAGCGTGTTATGATCTAAAACTAATTTGACAATCACGTATTCATCATCGTCGCCAATATCAGCACACGTAACGCTGCAAATACTAATATCGGTAATGCCAGTTTTGATTTGCATCATTGGCATATTAACAGCAAGGCGCGCGGCGGCGCTTTCTTTGGTTCGAGAAACCTTCTTATGCAGAAAAGCACGTTCCATTAGGACTTGACAATCCTTGTTTCGTTCAGCAATCTCAATAAACATCAAAGTCCTTTAGTTGTTTGCGTAGCTTCTGCTTGTCTTTTTGCCGATTCGTATCCTTATCGGATTTCATGCGACCACCCCGCTTGCTCAGCAAGATGTCGTTAACTGCCTTGTTACGAGGCTTGGATTTTTCAACGACAATAATATCGTCATCTTCTGCAAAGGGCTTAATTTTGTACATAATGAAATTATACCTTACTTAATATAATATGTACACTACACTTTAGTTAAGATTTGTAAAATCCACTCCCCATTTAATAAATCTAGCTCAGCGCTTTTAATCTGTGCGCCAGGAAATTTCTTCTGCACGTGTGCAATCATCCATTGCCTTTCATCAGGCAGCATGCCAAGAGGCTCATCTTTCGTCAAGTAAAGAAAGATGACGTCCTCTTGTTCGGGCGACACGTCAATCCTTAGCGTCGTCAGTGGCATTTACATCCTCCTTGCTAATGACAAATGGCTTCACTTCCTTAAATGTATTCTCAGTGCTTTGATAGAACTTCCATTCCATCAAGTCAATGCAAGTAAGAGCCGCCCATTTCTTAGCGGGAATTTCATAGCCGCCGTGGCCTTTACTAACATATGACTGAGATGCACCGGTGTCAATGTTAGTTTGGTTTAATAGAGTAAATGGGCGTTGCATGATAGAGTGACCACTAATAATTTTAGACAGCTTGCCATCTTTAGCCTCAAGCTGCCTCTTAAATTTAACAGAGCGTGCAATCTTGGCTTTATTAGATAGATCAGCTTGAATAAACGACCCAAAATAGTAACGTGCCCACAAGAATGCCTCGCCATCTTCGGCATATGCAGTTGCTAGCTCTTTTACTTTTTCTTCACTAATTAGGTCTTCATCTGTAATGCCATCTTCTGTTGGCAGCACTTCAGCATGCAAGACGTGAATTTTTTCACCATTAGGCATGTTGATGGTGATTAGATATGGCAGCTCAGCAAGTAATTCGACTAAGTCAATAATATCTAGGTCTTGGTCTGTTGCTAAGATATTATTTGAGGCAAGCCTCGTGCCATTACGAATTTGTTGTTGTGAGCGATATACATTTAAGGCCTCTACACCCCAAAAACCGCCATTGGGTAACCAATATGATCCAGAGTATCCACCATAGAATGCCTCCATCATCATCTGCTCATGGTTGCTCAAGACTGAATGAAACCACGGCTCGCGTAGAAGCTGCATGCACTGATAGCTGTCAGGCCCTCTATCAACTAAGTCACCGACAGAGAACATGCGGTCTTTCCCCGCATCAAAGTTAATATTTTCTAGTAAGTTTGTAAAACATGAAAAGGACCCATGCAGGTCCCCAATCACGTAATCCTTACCTGCTAAATTCGGTTCGAATGTTTTTAGAAATTTCATCGTGTTACAGAGTTAAACATTTTATTTACCAGGTCAGTAAACATGCCGCTGAAGAGAGAAGCGATCCAGTCAAAGAACTTTAGGAGCATATCTTCGAACACTAGAGCTAGCGCATAGAAGGGGAACCAAAGTGTCCATGCCCCGATAAATGCTGCAAGTTTAGACTTGATGATGGTGACGTTCATTCGCAGATCATTAGGCTCGATTGGCTTCCCAAGCACGCCATGATCGACGTTGCTTGAATTAATTAGCAAATATGGCGGCACTTCATCGCAGCGATTATGATACTTACGAATGGTAAATTCTGGGGATTCGCGGTTGTCACGTTTATCAGAAATAAACCAATTTGCATACTCTAGCAGAAAATCTTGCCACAGGTCCTTCAAATCTCGGGCCCCCTTGTAGGATTGGACGAAGAAGTTAATAACAGAGAATACTAGACCGCATGCAATATAGCCAATTACTAGCTTCCACCATTCAACTTGTGCGAGGCTTTCTCCAAGAGTCCATCCCTGCCACTTAGATACACCTATAAAGACACCAATGCCTACAATGGTAATAAACCACTTTGCACCGGGGTCTCCTCGATTGTCAACTGCACACGCACCGATCAACATAAGTGCAAGCACAACCAGAAAAACGGTTTCCCAGAGAACGAGTGTAATGCCCAAAATAGTTAGAGGAAACATAAAAGGCTCCAAAGTTTGTATATGATGATTATAACCTAATCATACGCCCGTGTACACACATTTTATAAATACAACCATCGACTTGGAGACTAACTTACATGACACGCTCGCTATTCTTGCTGAAGAGACGCCACGACTACACCGACAATCCAGACTACTTCGCATCTCCTCAGATCGCGACTGGCATGTATAATTCGGCAAAGTTCGTCGTTGATGAATTAACTAACGCTGGGAGGGAAGCAAAGTTGGAACTATGTGTCGATGCAAACAGCATCGACAAGATTGTCACTGACTATAAACCAACTCACGTCTTCATAGAAGGGTTGTGGGTAACACCTGCAAAATTTCAAGAGTTAATGAAGATTGGCAGACACAAAAATATTCAGTGGTTTTCTAGAATTCACTCCGAAATTCCATTCATCGCAACTGAAGGTAGCGCGTTCGAATGGATTCCACAATATTTGAAGATTGGCGTTAAGGTTGCGCCGAATGCGCCGCGCGCACATGAGCAGGTAAAATGGCTCGCTAAAACTATTTTTGCCCAAACTATGGATAAGAGTGCCGCACAGTCAATGGCAGACACAATGGTGCCATATCTACCAAATTGCTATCCAGTAAACTTCCAAGATTTTCCACTTAAGAATCTAAACTCTAATAAAGAGCATATTGACATTGCGTGTTTTGGTGCTTTTAGACCGATGAAGAACCACCTTCAGCAGGCCTTCATTGCGATGAAGTATGCCGAGATGCAAAACAAGAAGCTACGGTTCCACGTCAACTCTAGAAAAGATCAGGGCGGTGACGGTCCAGCTAAAAACACTAAGAATCTACTTGAGGCCGCAGGCTGCGAGTTTGTTGCCCACGGCTGGGAAGATCGTGAAACTTTCTTGAGCACTCTTGGTGAGATGGATTTACTAATGCAGCTTTCAATGTCTGAGACCTTTAACATTGTTGCGGCTGATGCAACGTTAGTTGGTCGGCCTATTATTGTTAGCAAAGAAATTAACTGGGCATATCCAGCTTATGCCGACCCTAACTCAGTGGGTGACTCACTACAAAAGCTAGATTTAATCATGAGCAACAAGCCATTCTTCATTAACAGCAACCGCGCGGGTCTTAACATTTACGCCAGTGCTGCTCGTAGACGCTGGCTAAATTTCATTGGAGTATAAGACATGCGACTGATTGATGACAAAGACGGTGTTCAGGTCGTAATTCCACCAGTATTAGGTGATGACGGCATCATGCAAACTATTGACTTTAACTTCTCAGAGATTGAGTTAGAAAAGTTAGATCATAAGGTAAAGGCGTGGTCATTACAGCTCTTCGATGACAAGAAGGCAATCGCCAAAGTAAAATTTAAGGCATTTCAATTTATCGCCTGTGGCGTTGAGCGCCGCACCATCAGCGTGAGCCACATGGAGCTTATTCCACAGCAACGCGGTAAAGGCCGCTCTTATGACTTGATGGAATTTATTATTGCTCGTGTAACTAAAGAATGTGACAAAGAATGGGGTGAAGTATCTGGCAAGCCGGTCTTATTCATTGAAACTTTAGACATTAAGCACCTACCGCAAGCGCAGCAAAAGGGCCTACTATCCTTATTAAAGAAGGTTGGCGAGAAAGTATTGGGAATTAACCACCACGATCAATCTCCCCCTGAACACGACATTGGGGTCACAGTAATTGGTGATGACATTACCATGATGCTTATTAAGGAGCACCTTATTAGATCGAGCATAGCGCGTAAGGATTAATCCTTAAAAATAATAGTTAAGTCGCGCAGTGTGTTTAGGCCACCAGTTTTTACTACTTTAGACTCGTATCCAGCTTTATTCAACTCAGCTTGTACTGCCTCTAGTGCTTCTGTAATAATGTATTGTGGAGTAACACTCAGATCATTACATAGAGAAATAAGATTAGTTTCTCCATCTTTACCAAATTTGCGTGGGTCAAATCTCATGTTTAGATTGTCATGACCTGCTTCTGCAGCTTTAATTAATTTTTGGTCAACTTCAACTAGCATTATCTCAGTGACGCGCATGATGATCTGCTTAATTTGATTTTGCTTACGCTTTTTGTTTTCTTCAATTCGATCTGCTTCATTCTTGCGGGCAAGTGCAACAATATTAAGCAGACTTTCTTTCTTGATGATCATCTTATTTCCAATCTATAATTAAATAGCGATATGTTTGGGCGCAGCCAGCTTTAAAAAGCTGGCAAACTATGAAGTCTTTACTTTCAAGCTCAGCCTTTACATTATCTAGAGCGCAGTTAAATATATTTGTTGGTGAAACTCTAAGCGTCTTTTTAAGTTCAGTGAAGTCGCAATCTTCTAAAATTTGATTAATATCGAGCTTAACAATAATTTTCTTAATACCTGTTTCCTTAGATATAATGATCTCTTTATCTACAATAGCAAAGACGTCTTTAGCACAACGGAGAATTAGATTGCTAATTTCACTTTCGCGCCAGACCTTATGTTCAGCTTGTGCTTTTATTTCTTGTTTTCGAGCTTCTTTATCCATTAAGCCCCAAGCTTCTTTTGTCAGAGTCATTTATTTCCTATACTTTAGCTTACTCTTTTTAAATCGCGCTTGTGAAAGTTTCATGGATGTCACGAGTGCCGCACGTTGAGCCACCTGAGTAATGCTTTGATATGCATCTGGATTGAAATACATAGCTTTGACCTTTCCATCTTTATGGTCAAAGACATTTAGAGCCATTTTTATTTTAGGCTTATCAAACTTGCAGATTTCACACATTACTTGCGCTCCCTCAAAATTACTTCGTCGCTTAGCTTGTAACACAAAACTGCCTCTTGATTGTAATACTCAAGAGTCATATCGATAATTTGATCAATCTGTTCTCTCGTGCCGACAATGCGAACAGGAATCATCCGCTCGATAAAGATTTTACCACGTGGTGAAACCCATTGACCCTTCGCTGGTGTCATGATAGTTAGACCGCCAGTGATTGCTCTTACCTTTTCATCCCACACCCGGTGGTATCTAGTCGTATAGAACTTGCCCTCACCTTTCTCGGTAGGTACCAAAATTTCCCACAAGCAGATCATTTGTTCACCTCTGCGTCCCTAATTTCCATGGCTGCGATGTCGAGCTCGATTAGAATCCGCTTTCGTTCATTGTCATCAGCCACAAAAAATGCGCTAGTATATGCAAGAACACGTTCGTACAGGGGAAGATTTTTGTTCTTCAGCTTTGCAAAATTTGCTGCAAACTCGCCCTTTTCAACTTCGCTTTTCATGTGCATCGCTCCTAAAATTAAATTATAACTTAGGAGCACCACTTTGTACATCAGAGATTTGTCTTTAGCTTCTCATATGCTTCAATAACGCGCTGATCAATTTCTTCTGGCGATCCCTCGTTACGGTGAGCATTTACCCAGTTGTCAATGTCACCTAGAATCTTAAAGATAGGTTGTTCTTGGTGGGTAAATGATCGGTGAAAGTTAATTTTATTAAAGAGAGCTTCGTAAGTTTGTACTTTTTCTTTGTTAGTTGGCTTTTTCATAGTGTGGATTGCGCGACTGATGTATTGCGAAGATTCTTGACATCTTCTGGCGGTTGAGGAATTGATGAAACTGGAACAACGCAGCTTTCACTGAGCGACCCTGTTTCAATTTTACCAGTTACATTATTGAAATACATTACGTTAATGCACGCTACACCCGCATTAGTATAGGTGCCGCAAACGGTAAAGGCAGGGCTGCCGCTTCTAAGGCGAACAATGTCACCAACGCGATGATTTGATTTAGCTGTCATGGTGTGAACTCATGTGAAATGTTAAAAATTTTACTCGCAAAATAGTAATTTACGGCAGTGAAGCCGCTGTTTGAATTACACTTAATGAAATTATCTTCGTGGCCTTTGCCAGCACTGGCTTCATCATCAATAATGATGAAGCTTTCTAGCTTAAAGTCCTCAATTGCCTTGTTAACTTGTTGGCACCTTGTGCCATAATTTATATCAGTAATGCCGATTAATTTACCGGTTAAACCTAAGCACTTAAGATATGCTTGTAAACAATCAAGCTGCTTTGTTCTGCCATGATTTCCAAATAACGTACGGTGACTTGATGACAAAATAATATTAGCGTCAGCTTCCGCAATAAGTCTGTTAATTAAACTGACTGCAATTGGGTCAATAGTTTTAATTGTTTGATCGGCCAAGTAGGGCATATTGGGCTCTAGAAAATAAAAATATTCCAGCGCAAGAGCCGCGTGTAAAGATGGACCCGGTCGGCCTATCACAGATGCAGTGCTATTCAAACACCCATCAATATCTAAAATAATCGTGCTCATAAAATCCTCTATAAGACATGAATTTTAAACTAAATTATGGTCGCCAAAGTTCAATATTCTCAGGACATTTATTTCTATTAAGAGATGCCTTCAGGTCCATCACAACTAACTTATGATCTAACCCCTTACCATAGTTCTGGATAGTTGTCCACCCATCATCTAAAAATTGCTTGTGTGGCACCGCTAAGATGACGGCGTGGGCACCTTGATATTGATGTGGATTGATGTCAATGTTGTATTCGTGCTTTACCTCTTCTTTATTAGCTAGAGGATCAAATACCTGAATTGTTACTCCATACTGCTTTAGTTGGCAAATAGCATTAAACACCTTCGAGTTCCTAATGTCGGGTACATCCTCCTTGAAGGTGCAACCTAAAATAGTAACGATGGGGGAAGCGCCTAGCATGCGATTCCTTGCCATCAGCTTAATTAGCTGATCAACGATAAAGGACGACATGCTGTCGTTAATTTCCCTTGATGATAATATTACGTCAGCCACAAATCCCTGCACAGCTGCCTTGTGCGATAGGTAGTATGGGTCAATTGAAATGCAGTGGCCTCCTACCAATCCAGGCCTAAACTTTTGGAAATTCCACTTTGAACCAGCAGCGTCAATTACGTCATTGGTATCTACACCGAGCCGGCTGAAGATATGACTTAACTCATTCATCAAAGCAATGTTTACGTCCCGCTGGGTATTCTCAATTACCTTTGCAGCTTCTGCAATCTTAATGCTTTGGGCTCGATATGTTTTAGTAATTTTGCCATAGATGTAGTCTAAGTTATTCAAGGTGTAGTTACTATCACCAGCCACAATTTTGGTGGTTGTAGTAAGGGTGTGTTCCTTGTCACCAGGGTTAATTCGTTCTGGTGAATAACCGACGAAGAAGTGTTCCTTCCACTCTAAGTTAGATTCTTCTTCTAAAATCGGAACGCAGATTTCTTCTGTCACGCCTGGATAAACAGTTGACTCATAAACCACTAAGTTGCCTGCTGTGAGGTGTTTACCAACCATCTTAGTGGCTGACTTCACTGGGTTTAAATCTGGGACGTTACCCTCCGCGACGGGTGTGGGGACGGTAATAATGTAGGTGTCTATTTCGGCTAAATCAGCTTCATTGCTTGACAGCTTCACAGTACTGTTCATGAGGGCAAAGCGACTGATTTCGTTCGTTCTATCGTGACCGCTTTTTAGTTCAGATACTCTAGATTCATTAATGTCATAACCAACAACCTTGAAGTGCTTGGCAAGCTCAACGGCAAGAGGGCAACCAACGTAGCCCAAACCAATAACCGCAATTTTCATTTTATATCCTAACTATATTTTTTAATATGGAAGTTCGCGCAGTATGAGGTAGTGACTCCAAATATTCTAGTGAACTGTGTATATCTATCAAGTGATGCTCCTGCAGAATCTTATCTGACAATTCCCACCATTTTAAATTAAGCAACCTTTCAATGATTAAATCGTTAAATCTAAACTTAATGACCCTTGCCGGCACACCGCCAACGACTGCATAATCTGGCACATCTCTATTTACAACCGCCCCAGCGGCAATTACAGCACCATTCCCAATCGTAACCCCATTCATGATGATTGCATTATCACCAATCCAGACGTCATTTTTAATTAAGACCAACATGCCATCTTTAACTCTCTTCACAGTGTTAGAATCAGAGGTGAAGGCGGAACTGGTGCTCAGTAAGTTCATGTCATGATGGCCAGTACCAATTGTAATATTATTACCAAATGAGCAATAACGCCCAATGTAAACGTTACTGTGAATTCTACCACTATTAACATAAGAGTGCTTTAAAATTCTGACACCTGGATTAATGTGAGTATTACCAACCCTAATCGGCGGCTCATAGAAGAATGGACTTCTAGGCAGAACATAATAACTTAAGCCATTCATATTAATCAAATAGAGGGTGAAAAACAAATAACATATCTTTGTTTTTAACTTCACGTGTAAGCGTAATTTCTGTAATGTAGCCGTTTATTTCCCGTCCTGAATATGGCTGATCACCAGATTGTAATTGCGGATAGACATACTTTACTTCACCGATGTTGTCACACCAGAAAACGCCAACTCGACAATCATATAGGGGATAACCAGGCTGCAGGAAGTGCAGTGCCTTCTCTGGCACGAACATAAAAGTAATTGGCGCATTGCTGAGTGTTACTTTAAATTGCGCGCTCTCAGTAGATTGCTTCATCAGCTTCTTTAACTCAATAAGCTGTTGTGTCTTTTCTAAAATTTGGAATGAAATTTTAGACATTTCTTGTTCAGCAACTGTAATTTCAGCCATAATGCGGTGTGAGTCCCACAGAAGCTGTAAATCCTTGCTGCTGATCTTCATGCTCCTATCATATGGAGACGGAGGCACATAAGGCTGTGGTATAGGCTGATATGGTGGTGTATATTCCAATTCTGGTAATTTTTGCACCTCTGGTGGTTCGTATTGAGGTGCAACATATGGAGCTGGTTCTAGAATAGGGGTCTCGTTCTCTGGCAAAGGATCGAAATTAGTTCTCTTAAATGTATTAGTGTCATTGTAGATATTGTCAAAGAGTAACTTGCGATGATGTCTAGCATCAGCAAATGACGCCTTAAGCTCATTAATTTGATTTTTCAATTCATATAGGTCATTCGGAGAAATGCTCTTCGCGATCTCCTGCGTGCTAATTAGCATCTCTAGGTGGTTGGCTAGAGCTAACACTTCAAGTGCCTTGCTTCTATCTGGCAAGTCAATATTTGAGAGCGGACCCAACCTTTCAATCTGGACAGGATTCAAGTTAGACTCTTTTTCTAGCCTAACGATAGATTTAAACAGCTCATTATATAATACTGCGTGGCGCTGAACTTGGCCCTTTAATGTCCTGTCGAGCTTTAATACCCTCTCATCCAGTTGGTTAATAGTCTGAGATAAAGACTGTACATTGGAGTTAAATGATACCATCTTATCGTCAGTCTTTAAAATTCTGACAGGTATACCCCACCTTATGCTATTATCAAAGTACATTCTCATGTAGAAGTAGCTTCCCAAATAAGCAATAAGAGTAACACATAATGAGATAATGACGATTCTAATGGCTGGAAAGTACTCACCATTACGATAGTAAACCCACTGTATTAACGCGACAACTACAAAGATTAAGAACCACAACATAAAAGACCCCCTTCAACGGAGTTCTATTTAGGTGAAAGGGCACAGCCCTTTCAATCTTAGTCCTTAGTCAGAGTAACCAGAATAAGTTCTTCCATTGCGCGGGTGGTTGCAACATAGCACAGGTTGTCTTCCTGTTCCAGTTCCCACTGCTTCTTAGCGAAGCCAGACGGGCCAGTTTGGAGCCAAAAGACACGCTTCCATTCCAGGCCCTTGCTGCGGTGGATAGAGCAAAGCAATACCACCGGCTTCTTGCTTTCTTCCTGGCCAAAGATTTCATCAATCTCGAGTTCAATTGCCTGCTGAGGGCTGAGCTTGGTGTTTTTGGCCATCGCCCGAGTAATGATGACCTTCAAGCACTGCAGTTTGTCCATCAGATCATCAGCTTGACGGTTCTTCTCCTGTGCAAGCAGCTTCTTGATTTCACGCTCTTCAAACTCTTCCAGCTTGGTAATCAGGGCATCAAACGTCTTGCACTTCCAACGACCAGCAAGCTTCTTCAGACCACTAGCAATTTCACGGCCTTCAATACGGGCCGGGATACCAGCACCAATAAATTGGTAGACGTATTTAATGAGGGGAGCATTGAAGCGGGAAACAATTGCATCACCAACTTTAGCGACCTTCATCAGTTCGGTGTCTACCAGTTGGCTGACAACACCTGGGGCTGCAGTGGGCGAGCACTCAATGTGATTCACCCACTGCTTTGCATGTGCAACGACATTCTGTGGGCACCGGAAGGTGAAGGACAAGGGCAGCTTGATTGCATTGACTGCATTGCCGATAAGTTCCAAGCTGTTAGCATCAGCACCGGTGAAACCATAAATTGCCTGATGCTTGTCGCCGACTGCAACCAGTCGGCCATTTTGCTTCATCATCAGCACTGCGAGGTAACGGCGGGAAGCGTTGGTGTCTTGGGCTTCATCAAGTAGAACCCAGTCATACTCGTCAATAGAGACGTTGTGGTAGAGGGGTGCGAAGATCATGTCATCGAAATCGATCACGCGGTTATTGTTAGCAATAGAACGCTTGAAGACATCTTTTGCCAAGTTGATAATAACATCGGTGTTGTCAATACCGGATTTCTCATCGAAGCACTCTACGCCGAAGTGATCGATAAACTTAATCCATTCACCACGGTCACTCTCATTGCTATTATAGCCAAGAGCGGCCTGCTTCGCATAGGAAACCAGCTGCAATACTGGGCCTTCAAACAAACCATAGCCGAAGATTCCCTGGGTGACCATGCGGTAGATGTCGCGGCACTTGTCATTGTTGACTTGAACTCGAGGTGCCGCCTTACGCCATGCTTTAAAACCGGCGGCGTGCATGGTAGAAATATTCAGGCCATTCTTGAGCTTAGGAGCACGGTCAGAAATCTCAACGGCGATCTTTTTGTTGTAGGCACCGAAGAAGATGGTGCCCTTCATAATTTTGAGAGCTTCGATAAGGGTGGTAGTTTTGCCGCTACCAGCAACTGCTTCCAAAACACACGAACCTTCACCATCCTTAATCCAGTTGAAGAAGGTGGTCTGTTGTGCGGAAGGAAGAAATTTGCTCATTAAGACTCCAGTTTAGTGGTATGAATGAATTATACCACCAACCTGTCGCCTTGTACACACTATTTTAATTTAGAATTCCAGTACCCTTTGGTGGTGTAAAATTAAAGTGATCTGCCGAGAATGTAATATTTCTTTGAATTTGATAAAAATTAATAATGATTGTGTTATCAAATACGTCTTGAATCTGCATAATGACTGGCATGTTATTCTTCATTGCGACTCTGACCATCTCAATCATGCCGTCATTGACTTTGGGTAACACTCTTACCCATTCTAGCCCATCATTAGATATGTCTTCAGACAAATTATATGATTTCGTAATGTCATTGCCAAATAAAATCATGGCTGGTGAATTACTAGCCGTCTGCTTAGCGGACTTTTTAGTTAACTGATTAAGGTCCTTGTCATAAATGAACAAGGTTACACCATCAGATTGTAATGTCTGCTCAAATGGCAAACGGTATTCCCAAATAAACTTTCCAGGCTTTGCAAATTCAAACATGCCGGCGGCAGTTTTATTGCCCTTGCCGCCTTTGGTGACTTGGGCAAAGTTACCTTTTGCCGAATTTGTAGTAGAAGTGAATTGTTTAAGTTGCTCAACTGCACCTGCAAATGAAGAAGTGGAGAGTGCAAGTAAAAATATTGCTAACAGCTGTTTCATAACATCCTTTATAAGAGTAGGATTTTTCACCACTCTTATTTAGCATCTAATACTGTATGAGCAGGCGATATAGGTAATTCAATCAAATACGGTGATTTCCACTCGTCGTGGTTTAACGGTCGTAATTTCATCATCCCATTCCGTGCCTTCATGAGAGGTATAGAATCCCTCAACGCTAACATAGCCAAGAGCAGATTCGATTTGATCAAATTCGTTTGCTTTAGAGCCTCCAGGAGCAATCGCAAAGACGTGACAAACATACTCACCTTGCCCTTCACCCCCTCCTTCACATTGAACTTCAATTAGTTCTAGATTAAAGGGGTATCGTTCAAGATAACACCGGTTATAAATTAGGTCTCCTACTTCCATGTCATTAAAGTCCAGCCACTCTTGTGCCCACTTTGCAGGGTCTTGTTGAGCTAGCTCTTTGTCTGCGTCAAAGTCATTACCAAATTCGTATTCCATATTAATTCCATTCATTAAATTTAGTCACCTGGACTACTTTAGGATAAACCACTCGCAGATCGTCATCCCACTCGGTGCCATTATACGAGCTATAGAATCCACCGAGCTTTACATAGCCAAGTGCACCATTAATTTGTTGAATATCATTAATTAATGAGCCCTTAGGCGCGATTGCAAAGATTCGAATTACCTTTTCGCCTTGACCTTCACCCCCACCCTCGGCTTGAACTTCAAATACGCCCAAGTCAAATGGATAATCCGCATTACCAGTATCACCCTCTCCAAGCGATGTGGTATTAATTTGATTCAGTTTCATCCATTGCTTGACCCACTCTACAGGGTCAGTGATTGCGAGCAGCTTATCTTGTTCAAAGTCCTTACCAAATTCGAATGCCATTTTTCTCTCCTATCGATTAAAAGTTCTTTTTCATTTAAAATTAAAAACAAAGAAAACCAACCCTTTGTCATCGTCGTGCACAGCTTGTAATATGCATAATTTACAGCGGATAAAATCTCTATCTTAGTGCTAGCTAATGTCAGCTTTCGCCTTTCGATCGCCGTTACTATAATTTCTTCCAAACAGATTTCAAATTGCTGTTCAGCAGTTAAGTTTACAAATAGTTCTTGGCTGCACCAGGCTTTAGTTAAATCAGGTCTGATTGATTCGTGCAAAGGCCGATCATAAAATGCCACCTGCTCATGAAGCCATTCGTGGTTATAAATTCGATCTACCTTATCAGTAAAGAAGTCATCAACCTTCTGATTTAAATTAATTGGCTTCTTGCCGTGAATTTCAAGCCAGACGTTTTCTAAATCTCGCAGTACCTTATAATTAAGCTTGCAACCTTTCTGTTTGAAGAAGTTAATGTCAAACATCGTCTTCTTCCACTTAATGTTGTATGACGCGTGAGACACCTTTAAGGTATAGAGTAGGTCTTTATCTAAAAAGGTCTTACACGTATTAATATCCATCATGTACTGAGCAGCATTATGCCACGAAGTATCTACTAAGCACTTAGTCGGATTCAAACACTCAATTTTGGCGGGTGTAAGAACGTCGATGTCGCCAGGGTCTCGAAAGTCAGGAAAGTGGTGCTTAGCTGCGACACTTCCAATTATGAGCCACTTCATACCTTAAGATTAATAAGCGGACTCTGCAGGTATGTATCAGCGTGCTTTTCAATATACACATATGCTTCATCCCTAAACACCGTGTCGCTCAGCCCCCACTCAAATGCCGTCATTCTTATGTGTAATGGTAATGAGATAAATGCCTGCATCAGAAACATGTCGCTCAAATAACCTTCTGCCCAGTCGTGCAAATCCAGCGCGTCAAAAACACAGTCATGAAATGACCCCACGCTGTCTTTATTGCTAAAGAGTTCTTCAGTGCTTCGCATTTTATTTTTGCCTAAAAAGATTAGAGATAAGCATCATAACATAAATTGGTGGAAAAGTAAAACAATACATGCACTTATCCCACCAGCTATTTGGGTATTCTGATAAATCAAAACCATTTTGCATGACAGAGTTTGCCAAAAATAGCCAGATTACAAATGCGGCGCAAGCTAATAAGATTACAATCATCAAAACTTGGATAAAATTGCCGCAATCGCAAATACTGGGATGAATCCAATTGTGTCTAGAATATTTTCAAGTGTGGTTGGTTTACGACACTTTCTGCCAAGTGCAGATACGTACCACGCAACTGACAAAATGGACCACACTAGTATCCCGAGTAAGATATACCAGATCACGATAGTGCTAGTTTAGCAACTTGTTTTGGATACTTGCTAACTTCTTCACCATGTAGGTCGAGTTTAATCTTAATCTTTTCACGGCTGAAGCCAATTACGACTCCAATAAGCATCTTAGTGTTTGTGTTATAGCTAACAGTTGCAACCTTATCCCCAATACACAGTGAGTTGTTTGCAGCATCATTATGAGAGATAGTCGAAACTTTACGAACCGCGACTGGTGCTGGCTTTGGTGAAGGAGGCGGGATATAAGGCATTACAAGCTTTGGTGCCTGGAGTCCTTGAGCTTGAAGGCTGCTAGACATTTGTTGCGCTCGCCGGCGCTGCTCTTCTTTGTTGAACATAATTACTCCTTTAATGTTGATTAAATAGCCGCCATTAAAATAATGGCGGCTATTGTATTAGCGTGCGGAAGGACCTTCGAGGAAGGCCTTACCGACTTGTTTCCAATACAGGAGGTTGGTGCCGGCGTCAAGCTTGCGGTTGACGGATGTAGATTGAATGTACACCTCAAAGTCACCGAGATCATCGGGTGCAAGGCGTACAGTACCCACAACAGGGAGCGCCAGCATTTGGCGAGCTGCATCGCCCGCATACACCGCGCCAGTGGACTTTTCACGAATTGCAATGCGTTTGTTAGCTTGCACCTTTGGTTCGGTCTTTACTAGTTGATAGAATGCACCACCACGAACCATCGCTTCGCCAAGCTTAGCTTCAACAAATGGGCGGATTAGACTTTGGTTATCAGCTTGAGTGACGGGAATAAATTGCACCTGGCTTGAGATGTCAGTGAGAGCAGTTTTCACTTCCTTGATGTTTACATCCGCCAGGTTTGCATAGAACTTAGTAGATGATTTTTCTCCTAGTGCGCGGCCAGAGAAGTATTGCGTGAATGCTTCGCGGTTAGCTTGCGCCGCGACCTGCACACCCTTTTCAGTTTGATCCCACTCAAAGATGTTACCGCTTGGGATACCAAGTTGAATAAGTCGACGACCGTAACCGCGAGGAACTCGGAAGACAAAAGTCCATCGATCGGTATTTTGCAGTTTACGAATGCGTTCTGCCAACTTGGCAGCGCTGGTTCGGGAGTCATTGTCTTCGCCGTCAGTAGTTGCCATTACGAGGAAGGAAACTTCAGGATCGCTCGCATCAGGCACATTAGACATGATGTCGATTAGTTCCATCACCGAGTCGAAGAGAGGCGTACCATTAGCATCTGCTTGGTATGCATTTTCAAGGATTGGGGAGAGTTGGTTGACGTTAGAGTTAACGATCTCGCGGTGAACGATAGAGCGGCTGCCGTGTCCGCACTTAACGACCGAAACTACGGTGTCTTGGTTGTTTGCGAGGGACGCTTCGCGAATGGAAGCGATGTTGTCATTGTAGTCGCGGGCTGCAGCGCGGGCGATTGAGCGCATAGAGCCGGAATGATCACGTGAAAGTCCTACATAGTTCTTCATAAAATTCTCCAAAAGTCTAAAATTAAAAAGTTGTGTTGCTTTATGCTGCAACGTTTTTATTTATTGTATTTTATAACCTAAAACACGTAAAGTACACCAATTTTTGGTGATTAAAAAGGACCCTAGGGTCCTTTTAGATGATTACCACCATGGTCCGCGTCTTGGCCCACCGCCCCAACCACCGCCAAATGCAAGTGATAGGACAAATAGAATTAGGAAGACGACGAATAGGATTTTTGCAATGCCTGCAAAAGTAGAAGCGATGACGCCAAAACCAAAAAGGCCTAATACCACGGATAGAAGTAATAGAACGAGTGCAGTGTATAACATATTTTATGCTCCTAAATTAACGAAATGAAACGCAACGAACTGTGCGTTCAACAAATCTGCGACCATCACGGATGACAGTGCGTTCCTTAACTACCTTGCGCTCATTGCCGCGGCAGCCATCACGACGCATGTCATGGCGAAAGTCGCGTCTATCGTGCATTCTGTTACCATGTCCATGGTGCTGTGAGTAACCGTGGCGGTCTGGGCCTCTAACGTCTTGTTCAAAACGGTGTGGGCCACCTTGAGCTTGGGCGCCAGCCATGCCTAGAGCTAGGGCGGCAACTGCTAGAAATTGCTTAATCATCGTAATTCTCCTCATCTAATTAAAACGGCCCTTGACTATATTTCAAGAAAAGGGCCGTTATGTCTTACTTACCTATAAAAACCAATTAAACTGCCTTACCACCGGAAAGGTTGCGACGGTCAGTATCTCTGTCAAGATTCTTTTCGCCAACCTTAACGATCTTTTCTGCGTCTTCTGCAGCGCCTGGAAGGTGAGTGTTAGCGTCCATCGCCGCCTGCTTTGCAACAGGATCACGGGTTGGGTCGCCCTTGCTCATTTCAGCGTCACGTTCGCGCTCTAGACGAGCAGCCTTGCGGAAGCTATCTTCGCCTTCCTTGTCTTCGAAGTGACGGCCGTAAATTTCTTGACGCTCGTATTCTGTCTTACCCTTGACTTCCTTGTCTAGCTGCTTAACTAGCTTCTGGTCTTCCTGAGTTTCCTGAACACGTGTGTCATCCTTCTTGGAATCGTCCTTGCTGACGTCGTCTTTCTTGACTTCGTCTTTCTTGGAATCATCGCGCTTTGCAGTATCAACAGGGACGTTTTTCTGGTCGTCGTTTGGATTTGTTGTTGCCATTTTCATCTCCTAAAAGGTGTTGTTGTAAAAGTACTTCTTATTTATATTACAAGAAGGTATCTTCATGACTTTATATATGTTATTAAAAGTCTGCTTTTTGACCACCGCGTTCTGCTTTATCTTTTTCTAAAGCGGCGCGTTCAGTCACCATCGGGTCGTGAAATTTGCCTTGATCCGTTGAAAGGTCTGTGTTTACTGGTATAGACGCAGCTGGTAAAGATTGACCTTGATTTACCGCTTGAGCAGTAGGTTGGCCAACACCGGTTGTGTCTGGTCCTGTATTTGTCTCTGGCTTTGGAGGTACTTTATTAATCTCCGCCTCACGTTCGATACGTGCAACGTTTTGATCTTCATTTTGATTTTCTTGTGTCATAATTTTCTCTCCTTAAAATGGGGCCACGCCCCATTTATATTACTCACGAACTGGCTTACGCTGCACTTGCATTGGGCGCTTTTCTTCGACCTTTGTAGTAACAGTTTCTGTCTTCTGAATAATGACCGCTTCAGTGCGCTTCTCAACTACAACGACTGGCTTTGGAATCTTGCAGTCAATGAAGTGGGTTTGATCGCCCATGTCAACGCGCTTTGGGTTGTAGCCCATGGTTGGCCAACCGCGAAGGTGCCAAGGTAAGATACAACCATTCTCGATGGTGCCCTGACCTGCTGGTGATGTGGAGTAGTATTCGAACCCGCCATTTGGAGTTCTCTTGCCTACTGGTTCAGCTGCGAAAGCAGATCCAGTGGCTGCTGCGACGGCTAGAGCCGCGATAAGTGCCTTCATCTTATTCCCCTTTGGAAATGCTACAACATCGTAGCTTTTTTATTTATGGGAAACCAAGACTTAGTCTGTTTAAAATTCCTGATTGCTGGCAACTTTTACGATGCTTTTCTGCTTCTTTAAGTTAGCAGGCTGGCCCGTACCGAGCTCGTCGTGAGAGGCAATTGCATACAGGTCAATCAAGGTTGGATTTTTACCATGCCGTTTGTATAAGATACTAATGTCGTGTGTTAAATGGGCATGAATAAGACCAGAATCTCTTAACACTCCAGCCACAAAGTGCTGATCCTTTGCCCCAAACCTAGACATTGGATCAGCACTTTTCTGTTTAATGAATTCTTGTAGCTTAGCTGAAACTTCTTGCTTATGTTTAGCTAAAGTTTGTCTGAATAGCTCGCACTGTCTGAACTTTACAGTCATAGCAGATTATCCTGCATCAAGCTCAGAATCAACTCGGCTCCATCTTGTTCTTTGCCAAAATTGCTTTCCTGAACATTAAGAGCTTCCGTCAGGATTGCTTCAGAAAACTTTACGTCTTCCTGCATTGCAGCTTCAGTAATAAGGACTTGAGAGAGGAGGTTAGATTTGTTCATGAATGAATTATAACACAATTTCATGAATATTTATACAGGTTTATTTGCAGTAAGCACCATTGAAAAGTTGCAACGGACTCGAACCGTATACACCATTCAACCTTTTGACTTTGCTGGTGGCCACCAGCTTTGTCAGACTGCGCAGTCACATTGCTAATGATTATCACCATTAGCTGGTGCTTACTGCAAATAAACCTGGAGGAGGATAACAGAATCGAACTGTTGCCGGCTCATCACCGACAGGCTTGCTTTCGAAACAAGTTACACACCTTGTGCCCTATCCTCCAATATGGCAATTATATCACTTCTGATTTCCATGAGTATAATTCCCAACCTATTTTTACCATCGTTACCACAAACTCCCCAGTACTTGTCACCCCAGTGATTTGTCTCCTCCAAATATGCATCACCTGTATCAAGTAGAAGCTGCATAAACTTTGGCTGGCTAAACTTTTGGATTAGCAAGTCGCGCATTACATCTTCTTTGATTTCTTCCCAGTCACTTCTTAAGGTGACTTTCTTACCTAGGTTCTTTGCAATCTGTGCGGTAGATGCTTCTTGAATTTCTTTTCGCTGCTTTAAATCTAAAGTTTTAGCAGCTTGATATGCATGCTCCGTGCTTCGGTAAGGAGCTCCTTCATATACAACCCACACCGACCAGAAGTTTGAGAGAAATCGATTTTCGTTAAAGAAGCCTTTAATTTCATTCATAGCAAGCAATACACGATAAAGATGTAAGTGAGAGAGTGAATGAGCTGGTCAAAACCTAAAAGCCACCAAAATTGTTCATGAGTGTTAGGCGCATAACCTAACTTCCTATTCAAATTCATCTTAGCCCAGTCAACGTGGTAGTGAATTAAAAAATCTAGAATACCAAAAAGACTAGCTGCAAATGGGTTAACAAACCAAACTAAAACAAGTGAGGTGCCAATACCATGAAGCATTGCGTGCTGCAGCCCTCCCTCATGACCATAAATTCCCTTATTCAGGTAGTGAAATGGGCCCTGTAAAGGGAAATCAACAATGAAGTGTTTTAGAAATAAAAATGCAATAATAATTACTGCAGTCTCAGCAATCACTTTGACATTTCCTCTTCAGTTGGCTCGTCCGCATCTTCATGCTGAATATCTTCGTCTTGATCCCATGGGTTTTCACCTGGGGCAGTTGGTGTTTCATCACCATCGTATGTTTCGCCAGGTAGATAAGCATGGTCACGATATTGTGGCCAAGTATTGAACTCATCAATGATGGAAATTATCTTATCATACGCGAGCTGACGAGCTTCTTGTTCAGTTGAAGCAGGTTGGCTGAGTTTAAACTCAGAATTACCAATAAGGTATTCTAGTTGAGGAAACATAATTGCATTGCCATGCTTTGTATCAATGAATTCGACACTATACAGGTAAGTAGGGTTTGAACCCCGAACTAGTGATGCCTCAAGGGTAATGAATGCGCGGCATTCATTATACTTTACAATGTTTTGCATAAATCTCCAGTAATTTAAATTGAATTGTCTTCTGTTTGAAGGTCATTATTTGCATCGTGCGCTGCAATCATGCATTTGAGAGCAACATTACATTTACCACAACATGTTCCTGCTCCCGTCTCCATTTGCAATTCATCTAGAGTGCAGGGAAAATGATTCTCAATAACCTTATGTGATAAATTGTAACATACACAAATGATCATAATTTAAATTAGTGAGGTTAAAATAGAGGAGGATTTAATCTGATAATCCTCAAAGAGTTGATGTTTACTTAGCGGCACCCCGCATAATCGATTTAGCCGGTGCACTACGCCTACCACGTTCGGCGATGGGTTCACTTAAAGTGACGTTTAAATAGTGGTGCTCCTGGTCGGACTCGAACCGACACGTCCTTTCGAACACTAGACCCTCAATCTAGCCTGGCTACCAATTACAGCACAGGAGCTTATTTTATGTGTGATCAATAATTTTTATCGGGGTGAGGGAAATTGCATGCTGGCAAATCTTACATGGCTTAGCTAGCATTGGCATACCTTGATTATTATAGCGCATCACCAAGATACGATGTGCCTTGCTTATGTCATTACATCTGCTGATAGCATGGATTTCAGCATGTAGAAAATCTTTATGTTCATCACCACAGTGTCTTGCATATTTTGCCTGCAAGGGGTGAGTTTTGACATAAGAGTTTTTACCCATACTGAGGATTCTACCCCTCTTGTCATAGATGAAAGCAGTGATGTTATGTTGGGTGCGTTTTTGGCTCATACGTAATTATAATACGCATTAAGGCTTTCGTACATTAGTCTTTCATGCAAGTATAATACAGATCATCTGGAAAATCACCAAATTTTTTAACACATTCATCTAGCCACTTATCAATTTCCGGGTCTCTAAATGGCGTGCGATGCATTATGAATGAACCGCTCTTATTCCAACGAGGGTCAATCTTTGAGCTTAACGTCCAATGCAAAACATCCTCTGATGTGTAATCTTCTGACGCGCTAAAAAGTCTAATTGATCCGGCTTCAGGTTCGTTGTAATCATCTATATCGCCAAAAAGCTTCATAATTTCTCCAAGAATTTCTGCGCATGCTTCCCAACACACGACTTGCAGCTTACCTGCCAGCCACAGCCGTTTTACTAAACGGGAGAGAAACTGATTCTAATATAATTTTGTTATATTAAGCATGCCTGCAATATAACAGGGTTATTAGAACACAATAAACCCAACAGGGCGTGGCCTGTCATCAAGAAATTTCTAACGTCAATTTCTGAACCCGACCAATATTATCGATAATTGATAAAACGCTTATTTGAAGGATAAGTCCTAGGAATTTATTTTGATCACTGAAGACATTTCACCATGCGGGGATGGTACGCTGCAGGCGTTGTCTTCTAACCCATGATCAAAAATAGTGGAGCGGCATGCCGGGTTTGAACCGGCGACCTCGACTTTGGCAAAGTCGTGCTCTACCAACTGAGCTAATGCCGCATAAATTTGAAGAAGCCTTCCACTTCACCGGTATAACTGAGCCTGTACAATTATACTTGATAACATTTGCCTCGATGAGGGCTTTATTTTGAGGAGGAAGTCTGATAGCCTTAGCTATCAGCGCCTTGTTACCACCCCTAGTTGATTATCAATCAACGCTTATTATGGTGCGGATTACTAGGAATCGAACCTAGTGACCTCTCCTTGTAGAATGGATAACCATCTTAAAGCGGTTAATATAATAACAAAAGGAAAAGACGATGTTTTAGCGCTCTACCACTGAGCTAAATCCGCAATTTATTTTGGCTTCAACGGCTAGGAATCGAACCTAGCGACCACCCCATTAACAGTGGATAATCATTATAAGTCGGTCATATTACTGACAAAGTGCAATAACGACAAAGGTGCTCTACCACTGAGCTACGTCGAAGTAAAATTGGTGCCTCGGGTGAGATTCGAACTCACAACCCTCTCGGGGACGGCTTCTAAGACCGCTGCGTAAACCGTTCCGCCACCGAGGCTTTAAATTCTTTTGAAGACTTCCTTATTATAAATTGTAAATGGCGAATTAGCCATTAGTTCTTCCTGACTGACCCAGCGAGATTGAATTCCTTCTTCAATGCCGCCTGGAATATCTCCGTCGTAATATGCAAAGAAGCATTGAGTATTATAATCTACTTCACCTTTACATACTGCTTCGTAAATCAGGACTGGGCTATCTTTTAATGTAATGCCAGTTTCTTCCATTGTTTCACGAATAGCAGCTTGAATGTGCGTTTCTCCTGGATCAACCTTTCCACCTGGCAAGCCAAGTTTATTGGAGTTACGGCGAGTTGTTGCAACCAGCTGGTTCGTAACAGGGTTAATGAGCAAAAGGCAAGCAGCTTGTTTCATATCACTTTCATAATTTAAAGAATAATTATAACATCATTTTCAAACCATGTACACGTAATTTTAGTTGATGCGGTCAAATTCCTCGTCGCTCATGCTCAAATAATCTAGTTCAGTATAGCCATTTCGATCAACGCCGTTACCGAAACAATAGTTCCCATCGGCGTCAAACGACGAATAACCATAACGGTCAAAGCCTTCCTTATCGTAGTCATCAAACATGGTTTTAGTATCATACTCTACACCCGCCGCCTTCAATTCCATGTTCCACGGAGCAGGACGTTGACCATAACAATTAAAGCCAAAGTCATCATTTTTAGGAAGATTGGGAGAATATTTTCCACGGCCCATTTAATTACTCCTACCTTGTTTCAGTAGTATGATTATATCAAGAATTAGCCATCATGTATATAATTGGTGCGCAAGGAGGGATTCGAACCCACACTGTTCGCGTTCTAAGCGCGTTGTCTCCTACCAATTGCACTACTTGCGCATTTAGTCATATAGCCTTTGTGGGCGACCATCTCCACAAAGCGGTACCAGGTCTTATAGACATAGACTGGCCATCCAGCGTTTTAACACCTAAGCTTACAAATAATGTAAGCACACTGCACTTGGTGCCTCCGGTCGGACTCGAACCGACACGCCTTGCGGCGCCAGAACCTAAATCTGGTGCGTCTACCAATTCCGCCACAGAGGCAATATTAAATTGTAACAAATTATTTTGACTGACGACATAAGGCTGGTGCGTCTACCAATTCCGCCACGACCAATTTAATTGGAAGGAGGGGCTCGAACCCTCAATTTACCTGCTTGGGATAACCATCAATCTACGGTTACAAAATCTTGGTGCATGTAGTAGGATTCGAACCTACTCACCCATAAAGGGAACGGATTTACAGTCCGCTTCTGCTCTCCAACTCAGACGTACATACAAAAATTCGGTGGTATTTTATTCAGCCTTACAGGCTTTATTTTTCAGCGGCTTAACGTATCCCTTAGACCTATCCCATTACCACTGGATAGAGGAGCCATGATACTGCATACGCGCACGTTGCAGTTACATAAAATGCATCAATTACATGGTCATAGGAGTACCAGCCTGATGAATGATTCGAGGTCAATCATTTAGTAATATGATGCATATCTTGCTAATGGCGAAGTCGAAGAACTCCATCGTGGTGCATTGGTTCTTTACCCATATATGCCCCGGTTCCAGCATGCTACGTTCGACTATAGCAGCCCCCGTCCGGATAACCACAGAGTAATAAATTACTCCAGCAAAATTCGTTGGTGCCCCAGTACAGACTTGAACTGTAATCCCCGGGTTACAAAGCCGGTGCATCTCCATCTATGCTTCAAGGGCGAATAATCTAAATTGGTTGCGGGTCGGAGAGTCAAACTCCGTATCTGTGGCTTATGAGACCACAATGGTTTATGTATTCGTTCCACTCACCCGCTATATTTTAACTTTGTGTGTTGGATTCGAACCAACGTCTCCGCATGCGGTCTTATGATTACCATAAACATCCATATGAATGCAAGTTGAATCGAACAACTTTCTGCCCTCGTGCTGCGTACTATCCGCTATACTAACAACAAAGGTGGTAGCGCGGGGTGGATTCGAACCACCGATTTCGAGCTTATGAGACTCGCGGGGACGGCCAGACTCCCCTACCGCGCAATAATATCTGCGCCTTAGTTCTCAATTAAGACGGCTTGTAGCTTACCTACCAGCTTTTGCACATTCGTGTAACGTGAGCCATGTGCAACAAACGATGAAGATTTGCAATATGGCATTTTAACCTATATCGACTGGCGAAATCATGGCCAAGTTTATTATGCATATAAACTAAAGCGTAACCTTAAGGTATAGGTTGACTTTCCACCAATAACGCTTCGGTCTGCGGAGATACGACTCGGATTGCTCCTCGTCGTATATGAATTATAACACGTTTTTAAGTTGCGTGTTATGTTTGTGCGGAGAGACTGGGAGTCGAACCCAGTGAGCCCGTAAAGGACCCTACAGATTAGCAATCTGCTGCATTACCGTCCTGCCCCCTCTCCATTTATTTTATTGACCCATGCGATCTTCAGCATCTTTAAACATATCATGATCTTCATCATCTTCCATGTCTTCTGGCTCAAAGTCATCTGGGTGAGCAAAGAAAGTTAGACGATCATCAGAGCTATATGCTGCATGAAGCCCATTATTAATCTTCTTTAATTTCCAATCATCTGATAATCCTAATGCATCTGCTAATTTAGCGACAAGTGGGTTATCTGCGTCAATAGTTAAAGTATCGCCGAAGCCACCATTACCTGCTGGTGTGTGATGTGATTCTTCACTTACTTCGGTTTCTACCTGTGGCTTGCGTGAAGCAAGTAAGTCTGCTAGGAATGTCATATTAATCCTCGTTATAAAACTTCTATTTATAACGAATTTTTGGTCAGAGTGGTCGGAATCGAACCGACACTACAAGGTTCCAAACCTCGGCGACTACCACTATCATACACCCTGATAATTTGGTTGGAGACAACTTACTCAAGGTTATCTTATCGGCACCAAGATACCGGATATTTTTCTAACTGAGAAACATCATAAACCCGTCTAGTTTTATTCAATGAGACTTGACCTCATGGTAATAAAATTTAGAGTCTTTTATACCAGAGACTAAGTAATATAAGAACAAAATAATGTAAGTGGGGTTAGTTATTCCATATAGATAACCCACAAACTACGGTTCTTTAAATTAATGTGTAAACAAATTAGCATAATTGGGTTTAGACCTGGGAATCGAACCCAACTTACTTCCTATTATAGAAGTCGTGCAACCAAACACCTGGTCCGCAGGATGGAGCGGATAATCAATTACTTTCGGTTTACATATTTGGCGGAGACGAAGGGATTCGAACCCTTGGACCGCCAACAAGGCGGTCTCCACCTTTCCAAGATGGCGCATTTGACCACTCTGCCACGTCTCCAAATTTATCTTAGCCGGCGCCAAAGCACTTTTTAGCTGTATAATCATGCGCTTTACAAAGCCACTCTGGTTCATCCCAAGGGAATGACATCAATGGATGGATAATTGCATTGTGAATGAATTTCCAAAAATAAAACTTTGCATTACGTTCAGGATATTCCATATGTGCCTTTATATTCTACTCTATAGAGGTCTTCGTGGTGTTGATATGAAACATTGCCGTTATCCCATAACATCACAATGACATCTTCCTTTTCCTTTTGGAGGTAAGGACTAGTTTCACCCCTTTTTACGAGGTGTGTTATATGACCTGGAGTGCCAATATAACTTATCAGCTTGTCACCAACTTTAAGTTGATCAAATGGAACTTCACTAAGTTTCATACACACCTTTTATAAATTGGTCTCCCATGTTTGATTCGAACAAACGTTATTCCTCATCCCAAATGAGGTGCCATAACCAGACTAGGCGAATGAGAGTAATGTGGCGCTCCAGCACTGAATCGAACAGTGATTCACGGGTTACAAAGCCGTAGTAATAGCCGTTATACTACAAGAGCAAAAATCTAAACCAGTCTCTCAAATAACGTTACGCATACTGGAGGAAGGTAACTCTTAACAAGATTGAGCTCTTGTCTGCTCATTATAAGACCGTACGTCAGAACAGAAATTGAGTACGTGAATTTTTTGGTACCGCTCGTCGGACTCGAACCGACAGAATCTACTTTTTGAGAGTAGCATGTATACCAATTCCATCAGAGCGGCATATGAGTGTATTATACTATACATTCAATGAAATTTGGTAACCCCTCTCAGATTCGAACTGAGAAACAACAGTGTTTAAAACTGTTTGCGATTACCAATTAGCATAAGGGGACATATTGTAACAAAAGGTGAAATCAAGTAGTTTGCCCTGCACCAGCTGCATGATAGGAATCGAACCTACCCGGTTTTTATTTCCAATTAAAAGTAGATAATTGACTTCGAACGGTTACAAATAGTGGAGCGGAATATCGGAATCGAACCGATGACATCTGCTTGGAAGGCAGGGGTTTTACCATTAAACTAATCCCGCATTATATGGAGGGGCTGGTAAGAATCGAACTTACGCAGGCTGCTTGAAGATAATCATTCACTTCCGGTTGAGGTCAAATACTCAACTAATTTTGTAAACGAGAAGTTCCTTTCGGAACGCGGCTGTCCTACCACTAGACAACAGCCCCTATAATATGGTGGAGGATGTCGGGATCGAACCGACGACCTGAGCCTTGCAAAGACCCTGCTCTCCCAGCTGAGCTAAACCCCCATAATATTGTTTTAGCTTTCTCATCCAGTCACCTCACTGGTCGGTATAAAGAGGTTGTTTACACAATTTACACGGCTGATTCTTCCGCTACTCTATACTCGATGACCGCATTAACCCTAGTCACTTCGGAAAACAATATTGTTATTCTTGGTGCCGACGGATGGAGTTGAACCACCATTTCTCTTGAGTTCAAGAGCGTTCTAACGTCGAGCTACGTCGACATGTTATTCTTGGTGGACCGTGACGGTAACGCTCCGTCTCTACCGCAGTGCAAGTGCAGCGCCTAGCCTTCTAGGCAGCCCAGTATTTTGGCTGTGTAAGCGAGTTCTTATAAAAGACGAACTCTTGCAATTAGCCAAAATGTAACCTGGTGCGGGTGGCGAGACTCGAACTCGCAGATTACGGTGTTTAAGACCGTTGCCTATACCAATTCGGCTACACCCGCATTATAATTTATTATATCACAACTGGTACATGTGGAGATCATTTCAATCGTCTTTCAACGACCCATTATTATAGGAGTTACCGGTACCATTAATCTTCTGGCTCACATGTATTATCTGGAGGAACATCATGGTAACGCTCCATCACCGGCTCATCACCGATGGTATTGTTTTCAAGGCAATTTCTAGGACTTCCTAGTCGATATTCCAGAATTCGAGGAGACGGTGAGTTGTCAAGCTCACATGGTTTCATTACAGTGTGTTATTGTGCTACAAGCCTCAGAGGTTAATTACTCCTCAGTCAACGGCAGGGGGTATCTAGCCCATGGACTCGTTTGTGTGACCTTATGCCATCCAACGATCTTTATTAATGGCTACAAGATGCTCACTAATATTGACCTGCACTACACTCCTGTAACTAATAACAGCCTACGTACTTGCTTACCGTAGCACCTTTTCCCCCACAACAAGGGCGTTATCAGTCACGTCTCAAATATGATGGTGATGGTGATAGGATTCGAACCTATTAAGCCATGAGGCAACGGGGTTACAGCCCGCCCTAACACTCCAACGTTAGCGCACCACCAAAATTCTAAAGTATGATTGGATGGACTTGAACCATCGGCCAGATTTAATCAGCAGCATATTGGCCCTTTGCCGTGAGCTGATCTGCGCTCTACCAACTGAGCTACAACTATACCATTTCAATGGACTAACATCGAAGAATCGAACTTCTTTGCGTAATAAACTAATATTCTCTACAGCAACAATACCGTAGGACTTAACCAAAGTCAAATATTAATCCATTGAAATGGTACCTCCGACCGGGTTCGAACCGATGACATTCTGCGTGTAAGGCAGACGCTCTACCAACTGAGCTACAGAGGCACTAAATGTTTTACCAATATGACAAGATCGGTTGCTGTAATTAAACAGCGTGTCGATTTGTCATATTGGCCGTGGAGTCAAAATTATTTAAATTGAGACTCAAAACATAAGTTTTGGTATTCTAAATTTTTAATGAACTAAGAAGATAATTATAATTAACTATCTTCATTTTGTACAACTTAATTTCAACCTGCGTTTTAATCAAGTTGTACATTTTTGTTTGTATGAGTAATTATAACTCTAATTTTTACCTTTGTACATAAGAATTTTCATTCTATATGCTTGCAACTTAATTTTACTTTCGTTGCGGTATGTGTTAATTATAACTACTTTTCTTAAGTATGTACACTATATTTAATCTACATACTTAAAAAGAAAGGGACCTTAGATTTCTCTAGGTCCCTTTTGATCTTATAAAGTTTAATTCAACTTACTCTAAGAAGGACCCTTGGCTTGTATACGCCCCTGACAGCACGCTACCTAACGGTAATGCGAGTGTAAGATAAGAGGGGGCGGGAGACATTGAAGATAGTTCCTTGTTTGTTGTATAAGATTATATATTGAGTTTGGAAAAATGTTGCGCTAAATGTTATTCAGGTTAAACAAATAAGCAGTCAACGGCTGCACGTGGGAAGCAATCAAGTAGCGTAAAGATTTCAGCATCCTTCACACCTGCCTCGGTGAGTTGCAGTTTTGTTTTTGCGACCGCCAGCTCTGCCTGCTTCAGCACCTTCTCTTCGGTAATATTGCCGTCGATTGGTGTAGTATTGAGGGTCTTTTCTAGAAGAAGAGCAACTGTGATTGGAAGCTGCCCATATACATCGCTAAGTGTCATTTTAACCACGTAGAATTTGCGTTGGTGGGGCTGACACTACTTGAATGCCAGTTGTGTTTTGAATGTATGAGTTCTTGACGTCTTCAGGCACCTCATAATCGGCAACAATTCCTACTTGATAAAGTAAAATCTCATCTTCAGCAATGATTGTCCATGGCAAGAAGTTGACTTGGATATTGTTATCTTTACCAAGGGTCATTCTTACGACTAGAGGATTCGTAATATTGAAGAAAGTAGGAGTTTCACCTACAATCTTCGCAATTAGTTCCTCGCCTGTAGTTAACTTAAAGGCGCGGATTTTCATATTAGAACTTGTAAACTAGAGCGGTAGTAAAACCGTTGAAGACAATGTCAGCTTGACGGGTGTGGGCAAAACCACCTCGAACAGCGATTTCCTTCGTGACTTGATAGTCAACGCCAACAATATAGCGGTTCTGGTTTGGGGTGTTAGAGTTAAGACCATTGCGGTGGCGGTATCCAACGAAGGCGTTGGTATTTGCATCGATTGGTGCAGTTGCCTCGATCGCAGCCGATGCGTATGATGCATTGCCAGTGAATCCACCGCCGTTTGGGTCGATGCTATTCAGACGGCCATATGCAATACGACCATTTAGACCATAGTCGCCGATCTTGACGCCATTGCCATAACCAACTTCAAAGCCATATGCGTTGTCGTAGTTAGATTGTCCACGGAGACGGCTATATAGCGCGCCGAGGTCGAAGGTACCGACTGCAGTATCTTGCGCAATAAATGCACGAACTTCATTGTCGACCTTAAAGCCACTTGGATTGGTGTTGGCGCGGTTCATGTCGTAAGTCAAGCCGACTGAAGTGCCGGTTGATGGGCCAATTGGCTGATCCTTGACTACTTCAGTTGAAGTAACTGCAGTGCGATTAACAGAGCTGGTGCTAGTTGTGGTTGTTGCCTGTGCTAGGGCAGCCGAAGCGGCTAGTGATAGTACGGATAGGGCGATAAGATTCTTCATCTGGATATTTCCTCGGGTGTTTAAAGATGTAATTGTAAAATGGTAAGTTTATATACTCAACCTGAATTTGTATTATGTATTATTTATGACACACTTTTCTCAATAGAGATGACATTGGCAATGCGAAAACTACGCCAGCCTTGCCGATCAACTGAATATACTCTCAGCACATCCACGTTATCAACATAGGCAATATCGCTCTGAATGCCAGGGATAATCTTAGTATCTAGAGTGCAGTCCATCTCGGCGGGTGTACCATCAACTTTATTAAACTTGACTTTTGATACGCCCGTCTGCAGCAGCTTAATTAGGTTCTCTTTCACATTAGCTTGGGCTGGAGAAGAAGTTAGCACATCTAAGGCGGTCTTTTCACCGTCTGGGCTACCTTCCCACTTTTTAATTAGCATTTCTGCCATGCTTTGATTAATCACTTCAATTCCTTAAGTTTGCTTTCCAGCTCTTTGATCTTCATGCGCTGTGTAACGATAATTTCATAGGCCTTCCAGTAGAAGGACACTTGATATGCGAGGGGTGCTCGCTGCTTTGCTGGGTCTTCTTCACCGCCATTGAATGCATTGCCAGTGTCAATTGCCATCGTCCTCAAATCACCAAGGAAGCCGTTGATTTCAAATTCTTCCCAAGGCGCTACATTATCATCACTAAATTTTACAATAGTCGTTTTCATTAGGCGTCTTGCTTCTCAGGTGTATAACCAGCTTTAATGAGCACTTCATACTCAAAGTCACGAATAAGCTGAATTAGTGTTTCTTGCGGAATTTCCTTCAACAAAATTTGAGGTAGTGGTTGAGCACCATCCTGGCGACGACCAACTGGCATTTCCAGCACCACATGCTCTGGCACGGTGAAGGGTCTAATCTTAAGGGCAAAGTCTGGCATAAAGTTCTCCAAAGTTATAAAATTATATTACTCAGCAATTTCTTCGTGTTTACCCATTGCAGGATCAAATAGGCTTTCTACATTCAAAATGTGACCCTTAATGTTTATGTCAGGCCAGCAAAATTGCTCATTGAAGACCATATCATCAAGCAAGACAATATTACGCTCAATTATTGCAGCTTTAAATTGCTTTCGTACAAAGTGCCTGAATGCATCGTGCTTACCCCAAAAGTCTGACATCTCGTGTAAATTAACTTTAGACGGGTGTAACTTCATCACTTCACAACACGCTGGAATAATGTCACGATCTACGGTCGGGATCATGGTGAGTTTAATACCCAGGGCACGCTCAATCTTGGGCTGCACAAAAAGCTGAAATGCCTTTTTGTCATGTTCATTCCAGATTGCAAATGAAAAGATGTGAACGTATGCAGGGTTAAATTCATTAATGAAGTGCCTTACACGTTCAACATTAATCATATATGTGTCAGTCCACCCCTCCACAACTGGTGCAATGATAGTATCTTCCAAGTCCAAAAACAGATGGGAAATACTATCAATATTATGTAAAGAGTGATGCCAGGTGTTCATGGTTCTTCACCGACAATCGACATGAGAGTGTCTAGTGCATCCTCGTCTTCTCCATCCTGCAGATCAGTGATTGCATTTCTAATCTGAGTTTTTACCATTGACAGGGCAAGACGCAAGCTATCGATTTCCTGCTGAAGAAACACTTCTCTCATGCTCATATGATTTTTACACCTTAAGGTTTTTAGAAATTTCGTTTAAAGTTTGCATTTCCGCCTTAGTGGCTTTATCACCAGGAATCAAGCAATTTAAAGCTAAGTCCTTGGTCATCATTCTTAATCCGGATTCACAGAGCTTGCTAGCAACAATAATCTTCTTGCATGTATTATCATCGCTAACTTGCGTGAAGTAAACATGCTGTGCATTAGTGCCGCGCTTTGGTGTCGGATAGAATGAGTCAGTGAATAAACCTACCGCCATTGGGGTGAGCTTGGCTTTAAACCATTGGCGATGAACAGCTTCTTTTTGTAGTCTCATGTGGAACCTCTATAAGTTATAAAAACAGGTTCCAAATGATATTATAACACCAGAACCTTAATATACTTATAGTTATAACCTGTATAAATTTTAGGCCTTCATGATTTGGTTTGCAATATATTTGTATGCACGCGCCATCATCTTTTCTTCACGCCGATTTGAGTATAGATGCCACTTTTCAAATCTAGGAAATGTACCAAGGGGTTGCCTAATTCCATTCTTATCTACCATCGTGGTTTCAAAGGCAAAGTCATGCCCTATAATATCATGCTCAATAATGATGTCAAACCACTTGACATAAGTAAGTTCGCCTTCATGCATAACTGCAAATTGGAACCACACCCGATCTTCATAAGATTCAGTGCGCTGCTTCACTTGCCGTTGATAAGTGCGAGACACCACAAACTTTGCTATGGCGCGGAAGAACAAAGCTGACTTAAAGCTATCATTTAAGTCAGCTTCAAACATGACTTCTTTGGTTTTACCGTTGATGAAATACAGCGCGTTAAAGTTAAACTTCTTTTCAGTCCAAAAGTCGGTGCTTACATGCATATTATTTTCCTTCGAGGGCCTTCATAAGTTGCGCGCGCATGGTCGCAAACTCAAACCAGAGCTGTAGAAATTCCATGTCTTCACGCGTGTGGGCATAGGCGAGGTGGGAAGCAGCGACTGCAGGAGTTGCCAGCGTGACGGCATTGACAGATTGTTCAAGCTTATTGAGATTAGAAAGAAGAGACATGTGTTATAACTCCTGTAATATAATGCATTATAACAACCTTAGTTTAAAAAGTACACATGAAAAAATCGCGACGTAAGTTTACGCCAGACTTCACTCCAGATTGGAGACGTTTATGTAGAAAGTTTCAGCCAAAAGTTAAGGCAGATAAAGAGAATCGAACCGTAAGAATTACAGACCGCAAAACTTATAAAAAGGTGGAGATTTTAGTTGGTGTTTTATCCCGCGTGTATAACTTTAAGGGCGATCACCGGCCTTATGGCTTATACAAAAAGGCTGGGGTGGATGGTGATGTATATTGCTTAGTGCATTCGGATTTTGAAGACTCTGACTTTGATTCGTTTGAACACTATGATAGTACTTTAATGGGAGAAGCCAAAATTATGCATGAAGCGCTAATTAAGAGCTCACTTGGAGTTGACTACTTCTTCATTATGCCTTATCACAATAATACACCGGGCGGCTCATATTTGGGGTGTTCTAGAGGAAATGTATTAGTAACTAACGAGATTTAATGTAAAGAGCAAACGCATAAATAAGTTTTTACTAATCAGGAATATTATGAAGTTAAATCAAATTAAAGTAAAAGAGTCTGCGCATGACAATTTTAAAAGGGGATTTACCGATTCAATTGAACATGTAATTAGCGAAGCTGCTCATGCTGTATTAGAAATTGCAGAAAACATGGCATATGATGCTAATGGTGACGTTGATATTGACGGCATTGATGATTTTATTGGACCGGCCCATAGAAAATTTAGTCAACAAGTACTAGAATTAGCTAAAACGAAACTCAGAGAAAATAGTTAAAAAGGGACCCTAGGGTCCCTTTTATTTTACTTGATAGTATTTGCTAAACGTTGAGCTGCTGAGAGTTGCCGTGCTTCTGCTAATTCTAATACTAAATCATTGATTTCAGTGCGTAAGTTTTGCAGTGTGTAAAAGGCATTCATTGAATATTCGCCTTCACGTTGCAATTCCTTGCTCTTGATTTTATGATCTCGAATGGCCTTAACGGCTTCAAAGTATCGTTCCTTGAAATTAGCACGGTATGCAAGGTATTCTGCTTTGTTGGTGAATGTGAAGTTAGTCATTTTAGTTTCCTTTGATAATATTAATGAGGTTGTTACCGAGTTTCTGCAAGTTTTTAAACTTAATTTTGAACGAGGTGGATTCAATACCACCAAACATACTTGCATTTGCATGCAATTCGGCTAGAGCGGTTAGGAGCAGGGCGGGGGCCAAGTCCATGTGCTTATAGCTGTCTGCCTCCGACGGCTTCATGATGTGCATATCCATATCATGCAAGATATACTTTCCAATCATGTCATCTCCACCATAAGCTGCCCAGATTGCAGCCGAAATACGAGCATGGTCTGGGAAATGCTGCTTACCATTTTCATCACGTGAAATGCAAAATGGTTTGCCGCAGTCATGGTAGATATGGTACTGTTCCATCACTTCTGGAGATGGACACAGAGGCAGCAAAAAGTTTAAATCAAACCAGGTTGGAAGTCTCCATTCTAGTTTGCGTTCACCAATTAAGTCCTTGTAGTGCAGGGAAACACTCTCACCGTGCTCAAGGATCGTTTGACTTTGCGTCTGATTACATTCAGACATCTTCTGTCGCAGCTCATTCAATTTAACCTATTTCATAATTTCCCTTTCGTAACCGCTATTTGCGATCTAATGCTATTATAATTCGTTTGGTGTAAGATGGCTAAAGTGTTCCATTTGATACTTCTTTAGCCACTCATATGCATTTACGGCTTCTTGTTCCCACCTTGGAGTATGATAGTCGTGAGTTTCTTTATTCCAATACTTTGTTTCTTCACCTGAAAACGGCTTTACTTTATATGTCCGGAGTGCCTCAATCACTTCTAAGATGCTCTTCCCCTCCCTAAAGTAACCACCAATTTTACTTGCTTCGTGCTTACCAAGCCCTTTTATGGTATGAACACCGGCAAATTGCTCAGCATAGCACTTAATACATGAGGCAGCAACGCATGTGCAATCACCCCCGTGCACGTCATCTTCCAGTGCAGGAATGATATATGATAACTGGCGTTCAACTTCCTTATCTAGACCACATTTGCCATCCTCATTCTCGTCTGCATAATAGTACTTCGTATCTAATCTTTTAGTTAGTAATTCAAGTAATTCTTCAGTGGTTCTAGGTTTAATTTTTTCATTATACCAATCGTGATGTGTAATATCAAAATATGCTTCTGACATTAGCTCTTCCATTTGATTGATTTTGACCTTATAATAAAGTTCTTTCTTCTCAATATCAGTTAAAAGAATTTTACTTGCGAGTGGGTTTTCTGTATAAATGATCTTCATTCTATATCTCCTGTCAAATTATCAATGATTTCCTGCAATCTAACTAGCTCTTTTAATTTTTGATTTCTATAATAGCTTCGTCGTTGATTAAAGTGTGGAAGTGCTTCTCTTCTAAATTCTAATTTTAGCTTATTCATATCCGTCTCTTTAAGCAGCTCAAAGTCAACGCCAGTATATATGTCTCTATCTTGCCAATACGAAGCTCTTTCATATAGCTCAAGGGTGTGAGTTTTATAATCTGCCTTAACATAATCAGCTCCTTGAATATGCCAATATTGCGATGGAATTTCATTGTAGCCAGATAGTCCACACGACTTTGCAAGTTCTTGTATTACTTCATTCATGGCATCTATCTGCTTACATGCAAGTTCTTCTTGTTCATCTAGTGTCATAATATTAGTCCTCAAAGAAGTCTGATAGAGACTGGCTTGTTTCTTCCTTTTCCCATTCTCCACACCCTACATAGCGCGACCACTTTGCATAGATATATCCCTCGCTGAGCCACATATCTTGTAATGCAAACTCATTTTCCTGGCGGAAAGTAGGTATAGGCTTATTAAGCTTTTCTTTTGGGATATTATTAATTAGACTCTGATAAAGTTCAGAGATGCTCTCAGCCATAGTTAAATTGATTTTAATATCCATCTTATTCTCCTTGCGTGGGCAGACGCCACAGTTGCAGGCCCTTCAGTAAGTGACGGTCTTGCTCAGTCAATAGGCACGAAATTGCAGTTAGACCCCAATCTAAGTATGGCTCGTGGAATTCAGCCGTTTTAATATGGTGGTGATGCAGCTTAGCCTTCAGCTTATTAAGCTGGTCTTTGTTCTTGACTTTAAGGTGAATATATGATGGGTGATGATCGGCAGGGCGACCGTATTGATAAGCATATTCAATTGCGGCATGGCCGGCTTGAATTGCCTGTTGAGCGAGTGGGAGATCGCTGCGAGAGATTGTATAGAGGTATGTTTTGGAAATCTACAGAGACATGATATAAAATCCTTTTTAAGTTAAGATGAATGGCTTTCCACCACATCTGGGAATATGTCGTTATCACATATCCTCTACCATACGTTTATAGCACGCTCATGGCTTAGCATTTGTTAAATTATAACACGCTTTTTAAGCTACGTGTTAACTTATTTAGAGTAATTCTTCAGGCAACTCTGGAGTTCTACGACCAGGATTTGCCATGTGGTGTAAAATGCTCTTATCTACATCCGCCGGAGTTGGCTTAGAATTAAGAGGCAGGTCTTTTACATCTACGACTTTACCCGGTTCCCGGCCATTATAAAGCTCATTATCTTCAACTGCAATAATTTGCACACCTTCAAGATCACTAACTAAGCTATCAGTATAATTCTTAAACTTTATGATGCTGCATGCGGTAAAAGCGCCATTTTTCTGAGCATCGAGCTTATCAAGTAGAGTTTGAAGATTACGGCGGGAGAGGTAAAGTTTTGGGATCATATATTATTTGGTGCGAACGCCGTGACTCGAACACGGAACCAACAAATTATGAGTTTGCTGCTCTAACCATTGAGCTACATTCGCTTTATTTATCGCTTTAAAAAGTAACCACCTTCATGACTGGCTTGACACGTAACGCACCGAATTGCAGATGGATATGCTTGGCGCCTCGCTTGAGGAATGTCCTCACCGCAATCATCGCATTCTTTCTGTCCATTACCATCCATATTATATCTTGCTAGAGATAGGCGATCATTCAGAGTTTGTTGGATTTGTTCCTGGAAATCGTCTTGTGCTCCCCAACCCTTCATATGAACTCCAGTATTTGCAATAAAAGAATTATATTACAAATACTGGCGGATGTAAACTATACTTAGTTGCCTTCTTTTCCCCTTACTGTTCCCATGTACTTATTGTTGGTCTTAACCAAACCTTTTAGGTTTTTTACTTCGCTGTTTCTAAAAGTGCGAGCAAAAACATTAAGTGTAGCGGCGTTAACTGTCGCCTGGCGGTCAATATAGTCGTAGATGTTAAAAACTACGCCCCTAGTCAAAAGATCATTGATATTGCCACTCTTTGCCTGATCAGCTTGCGTACTAGAAACAAAAATCCCATAGTCCAATTTCCCATTTAGAGTGAAATCGATTCTAATCTCATAAACGAGATATTCATCTTCACGCTGCCGAGTCTTCATGTGATGAACTGCACATGGAATTTCTCGGCCCCTAGCAGTCTTAATATGATGGGAATAATTGTAGTTTGGATTTTGCATGGTTAGCTTCCTTTATTAAACAATTTTCAAACTGCCAGCACCAAGATGCCGGAGAATTGCGCCTTTTAGCAAATTATCATTGATAAGACGAAGCGCATTGCCATATTTGGGGTCGTTAAAATCGCCTGCCATGACACTAGCCTCAAACTTCTCGTATTCCTTCTGCGCATACTTATTGAATGACAAGTCATATAGGGGCGTGCCATCACAGTCGCGGGAGTGATTTACTACAAACAAGACACAGCCATTATAGTAATCTTCGTCTTCGTATTCTGGATAGTCAGATACAATCTGTACTAGAGTGCCAAGTGGAATTTGGTGAGTTCGCTCCAGGTTATTTTGGCGAATAGTTTTACCGTTTTCTTCCACGATGTCAGAGACAAAGATCATATTATAACTTCCTAAGTATTATTGATATAAGTTTATTATACTAACTAAACTTAGGAATGTACATAGTTAAAATACAAGAAATGCAATAGCTATGATAAGAAGAATTAACGGCCCGCCAAGTGCTAATATTAGCTCAATTAGGAGATCATTCATGTTACCAATTCAAATAGTCTATTGCATCTTGCAGCCCAAAACGCCACTCAACCTTTCCATTGACTGTTCTACGACCAAAGTGGTGCCCTGGGAAATATGCTCTAAGATCATTTAGCAGCTTAAACTGTTCACCGGCTCGATCATCAACGTTTAAAAATTTATCTTTGTAAAGTTCAACTAGCTCACGTAACTTGTAGTCTTGCAGAGAATGTTCAATTGGTAACACATGAATTATAAAAAGTGCAAATGTAGAAAGAATTCGAGTGTGCAGACATTGATAAGAGGCAATACTTTTGTCGATCTTGTTGTAAATGTTTGCGTAAGTTTCAAGAGGCCAGTCATTCTGGTCAAAATGATAATCGTGATCTTGCTCCGCAAATAGCTGAATGGTTTGCAGCTCACCTTCAGTCAGATTAAATTTGCTTTCATCTTCAAAATATTGCCAGAGCCTGCTGAGATACCAAGCAACTAATTCATCATTATCCAAAATTAAAGCATCATGCTCGCCTGATCCACCACCAACAACTAAATTGTATTGATTTAGAGGGTTATCGTCATTAGTGTCATTTACCATACCCTTAATCGACTCTTGCATTACCCAATAAACAGGGATGCCAAAATAGGACGCCACTGCGGCATGATCGATGCAATCGATAGCACTCATAATTTGCTTTCTTAGATGGAGCCTCTGACAGGAATCGAACCCGTATTCACGCTTTAGAAGAGCGTTGTCTTCTCCATTAGACGACAGAGGCAGATAGGTGGTGCGCCCGGAGGGATTCAAACCCCCGACAAACCGGGTAGAAGCCGGTGACTCTATTCGCTGAGCTACGGACGCGTAAAACTATTTATATAACTTGGCGACTTCACCGGGGCTCGAACCCGGAACCTTAGGATTTAGAGTCCTCTGCTCTACCATTGAGCTATAAAGTCTGAATTTGGTGGCCTATGCGAGAATCAAACTCGCTTCCTGAAATTTAGAGTTTCGTACTTTATCATTAAGCTAATAGGCCGTTTTGTATTTTATACCATAAGAGAATTATAACACTCTTGATTGAGTTTGTGTTCATTAATTTTTTCTTTTACAATCTTTTTCCATTCTTCAACATTGACAAATTCGGCTTCACCACTAGAAGGTTCAATATCTTTAACTTCATGGTCGCCATTTTTGGCATATAAAATTGCAATTAGAGCTTCTCTATCCATGTCATTCAGCGCATCAAACTTTTGCTCGGTATATACCATAGTAACACCGTTTGCATACATGCTCCTGCCGCTCACAACATCAGTGAATTCAAGGATAGGGCACAGTCCCTTGGTGACAAAGTGAACTTCATTGCCATAACCGACAATAATATTGTCATACTGGTTAGAAATGCTGATGATATACTTGCCAACATATTGTTGGCACTCGTATATTTCAAACCCTTTACGCTGTTGCTCTCTATTCTCTTGTTCCTTTTGAATTCCAAAGTTAACGCCTTTATTAAATGCGTCATCTCGAACCTTCTTAGTATTAAAGATCATTTAGCACCTTAAGCATTTTTAATAGAGTAATTATAACTTAAACCCACTTACTCATGTCTTTTTGTTTCGTATGTTTACAAGCTGCGGTGATAAAGCGTGAAACGACGCTCTTGTTTGACTTGTCATTAAGAATGACTGCGTTGGGCGTAGTTGCACTGATCGGTGTACCGGTTTTATCAAAAGTGTTGACTGACTTGACGGTGAGGGTGTCGTTAGTGCAGTCGACAGTAACATTGTCAATATACATCGCAACCCCGAGTTGACGCCCATACACCGGCCTCTCTTCGAAAGGAATAATTTTCATGCGTGCGTTGACGTATGTGTCGTTGCCCCTTACATCCGCCTTGATCGAGTGCATGTCAACACTGACCCGGCCCAAATCCAAGTCTCCAATGTAGCGATAGTCAATCGCGAATGCGTTTGCACTCAAGGCCAGCAGAGCAACACCAAGAATCTTCTTCATAATGACCTCAAGTTAAAAGTAGTTTGTATAGGAGATTATACACTACTTTTAATAATAAGTAAACAGCTTTCTAAAGCAGCATTGGGTCCTAAAAGGACCCAATGCTGAATGATTAAACATCTAGAATTTTCTTAACAAGGATCTTACTCCTTGGCTAGACCTTAGGCGGCCATTAGCATTTGTGAGTCATTTGCATTTCTCGTTTTTGCTATATTAACGTCATTCGCCTGACGAGCGCCTTACTAAGTTACTATTCTGTCGGTCGATAGCCAGATCACCCCCATCAAAAGAACTCTTAGGTTACGTAGTTCCGAGTTTTTCAGATTAACTATCTGATACTCTGTCAAAGTCTACTGCAGCTTTTACAACTTAACTAGTTGGTGCTTACCTAAAACCATTTTACTTGCTTGAATGTGCCGCGAATAATTCAAACTTTCAAATACAGAATTCTTTTGGTGGAGGTGGCGGGAGTTGAACCCGCGTGTCGCCAGTATTTCTCAAAGAAGGTTTACGCTGTTTTTAATTTATATGGTAATTATAACATCATTTTGGGCTGTGGCCCCAAATTTTTAAACTTAAAAGCTTACGGGTTGGATTGCCATCTTTGTCCTTCATCGGGCCAGCAGCACCCAACATTCGAGAGACGAAGCTGACTTGTTTCCCGGCCCACTTCCACATTTGCGGTGTCCAGTCTTCAACTTTAGTCTTCTTCATCTTAATAATCCAGTTTGCACTTTCTACACCAGACGAGATGCCCAATTTTGCTGCTTCTTTTCGTTGCAACCCGGGGTGATCCTTCGGGTCTTTTTTGCCCTTGGCAGTTTGCTCCTCTTTGAACTTCTCAAGTGAGTCAGCACTCATATTAATTAGCTCTTTCCACCTCTTATATAATTCCTTCTGCTTTTCATCTAGAGTTTCTTTGGCTTCTAGAATTACTTCTAGTTCTTCATCAATCTTACCCTTAATAAATGCATTGACTCTACCCATTGCCCACGCACTTGAATTGGTGCCAGGAGGGTGGCTCTTTCTCCATGCCGCCAATCCCTTGTTATACACCTGCTTTAACTTAGATAATGACTTACCACTCTCTTCTGCTTTCTTCTTAAGAGTGTCATCAAGCTTCTTATCTTCGGTTAGCTCTTCAGTTTCTAATTCTACTTCACCTAAGTTAGAGATGAAGTCCTTAAATGAAAGGTTCTCAGCTAAGCCGGCTCTACGTTTAACGATGCCATTAACATAAGCCCAGAAACGCGGGCTCTTTTTCTTGAACTTTTTCTTAGCTTCATCCTCTGCTTCAGCCCACCATTTTTCAACGTGGTCGACGGATTTGCCGGTTTTTTCGGCGTAGGACTTTACAACATTATTAGGCATCTTAACTCCGGTCAGCTTTCTTATTATCCAGTTGCTTACGGATGCTATCAAATACTTGGGCAATATGGTCTTGTTCCTCTTTAGTTAGAGGTGACTGGGATAATTCTGGTGAATCCTGCTTTTTAGCAGTTTTACGCTGAATTTCTACATTGCCACGATTGGATGTTATCTTCATAAACGACAAATGGGTTGAATTATATTGACACTTATTTATGCCAATAAATTCAACCCACTGAAGTTTTACGGGAGATTAATCTCCCGTTAATTAACTAATATAGGCAGCCCGTTCACGGACTTCAGCGAGAGTAGTCCGATTGTAGAACTTGCCGTGATCATAAATGTCAACCATGAAATCAACATACTTAGGGTCAACTTCTTTATCAACTCGAATAGTTTCAAAATGGCCATTTTCAGTATTAATTGCAAGAGTAAGAACACCTTCCTTAGACTTCTTGCCTTGGTCAGTCACTGGGTTCTTAGCGATGCCGTCCCAGAAGAAGGTATTATCGTCGCGTCGGCGCAGAACTGCAGATGCCTTTTGAGCGAACTTGTAAGTATCGCGGTTGCGCTTCTGAAGTAGAGCTCCGCCAGAACCAAAGATAACATTGTCTGCCGCAAACCCACGAGTCATGATGTGGCCAAGCACGGTACGAATCGCGAGGTGATCAACACCGTCACCTTGAATGATACCGACATTATTGATCTTCTTGAAGCCCTTTGCATTGAGAGTAAAGCCGAAGGTCTTAGCTTGCACATCTAGAATGTAGCTGATGATTTCAACCATGTCACCGCTGTCTGGCCGGAAGACGACCTTGGTCTTCGACTCAATAATAACGTCCTTCAGTTCAACACATAGAAGTCTAGTTGCGCGATAGACGTCATACCCATCAATGACGATAGACACAATACCTCCGGGCTTGCCAAGGTTTTGGATAACATGCTTGAGGTATGCAAGTTCGCTGGCTTCATCACCCTTGCCGAAGGAGCATTGCACGCTGTGTTCGGTGGCGGGAACGGAGAATGCAGCCATATTACAATCATAGAAGTGATTTGCATACTGCACACCTTCGATGGTATCAGAGCCCATGAATGAAACCAAGTGAGCTGCACCACCAATTTCGGCTTGTTCATGGCAGGTAACACCACGTGCGCCAAAGTCGTGCAGAGCAAAGGGGATCAGACTCTTGTCGGCGCCGGTGCGTTCATAGAAGTTAGTAATAACTTGCTTGATTTGATAGTCATCAGTTGCGATGGTAGTCGGATACCATTCACCACGGAGCAGGAGAGTTTCAAAGTAGGAGCACAGCCAGAAGATGTTTTCAGCGACAAAGGTGTCGACGCACATGATGGTGGTAATTGCATTACCAGACTTGACAGGAGTACCTTCAGGCACACCACGGATAATGAGAGGCATGAAGCCATCATACTTTTTCAAAATATGCTCCCACACATCTCGTGCGAAGGGTTCACCGTGCGCTTGCGCAAATTGTGCAGCTTCCTCGATGTCTTCACGATTAATAGGTTGAGAGAGGTACTTCTGCAAGACGGCTTGACGGCCAAACGGGATCATGATGTCTTGACCGTTGGTGCGGGCTTCAATGTAGGAAGCCATGCCACAGACGTCCTTTGGATACGCAAAGGCGTGGGAAAGCTTGTAGGAATCCACCGCTAGGATTAGATTAAAGCGCTTTGGCTTTTGTGCAATATATTCAACGCGGGTGTTTGCAGAATGTTGCAGGAAGGGGAGCGCCGGAACATTTACTTGGGTCATGATAAACTCCTTATCATAGTTGATGAAAGCAAACATCTATTGTTTGCTATATTTTATTTAGGTAAATTATAACCTATTTTGCTTATTTTTGTACAACAATATTTTCTTGAGTGAGGTCCATGTTAAGGTCTTGCAGTTGACGAACAACATCCGCCCGCTCAGCAGCGCGTCGTTGTTCTGCAATACATACTTCCCGCCAGCGCTTTTCAAAGATGTCGCGCTCCAAGCGCATGTTTGCCAACCATCGATGAAGCTCAAGATTTTCAGCCTTTACCTTTATAAGTTGGATTCCAACATCTTCAACTTCACGTTTACTCATTTTAACCTCCGTTTATCTTTAACCATATTTCGTATAGTGCAATTATACTCCAAGTAAAGTACGTTGGGATGAACATATACAAGAAGTTACGCTCGACCCAACGCTTTGCTTTTCTGATTAAACGTCTCATTCCTCGATTTTTCGAGGTGCAAATTGCTTTACATCCTTGTGCGTTTTGCCATACGACGCGGCAATGACATTAATGTCAAGCTCATCCTGCAGCAATCCAAGAAGATGCTTCGTATCAAAGAGTTGTTGCCCTCCAGAATACATAGTATTAACTGAAACTTTAGTACCAAGCTGATCCATGCAAGTCACAAACAGGTTTGCACCTGTAACTTTGACATTAAGTAATTCAGACAAAATACCGCTAGAACGGGAAATATCAGACTTCAGGTATGCATCCAACACGTGCAAATTCAGCGGCGCATATCTAATATTGCCTTGCCACGCATTTTCAACATTGGTGTGATCATACAGTTCCTTGTCTGTAATCCACTCACCTTCATTTTCAAGGTGACCGGCACCATGTCGAGTGACATATGAGCGCGTCATATAGATTGCTTCAAGCTCCTTAATATTAAGCTCGTGAGCAGCTAGCATTGCTGATGGCAAGCCAGTGATTGAATGAGTAACATGAGGAAAATGCCCCAGTTCCATGTCTAATCCTAATCCTTGTGCGCCTTCAAAGATAACACCATTCTCTACATGTGGCGGGATAAGCGTGAAGTTATTCACTGCAAGAACCATCATCTTGTGATAGATACTTTCCGCATCTAAGCCTAGCAAAAAGTTAAATCGCTCAGTCCATGGGTCAATTTCTTCAAGCAAGTTTAAACCTTCTGCTTCGAGGTAATGATTAACGCGAGCAGGAAGCCATTTTTCCTGAATTTCTCTAATCATATTAATGACGTGGCGCTTAGAGAAGATTGTCCCACTAAACAAATCAGAAATAAAGATTGGATATTGCTCACTGCGCGCGATTGTTTCATTAATTCCAAGACCGCACGAACCATGCTGGCTTCCATTTCGATGCCTACGGCTCTCAACAATCATGTTCATTGCAACATCAAAGATCGTACTTACGCGACATTGTGCGTGGACGTGTATTTTAGTAACATCCAGCAGCGCTTCGCGCTCCTTCTTCACCATGTCCAAATTGATGATGAAGTTCTTAGATAGGTAAGTTTTGCAACCGTTGAGAGTACCCGCGCCAAACGTATTGAAAACGTGAGTCTCATTATTTCTACACACTGTATGACCAGCTTGTGCGCCACCGTTATGCCGAACTATGAGTGGCGTTCCTTCAAATTGATTAGAGAAATAGTCGACGGCAAGACCTTTCCCCTCGTCGCCATAATTAGCACCAATGATTGCAACGTTCTTCATATATTTTATCCCTTAAAGTTACTGCTGGCCAGGCTGTAGAGATGGCTGAGCTGCGCAAACTCATGATGGATATCCTCAAGGGTCCCGTCGGCACCGTCTAACGCTCGAAAACTTGCCAGCTCATAGAGAGCATGGCCAAAATTATCCTGCGGAACGTGAAACTCCTTCATCAACGCGTCCTTAAACTTGCCTTGAAGGTTTTTTACATGCTCATTGTATTGGTAATTTGCTTTTTTAAACGCCTCTTCATCGAAGCACTTTTGTATAACTGCATTAGGGTTGTGCTTACGCGCGAGCTCAACTTCTTCAGGAATTGCGGGCGCGGCGATGCACTTACCCTGATCATAAAAGTAAATTCGAGTGAATTGTTCCTTAGTAGGGTGGCCAGTCTGAGGTTTAAATTGTTTAAAGTCCATGTATAACTCCCTTACTTAATATAAGGAAATTATAACATGGACACAAAAGTAAGTAAACTACTTAGATGCTAAACGCGTGCTTAAGTGACTTATTTTGCTTAATTACTTCTTCAGGATTTGCACCTTCATTGATTAGCATGATGGCATTCACGACGTCTGCCAAGTTATCAGTCTTATCAAGCAGGATTGCGTTCTTGCCAAGCAAAGACTTCCATAGAGACTTTACTTCACTTGGGCGTGACTGGTAGTAACTGCCCTGCTCAACAATAAGGTGGAAGACGTTGAACTTTGCCTTTACCGCATTGAGCAAGCCGTTGATTGAACCATAGGTCTTCATGTCACCGGCACGATCTTCGCCAAAGATGCGCTTCAAGTTATGAATACTAATGCCACTTGGTGGCGGCGGTTCATCGCCCATCGTGAAGATATAACCCTTACGTCCGCGCTTATTGATGGCATCCGCATTCACGAGGTGAGTTGCGAAGTACCAGGGCAGGTGATAAGATTCATATCCATTGCCACCACCACCGCGTTCAATATACAGATCACGAAGCTGTTCAACTAGGCTAATATCAGCCTCAAATTGCGATACCTGCAGAGGCGCGCGGTCACCAGCATCGACGTCGCCAATACCCATAAACATGACGTGAGGATCACTCACTGGTCTATTTTCATACATAGAACCCATCAGCTTAGGTAATGCATCCTTTACCATTGCTTCAGGTAGGAAACCCATCGAACCTGTCACATCTAGACCAAAGATAATCGGAGTAGAATTTGGGTTCTTTTCACTGTCCATGCTTTCCCGAATGAAAATTTTCTTAGGGTCAAGTTTAAAAGACATTTCACGTGAGGTAAAAGTCTCGGCTTGAGAGAGCGAGCGCAGATTCGTGTTGCTCGCATATGATTGATAAACGTTGTCATCCCAACGACTGTAGCCCATTTTATTTCTCCTTTAACTGTTCAGCGGCTTTACGAGCCTTGCGTTCTTCACTAATGTAGAGAGGTTGTAGACGGATATAATACATACCATTTTCCTGCAACTTCCTAGGTAGGTGAATGTTCATGCTATCATCAAATGTACAAACAACCACATGTTGCTTTCCACCATTTGCATAATGCATATCATCTAAAATTATCTTTAGCGCTCCAGCTTCCTTTGCGCTTACATATCCTAGAATTTTATCTCCATTATGGAGCATCATTGCATTTGCATCATGAGTGTTCTTTAAATCTGGCAGCAAGAAAAGACGCTGATTAAATGTCGGCTTCTTTCTAATGTTGTCGATGTAACTTAAGCTGCCCTGATGGAACCTCATGCCTACAACTGTGATAGAAGTAATTTCCTTGTTATCTAGGGAACTTTTCCTGCTAACTGGACCAAAATTAATTAGGCTGTCGTGAAAGTCCTTCACGACAGAATAACCTTCTTCACCAGTTAGCGGTTGTCGAAAAAATTGCTGTCCTTACCTGGCCGGCGACCGACTCCGTCCTTCTTTTCACCCATCATCTGCATCATCATCATCATTGGCAGCATGTTTGCCATTGGGTTTGGAGCTGCAGTTACAGTCCCATCGGGATTCTGAATTGGCGCGGCTTGCATCTGGCCCATCAGCATGAGAGGCATCATCTTTTCTAGATCAAGATCGCCACCACCCATCATCATCATCGGCATCAGCATACCCTGCATTCCTTGCAAGCCGGCATTTCCACCTGGCAGCATGGTGAGCAACGAGCGCAAGACCATCACGCCAGTATCACCCATGCCGAGCATCGAGACCTTTGGTGGCTTCCAAGTAGTGCGCTGACCATCAACCTTCATCAGCACAAACGAAGCGAACTTGCCATCGACTTCAACTTCAGCTGAAACTGCGGTAGTCTTCCGACGACTTGCAGTGACTGGCACGCTATTACTGGCTGCCTTGCTAAAGCGCTTCTCGACGACCCAGCCCGGCTTCTCATTGGCGCCAAAGAAGATAACGTCGCCAATAGCAACTGAGTCTACTGGGGTGGATTGCGCAAAGGCTGGAATTTCCATGCCGAATTGCTCAACCATGTTAATTTCAATTTCTGCATCATCTCCTTGGCCAGTAAGGGTCGCGATACCATCAGCGGTCTTAATGCCGACCTTACCAGTCATAAGGTCCCATACAACGCCGTCTGCCTTGCGGAAGAGACGATTCATGAACTTGTCAGCGCCCATGTTGTTTAGCATATTGTTCATCATAATAACTCCTAAAATAAGATTATAAAATAATTAATTAACCTTGGTACTGCTTTGTTTGTCGTTCCGTAGAACTGGCTTTTGTTTATTTAACTTGCGCTCATAATAGCAGAAGAAGCAGCACCCAACAAAAGCCAAAATTAAACAGATTGTTAAGAACATATTTTTAGTCCTTGATCATCCCAATCATAGTATCCAGGATATCAAGATGGTCCTCGAACCACTTCTCGCTATTTGCTCGAGCTTCAGAAATTGGCAGCCAAAATGCCTTTGCAGTTTCTACAACCTCAGCACCACCGGTTTCATGGAGTGGTGCATTCTGCCCCTTCACCTTAGGCAGTGGCTTGGTGTCGTCAAGGCGAATCAAAAAGGCGGTAGTGATAGTGCGACCACGCAAGCTTCGGTTCGGATCATCGAAGATTTCCTTCGCCTTGATGGAACCTTGCATGACTTGCTTAGGAACTTTAATGCCAGTCTCTTCTACCAATTCTCGCACGACGGCATCTTGGAGCCGCTCCTTCTGGTCGAGGAAGCCACCAGGCAGAGCCCATAGTCCCTTACCAGGTAGTGCGCCTCGCTCGACCACCAGTACGTGACCAGATTGAATAACGACACCATCAACCGTGTTAAAGGTGGGAGCGTAGGGCGCTGCCTGCCATGCCCTCTTATACTTTTGCATGAAGTCATACTCAGCCTTTAGGGTATTAAAGACATCAGTCTTCACAAAGTCCTGCAAGAACAAGAAGGTGGAGAATGGCACGTCATACCAGCATGCCTTTTCAAGGGGCTTCTCGAAGAGGCGCTGCCGAAGTTCTGTCGCATTAAGGCCGTGACCACTATGGTCAATATCGAGCAGGAAGGGAGGAATGAGCCTAGACTTGTATTGAGGGAAGGCGCTCAAATACCAAGTAGATTCATCACGATCAGAGCCGACGATCTGAATATCCACTTGCTCATCTTTAAAACGCTTTGAAACGATTTCACTCACCTTTTCTTGCACAGATTGAATCCACTTCGAGTCGTTGTAGATTTGATCACGCAGCGGCACCGTGACTACGTTACGAGACGTGCCCATGTTGGGAAATGACGCGATAATCATTTCAGCGCGTTCTTTAAAGGTAAATGGGTTCTTGATGGTGCGGGCTTGGTTTGCAGAACCAACTAGCACGATGGTGAGGTCACTCTCAGCATGTGCATGGCGAAGGACATGTTGATGACCGAGGTGGAAGGGCTGGAATCGCCCAATGTATACTGAAACTTTCTTTGCCATGACGAACTCCTCGTAGGGCGGTTGATATAAGAACGTCTATCGCTCTTGCTTGTATTTATTATAACTCAAATAATAATACAAAGATATAAAATTATGTCAGGTTAACAATCTAGAAAAGCTTCAAGCTCGTCTCGTAAGAGCTTATCTAGTAATTCTGCCTGCACGTGAGTCGCTAAAAGTTGAACTTTATGCAAAGGGAACAGCGCAATAAGATACTTCTCACACATCATCCCGCTCAGTTTATTAGTATAAGATCGCAAATAGCGCTCGTGATCTGACCCACTATTCTCAAAGCTGATGTAGGTCCGTTCACAATTATAACGGTTTGCAATCTGAAATGCATGTACAAGTTCAATGGTTGATTTTTCGGCTGGAAGAAGCGATGGTTCAGCTTGCACTACATGCAAAATATGATTTGACTGCCCTCTAAAGTAGGTGTTAGTGAACATTGCAACTGCAGTATCCATGCGATCACCAAAGTCAATATATGTCAAGACTAAGTCTTTAGAATCCATAATCTTGAGCAGTTCAGTAATAATGGCGGCACTCTCAATACCGCCATTTAGAATGACTTGCGTTCTCACTTAAAAATCCCAGTCAAGTATTCTAACTCATCAAGGTTGTCGGCTGAAATAGCGATGCTAACGAGGTCTCGGTAATTCAACTCTTTGTCCATCTTGATGGAATCTAAACTGCCCAAGATACTGTCAACTTCTCTCCGGGACGCTGTCGTTAAAGTAGTTGACTTTAGCAGTTCCTTAAGATTAGAAGCAGTCATATGTTCACGGGTCTTACTATCTTTCACTGCGTAGGCCTTTATGTCACTTGCTAGCAACTAGCTGCGATGCCCAGCCCAAATTCACATCTTGCTCAGCATCAGTCATTCGCGTGACAGCTACTCGCTTTACGGTTGCACCGCTTGCCGTAGTTTGGACAGTTACATCGTCCTTCTTAGTGGTGGCCTTCTTGACGGTAGTGCCCGCCTTCTTGACAGTTGCCTTGGCTTTAGCAACTGTATCCTGTGCATTTTCTGGTTTGTTATTGCCGCGATTGGCTTTAGTTGGGGTCATGTTGACATCGGTGAGACGGCCTCCGACGATGCGAGATAGTTCAATCAGCTCCTTCTTGACAGATCGGAAGTTGCTTGATGCCTTTACATCTTGGGCGCACTTTACTAGGATGTCTTCATTTGGGTTAATGAACTCAGGGTTGACAAAGTTGTAGAGGCGGGGGATTTCAAAATCGACTGCGCCAAGCTTACCATCATCACTGACAATGATTTCCACATCTGCCCATTGAGCTGCATGGTTGCTCGGGCGGTGATCCTTCCAGAAGCCGGTTGCCATTTGGGGAATTAGTACGTTTGCGAGGAGAGCGGCTTGGATATCAGATGCAACAAAAAGTTTCTTGGTCATGAGTAGTATTCCTTAAAATGATATTATAACACAAAAATAGGTTGTAAGAATTCCCCACTATAACTGCGGGGAATTTTATTACTTCTTTTTGGCTTCGCGCTTAATGACCGCAAGTGCCGCTGGGTGAACCGCCCACTTCACGCGTTCAATATCAAGAGGATCAACATCACGCCACTTAGGGTGACCATTAGCTTGCAAGTTATCTACGTTCTTTACAATGCACGATACCAGGTTCGCAATTTCCGTCTGATACTGATTCTTGTAGGCGAAGGTTGCCAGCACGTTATCTACCTTGTAGGTATTAGTTGCGCCGGCCTGCCATGGGTAAGTTCCAGACGGAATGGTCGCTTTAGTGAAGATGTTAGCACTATCAATTTTAGGATTCTGCAGCGAAACTAGCTTGAGGCCCGTTGCACCAGAAAGAACCTGGAGAGGTTGGCCGCCGACAATGAAGGCCACATCAGCACCACCAGTTTGCACCGCCTTAATGCTTTCTGCCTGTGATAGATTACCAGCCGATGTCCAGTTAATATTAGACAGCTGTTTTAGCTGCTGTACGGTTGCCCAAGTGCCTGAACCTTCTTGACCTTCAGCAACTCGCTTGCCTTCCAAATCGGCGATAGTCCTAATAGGTGAGCCGCTTGATGTAACGGCGTGGATTTCTTCAGAGTAGAATGGGAAGATAGCGACAACTCGAGACATCATCTTCGGGTCTTGCTGCTTTAAGTATTGCAGAATGTTGGCTTGAACTACACCAAATTGAGTGTTTGGATCAGTGTAGATTTTATTTGCGTTATCCACTGACCCGGCGGATCGAACGTTACGTAGTGGGTAATCTTGCGTAGAGCAGGACTTGACAATGTCGTTCACGATTGGGTAGTAGGAACCAGATGGTTCGCCAGATGCGATGCCTGCGCCAGGCAACTTGCCTTGAGCAGTTTGTACTGCTTGCCGGGGCTCTTCAACTGCAGCTTGGGCTGGTGGGACATATTGAGGCTGTTGCACAACTGGCGCGGCTTGAACTACTGGTGGCTCAGTGCGAACTACTGGAGCTTGAGCTGGTTGTGCAACTACGGTTGCCACCTGAGTTGGTTGCTGAACTTGGGATAGCTGAGGTTGAGACTCTGGCTGACCCATGAATTTATACACACCGAATCCGGCGGCACCAACAATGCCGGCAACGATCAGCGCCTTAGGAACGGTTTTCAGTTTTGCCATGATATAACCTTTTTACTTAGTGATTAGAACGTTTGCCTGACCGCTGGTGACGATGCAGTTAGGAGACTTAGCGCAGGCCGCGCTATAGGAGCGGATAGATTCAAGTTGGATGAATTGCTCTGGAGACAAACCGAGCTTGTTGCGATACGCATTATCTGCATCAGCCCGCGCCTCTTGCTCTGCCTTACGCTCAACTTGAGCCTTACGGGCTTCAATTAGGGTTTTCTGAGTTTCGCGCTCGGTTGCAGTGCGGTCAATTTGATCCCGCACAGATTGATTAGGCATCGCACGACCAAGAGTAATGTTCATAACTTCAATTGGGATATTAAAGTTTTTGACTAAATCCTGAATCGCGGTAGTGACTTCGGAATCAACCTTTGCACCTTCAACCGCGTTTGACATCAAGTCAGGCAGGCTGCGCTTCTTCAGAGCTTCACGGATGATTGCTAGGTATTGCTGACGAATGTTATTTTCAAACCAACCTTCACCAAAGTTCTTTACAAGAGCGACTGAATCCTTTACTCGAAATTGAAAGGTAGTTTCAAAGTCAACGAGGGTTCCATCCATGGTGCCGAAGTCATCCACCTTCACAGTGATAGATTGAGGAGTCATCTTGACTGCTTGTGCGCTGGATGAAATCCACAGCAGCTTGCGACCTTCCGTGATAGGTTCATCACGGACGCCGTTGTGGCCGAAGAAATAGGGCTTGTCATTAACCACCAGCTGATGACCTGGCTCTACTACCTCAGTGTGCATCAAACAAAGCCAAATCCCACCAACTGTAATGATGGACGCCACCGCCAAACCACCAACAGCACCAATCAGAACATTACCCTTTTGCTTCTTCATTTACTTATTCTCCTTAAATTCATAAAATGCATCGTAGCTCTCGTTGTAACCGGGGCCGTCATAAGACACTGACCAGCCTGCCTTACGATAGAATGGTTCAAAATCAAGCCACTTAGTGTTAAAGTCAGCGGTTGACATATTGGTTGTTTTAAAAATCAGCTCCTTAATGTCTTTTACTTTAATATTGAATCGTCGACCAGGAGAATAATTCTCGCTAATTAGTTGGTTAACTGCAGCATACACGAATTCAGGAATAAAATCCATACTTCGCTCCGCAGCTTGAGCGGGGGTAATGGGTTCAATCATCATTTTGCTTCTCCTTTACAGTGAATGCTTTAGCTTCATACAATACAATATTAACCATGCTTTGGCCCGCCCCGGAGTTAATGATAACTTCCCAACCCTGACTCTCAAAACCGGGAATGGTTTCAAGAATAGCATCACGAACTGCTGTGAGTGGATAATCTGCGCTGATGGTCGAATCATTGCGAATCTTATCGAAGGTGATGACGCACTTAACACGCCCGTTTTCGATAAAGAGAGCCTTAGTCATGTAATTTGCCATGACCTTCATTACTAGCAGCCGCAGTGTATCTTTCTGCACCGCCAGTATTCTTTGAGGAGAAAATGTGTCTTCAAATAAATCAGTTTTCATATATGCATGGTCGTTTTGTTAAATGAATTATAACCTACTATTGCAGGTTAGTACACAACTATTCTTAGTGGTGGCGCCTCCACCATGCTGCAATGTTGTGCCGATACAGCATTCCATCTTCCAATACCTGCAAAATAGAACGACTAGACCTGTCAAGGAAGAAGTCCTCATGTGCCTTTTCATACTCGCAGTAACCATTAGCTAGGTGCTTACCCGCTTTTTCTTGATTTAGGATGCAGTAATTAAGCGCCAATACCACACCTTCCTTGACTTCTTCGAAGTGTTCGGCTTCAACTCCACCACCCAAGCTGCTGTGAATCTTAATCCACAGGTAATCTCTACCCATCTTTTCAACTAGTTGAGGCCGCTTTAGCCGAAGCCACCGATCAATCTCGGTGTATTCAATATCACCAAGGTGTTCAGATGCCATGTGAAAGCCCATGCCTTCAAGCAGATCAGAATCATTGTAGTGATTAGTGCTCTTAAACCCGTTGCTCAAGGCCTTAATGTGGTTTTTAAAATTAACATCTTCTACATCTGTCACTTCATCAAGGTCAATGTGTAAATGCTGAGACATAGAGTACAGAAAGTTTTGTGCCAGGCAACGGTGAGTAGTGTGCTCATTTCCTTCTGGCCCCATGAATTCGTCGGCGGCGGTGGCAAAGACATATGATGCAATTTTGCATGAACGATCTCGAGTTAGCTTCTTGTCACTTTCACTGATGAAGAATGAACGGGCGTTTGCAACCTTGCCTGACAGAGTGGCCATATAACCACCATAATGCCCATTCCATGAGATATAACGTGCAATCCACTTCAAAAGTGCTAAGTCATTGGTGCACTTATCAAGTGACTGCATGATATAGCTTCGAATGTGATTGTCATTCTGCTCACCATTATGAATGATAGTTTTGACAATTTTGTGTGAGATTGCTTCCTTGACCAGGCTGGTAATAATGGCGTCTTCAGCGGGAGTTGGGTCGGTATAGATCATGCAGTGGGCTTCAGGTAGTTAAGGAGGGTATTTTCCAACGAAATGTCATTAGAAGGTCGAACTGCCTTGAGGGCTTGTGGAGCGTAGTTGCGATTCACATCGTGAACAATACGACCAGGCTTTGCACCCATCACGATGATGCGGTCGCCAAGAGCAATCGCTTCACTGACGTCATGGGTAATTAAAATGATAGTGCAAGGATTAGCATTATACAACTGAATCAGCAGTTCGTGCATATCTTTACGTGTAAATGCATCTAAAGCGCCGAATGGCTCATCCATCAACAAAATCTTAGGACCGAGGGCTAGTGCCCGGGCTAGTGCAACGCGTTGATTTTGGCCACCAGAAAGTTGGGATGGGTATAAGTTCTTCTTGTCTGCCAAGCCAACCGCATGCAGTAGTCTATCGACTTGCGTTTGCGCATTTGCCTTTGGCACCTGCTTCTTCCAATATCCAAGTGTAAAGGGGAACATTACATTCTGCTCGACTGTCAAATCTGGCCGATTGGAGTATTGCTGGAATACCGTCACGGCATCATTGAGTTGGTCATGGCATTCAACGCCATCTACTACTACCGTGCCCTTCGTCGGAGTAGTTACTCCTTGAGGTCGGACTCCACCCATCATACGAAGTAGAGTTGACTTGCCACACCCAGATTGCCCCATCAAAATATTAATTGAAGGGCCAGCAATAGTGAGAGAAAGGTTTTCAATGACGACGTTAGCAACATTGTTGTGGACATAAGTCTGGTTAATTTCTTTGAGTTCAATGATTGACATGATTATTTCCTTACTTGCCTGCCCAGAAGTAGTACTTGTTCTTGATTAGCTTCAAGACAATATCGGTAATGAATGCAATCAAGATGATGACGATAATACCGGCAAATACTTGATCCATTGCAGAGAATCGACGAGCGCTCTGAATCAAGCTCCCCAATCCCTGAGTTGCATTTACGTATTCTGCAACGGTGATATATCCCCATTGGATAGACACCGCCATAATCCCAGCCTCTGCAATTCGAGGCATTGCCATTGGCAAGACTGCTCGGGTAATGCACTCATAGTAGGAAGCGCCTAGATCGCGAGCGCTTTCCCAGTAAATGTAAGGGACTGCTTTAATTGCATCACGAACCATCGGAATCATGAAGATGACCGCGCCCAAGAAGAGGAATGTAACTTTCATTTCTTCACCAATCCCCAACCAAATCACTAGGATTGGAAGGATTGCAACGATCGGTGCCGACCGGAATGGATCAAGAAGTGGAGATAGAGCTGCGTTAACTGGAGGTGCCGCGCCCATTAGAACTCCAACTGGAATTCCAATCAGCAAAACGAAGAGGGTAGCGATGGCAACTCGACTTACAGACGCAATCGTTGCACCCAGGAGTTGGCTTTGGCCGTTATCCCACGCCAAGTATGAGAATGCATTGAGCACGGAAAGTGGTGACGGCAGCTTATTCTGGCCAACTAGGGTGGACACAAAGGTCCAAACAATTAGCAATAGAATTAGAGCACCTGCACCAAGGAGCTTCTTCGTGGTAGGGGAGAGTGGTTTATGTGGATTGAACATTTTTAGTTGCACGCCTTGTGAACGCCATTTTCCATAGTGGGGATTGTGTTGCTGCTTTTATGACCAGTAATTGTAACTACATATTCCTTGCCTTCATGACACTTTGTTTGCATTCTAACTGGATACTCAGGCTGCTTCTGAATGTGTAAAGAATAAAATAACCCACCAAAAAACAAGACACTAACGGAGAGTCCAGTTATAAGAAAAGATGACATAGTTGGCCTTTATTTGTATAGATGAATTATAACCTGCTAGTTAACTTTCGTGTTAGTTAAATTAAGCAAGTTCATCATAAATTGTGGTGAGCCATTCTTAAACTGAACACCGCCAGTCCCGATATGCTTCCCCTTGACATCATAGTCAATTTCTACAAAATCATTGTCACCCACAAGACCTTTCTTCCTCATGTTATTTGCCTTAGCAATGGTGCTCATTTCAATTTTTCGATAGCACTCCAGGCCTTTCAGGGTGACCCTGCACATTGTTGTAATGATATTTGAATAGAGCTGTATGACTAACTCATCTACACCTTTCTCAACTAGCTTATCACATTGCTCTTTAAGTTGTTTACGTGTAGCATGAGCATTGTGAAAGAGTGTAGTAGCACTAATAATACCAGATGCCCACGCCATCTCGAGCTCTCTAAACCTCTTTTGGTGATTATTAATGTGCTTGATGACGATGCGGTTTTTCTTATCTGTTTTATTCAGTGTATCTGCCAGGTAGATTGCCGCTTTATAATTACCGAAAGTAAACTTATCTAGTTGTGACATGCTATATTCCTTATGTGAGAAAGGGTCCGTACGGACCCTTTCTATTTGTTTAACTAAATTTTACTGACCAAAGATACCGACTCGAGTTGTCCGATTTTCAGCCTTGCAGCTTTCAATATCCAGGCCGTCTGCGCTTGGGTTAGCTTCATTACAGATCGGCTTTGCTGAGCCATTACCAGTAACCTTGAAGCGACTTACCGGGAAGTCCCATTGCTTAACGAGGTAGTCAACTACGACTGCGGCTCGCTTTTGGCTCAGTGGCTTATTCACGCCGTCTGAACCGCTGCTGTCAGTGTTACCGGAGATTTCGATGTATGCCTTACCATTATTCTCGATAAAGGGCACCATCTGATCATCGATTTGCTTCTTGGCTCGCTGAGAAAGTTCGAAGCTACCAGTATCGAATCGGACTGCAACTGGCTTAGTGATAGCTGCCTTGTTTTGCGATGCGCTCTGCAGACCTTGCGAGGTGAACGTTTCAGTCGGTGCAGCCGCCGCTTGAGCAGCTTGCGAGTTGTTAGCCAAAAGGTTCTTAATGAAGGAGTAGTCGATGCTATCTTGTGGGTTAATCACAGGAGACTTCGGATTAGCAAGAGCGCCTGCTGCACGATATACACCATCAAATTGCTTGTAAACTCGTTCGTAGTGGTTGGTACCACCTGCCATGCCGAGAATACGTGCATTGTCTTCCAATCCGGTCATGTCAACGTTGTTGAAGAGGGACTTGACGAATGGCTTACCCTGGTCTTTGGCAAGCAGTTCGAACATCTTCTCGTTCTTGATGATGACGTCTGTTGCTTGATCGAGGTCTTTTTCAGCAATAAGCGTTGCATCCATCCACCCACTAACTAGGGATTGAATTGCCTTCTTGCCTGCATCATTGTTGATGACGCGTTGATCACAGATCATAACGTCGTAAATGAGGTTCGTTGCAGTCTTAGTGCTGTACACAACGTGGCTGTTTTGCTTTGCAGCGAGGGAGAGGTCTGGGTCCCATAGAACCGCCGCATCTACCTTGCCACTTTCATATGCTGCTCGAACGCCGGCCGTGCCTTCATCGGCATTGATGAAGACCATCTTGATGCTTTGCTTCTTCTTAGCAGAGAGCGAGCTGTTTTCGATCGCGTCGATCAGCAGACCGTGAGAAGGAGTGTATTGCAGTAGTGCAACCGACTTGCCAGCAAGGTCCTCGACGGAGCGAATGCCTTGGTCCTTAGCGATAATTGCATCACCACCACGGGTATTTGCAATCAGCATTACGACCTTGCCGTCATGGCCTGAGTTACGAAGGTTCGGCTGGATTTGAGACCAGAAGTCGGAGGTGCGAACAACGCAGTGGCCAGAACCGCTTTCCCAAATCGTAGTTAGATCGGGGAAGTCATCTTGCATGTTGTACTTGACATTGACACCAAGCTTGTCATTGATGGAGCCCGAAGCAGTGTCGAAGCCGCCACCGTTTGCAATCAGGCCGGGTGCATAACCGTGGAAGGACAAGAAGCTAATTTTCAGTGGGTTGCTCGCGGAACCAATATCGCCCTTACCAGTCTTTGCAGGTACTGCGGCAGTCTTGGTAGAAGTCGGCGCCGCGGGCGTAGAGCTGTAATTCTCAGTTTTGCTTTCGCCACCGACCTTGTTGAGAACGCCAGAGAGGTGAACTGCGTATCCAATACCACCAACTACTGCGCCGATAATGACCATCTTCGGCAGAGTCTTAAGTTTTGCCATGTTCGGTTTTCCTTTAAAAACTATAAAATCTGTAAAATTAAGCAGATGATGAATTATACACCATCTGCTTTATGAGGTAAACTTATTTTTAGTAAGTAGTACGTGACTTGCTGCTGGAGCTAGAGCTAATCAGATTAGCGTAATCAACTTGACTTGCCGACGGGGCACCAATCGAGCCGTAGATTGGAGAATCGAAGGTCTGCTGCTCAAGCATCTGTTGCTTGCCATTGCCGAGCAGAATGCTATCTGCTTTGTTTTCCCATGCTTGCAGCTTCTTCAGAGCTTCCTCTTCATACACACCGTTTTGCAAATCAAGACCCTCAACGAAGCCCTTTGAGTTCTCGATGAAGTTTTCAATTTCACCCATCTTCATACCGTAGTCATTGACGACATACTCCATGGCTTGGTCGAAGAGTTCACGTTCGCTTGTGCCACCCATAAGAATCTTCTTAGCGGTGCGCATTGCGCCGTGGCTTTCCAAGATCATCTTGCGCTGCATCTCTTGAGCTTTGACTTCATTGCCTAGGTCTTGGATAACAGTTTCTGTAACTTCCTTATACTTCTGCAGCGCGCGGTAGTGGGTTTGCATTTGAAGCAGGAGGGGCTTGAGTGATTCCTTATTCAGGCGATCAAGACGGCCAGCTTGTCGAGAGGCAACTGAGAACTGACCACTCATTTGCTTTTCTTTAGCGACCTTTGCCATCGTCATTTGGCGATCATACTCGGTGGCATTCTGATTAACTTGCTTCTCACACACTGAGATTTGCCCCTTGAGCCGATCAATGGAGGCATCCATAGTCTTCTGCTTCTCCTTCAGGTCATCGATGTATGACTTCATGATGCCGATTGGGTCGATTTCGACAAACACACCCGTGATGCTTCGCATGACTGACTTGAAGCCATAGCTAACAAGAGTACGAAACTTCTTATTGCTGAGCACCATAATAAGAGCGAAGAGAACTGCACCTAATACAGTGATAGTAATAGCTTGTCCAAGCAAGGTGATCATTGACGCAAACACACTCATTAGGAATGGTGCTGCAAATGCCAGTCCAACTGCTGCCCCTGCGACTAGGACCATTCCAGTTGTGCCTTCCGGACGTTCCCAGAAAGACTTCGGCTTGAATTCGTTGTTCATGATAAAGTTTATTCCTTTGTAAAGTTAGTTGCCGAGGGTAGAGAGGATAGAGTTGCGATGGCCTTCCAGCTCAGCTCGTACGGCATTTGCTGCAATTTTAAACTCATTTTCTGCATTTGCCAACTCATGTTGCTTCTCGTTAATTAGGTTGTCAATTTCTCCAACTTTAACTTGTGCTTCTTGTAATGCTTGATGCGACGCCTGCAATTCAGCCTGCAGGCGCTCAATAGCTTGAGTTTTATTGGTAATAACACCTTCATTCATTGACTTAGTGCGGTGAAGTTCACCAAGTTCAGTTTTGCTCTTTTGCTCTAGAGCCTGCTTGAAGCGGGCTTCCTCTGCGTTGATGTCATTAAGGTGGATATTAACTGCCTCAACAATCTGATTACTATCTCGACCGCCAGCTGTACGATGTGCCGCCTTTAGACGAGTGACTGGGTCAGGGATAATATCTGCTAGCTGCTCAGATGCAGTAATTAGGGTGGTAAGAGCAGTGTTACGCCCAAACGTTCCCTTGCGAATTGCATCCACCATTGCCTGATTAAGTTGAGGCACCGCTTGTGGAATTGGAGCTGCAGGTCCTCCGGCTGGCCGGAATGGATTGACAGGCTGGACAGCCACCTGAGGTGCCACGGGCTTTGCCTTGTCATCAGATTCAAAAAGTGCGTTCTTAATGCTACTAAACATAATTTATCCTGTGTATACCCAGAGGGGTTCTTGTGGGTTAATATTCCAATAACTAATTGTACCATTTCGGCGGTGAATAAGATACTCTTTGTGAGCCTCCGCATTTGCCCCGAATTTTTGCAAGGTAGCTTTCATTAATTTCTTAGTTCTAACTACCTTGCATTTTCCCACTCCTGGGATGTAGTTGGGCGAATAACACACCCAACGAACTCTAGATGGCTTCATTAACGCAGCTTAATTGGTGCTTGCTTGCCGGTCTTGAAAGCGTCTTGCGCACGTTCGGTAGAAATAATGCGGTACTTGTTCAGGTCAACCTTAGGATAACCGGCAAACTTAAGCCACATGCCTTTCCAGACAGTGCCGAGTTCAGTTTGATACGAGCGCTTAATGTCAAGCATTTCAGTTTGAGACTTCTGGAATTCATTCTGAGTCGACTCGACGACTTGCTGGATTTTGCGATACAGCTGAGGGTCTTGAATCGGGTTGGATTCACGGATCATCTGCACAACGGCCTGAGAACCATTCTGGCCGTAGCGACCCTGGACAGCGGCAGTAAAGATTGCGATTGCATCATCTCGGGCCATCGCAGGAACTTGAGCCACACCTTCCAATTTCTGATACCCCGAGGACAGCACGTTCTCGTTATCTTGATATTTGGCTTCAAGCCGCTGTTCCATTGCATTACCGTAGTTTGCGGCGCTGACATAGCTGCCGACGGCGGTCAGACCGATAACGCCAATGACAGCAGCAACAGCGATGGTTCCAACAAGTTTGCTCATAATTAATAACTCCGTTTTGTTAATAAAGTAATTATACTTTGAATCTCAAGAAATGTACATCAGAAGCGCTGCTTTTTAAGCAAGTTACCAACATATACACCGGCACCAATTACAATGATAGTAAGAATAATGAGCACCCAAGTAGGAGGATCAATCTCTCCATCCAGGTAATGGAACTCACTCATGTGGCGGCGTTCGAAGTTCTTCTCAATTTGCTTAAACAACGTTGGCAGCACATTAGTATTGATAACTTGCAGGTCCTCAATTGCGTCTCGAAGTTCAACCTTGAAGGCTTCATTTTTAGTCCAGCTAATCACCCTCACGAAATCAATTTTTGGATACTCACTGCTGCCGATAAGCAAGACGACGTCATTCTTATTCGCACCTTCCCACGCATCACGAATCGCATACTCGTAGTTAGGGTCATCAGTTTTAGCAATCACAACGATAGTATTGACTTGCTTGCGAGGACCAACTTCTCGAAGCGCATTTGCAATATCTTTGTTCCACTTGTCGGCATCGCTAAAGTTGTATCCCGGGGTAATGAAACGATTAAGATTATAGAAGTCATATACATTGTCAGGATATGCAGGCACAAGACTTGCAAACTTTTGCTTAAGCTCCTGGCTGGATGGTGCAAACAGACTGTTAGGCACGGCTTGAATGTAGTTGGTGTAATAGGAACGCTTTGCAACCGGGTCACCAATTTTAATGCTTGAGTAGCGCTCAGGATCAGGCTCACTATACACACGTCGAGAACCACGGTCAAGTTTTTTAATTTCGTAGTTGCCTACAGTAGTGAAGCAGTTCCACTCGACGGTGTAGCGGTCTTCATAACACGTTTGACAAGAGCGGTTACCCTTGGAATCAGTGGTGCACATGCAATCATATGCGCGTTGATACGAATCGTGCTTGCGCTCCTTGTTAACTACCTGCCCGTTCCAGATTTCAATGTCTGCAGTTTTTCCAGCTTTACCGCCAAAGAAACACGCCGCGGTAATAAGAATGCCTACACCGACGTAGATTCCAATAGGCTTCCATACACCACGCTTCTGGTGAAAGATCGCGTAGAGAATGATGCCGACAAAGAGCGGGATGGTGAACATCCAAAGGAGAGTCGTGTTGATCATGTGAAACCAGGATTAATTTAGGATAGATGAATTATACTTCAACTCTCAAGATATGTACATCACTTTTGACGGCGCCGATATGATAAAACCTGATCAATTCTAACGACAAGGGCTTCTTGCTGCAAGTTAAATTCTAAAATTTGCGCAGGCGCAATACCTTCTTTAATCATATTATTAGTAAACCTAACTTGAGCGGTCTCCCTGAGCTCTTTTAGAGTTTTTGTATCCTGCTTTGACATGTCATCAACGCTTACATTGTGAAACAAGCTACATAGCTTAGCTTGAAATTTTGTATTTTTAGTGTCAACAACTTCTAGGGCTTTAATTACTTTAGAGCCGAAGTTTTTGAGCAGCAGGTAAAATGTAATTAATATGCCAAAAATAATTAGAACTTCAAACATTTTCCTGCTCCTTAACAATTACGCCGCGGCGGGTCAAGATAATTACAAGCCTCTTGCGAAATAGCTTTTGGCCACCTTCAAATGAATCACATTCAAATTTTCGCATTCCCAGTCTTTTCCCTGTTTTGTGCTCTAGATGAAAGCTGGCCTCATCAAACAGGTAAGTTAGGGACCCAGTTTGCATGTTTTCAAAGTCCTCAAAGTTTAAACTGTGATATGCCTTGAGTCTTTCAATTAGCATTCTAGTATTCGCATCTTTCTTATCTCTAAGGATGCGCTCATTTTTCGTTGTAATAAGTCCACTAGTTCGCGCAAGCAGAAGTGCAATCAGCAGGATCGGCGCAATAATGAAGAAAATTATTTCAATAGACATATTTTAATTTGCAATTTTAAGGTTGTACACCGGCTTTTTGCGGCTTAGTATTATTAATTGCATTGTCAAGCGTTTGGTTCATAAGTATTAGCGCCTTATTGCCCAGCTGCTTTGCGTCGTCACTCTGCACAATTTGTTGAGCGCCATATGCGGCGAGGATTGCATATGCTTGTTTTTCAGATGGTAGAATTGCATACAGCGCACCGAAGATGAATGCGCCAGATAAAAGCCAAGCAGGGGCTTTTAGCTTCATTCGAGAAGTTCCATCACACACCTGCAGTGTCTGATAAAAAATTACAGCTACACCTGCTATGCCCGTGCAAAAACAAACTGTAAGAAAAAACGAAGACACGGTTTCCAGAATGCTAGCAAGATAGACTGCAAATGCAAAGGTCATGTGAGAATCCTCAGTAAGTTTTGTTAATAAGAAATTATAACAACTTACCTACAGGTTGTACACATTACTGCTTAAAATAAAAGTCGTGCATTTCCTGCAGCAGGTCATGATTAAGCAAATATTCTGTGCTTGATGGGATGATGGCATCGACGTGGCAATTAGGACAGATGGCCGTCTGTTCCTTGTCGCACCAAGATGTAATCTGCTTTACATCAAAAATCTTATTGCAGCTAAAGCACCCACACATGTTAACAAGCAGGGGGCGATTTTTAATACACAGTTTATGGATACTATTAATATTCATTTAAAAATATGGTGATACGTAAAGTACAACAAAGCAGATTAAAGAAAGGACTCCATACACATAGGAGTCCCTCTTATAATTTAGCGCATAGAATGTAAGACCTAACGCGGCAAAGAAAAATCCACCAAGTACAAGTAAACTGAAAATCATAATTTTAATCCAAGTATGTTTTGTTTTTCGACATTTGCATAACAAGCTTAATACGCTCATAGTGCATCTTGATAAGCATTTTCCTACATAGCTCGTATTCAAGCTCCCACTCTTTTCGTTCCTTTGAATTTTCTTTTTTGTTAGGCTCGCCGTCTTGCAGCAGCTGAATAGTATCACCTAATGCTAAAACCCAGTGCGTACTCAAGTCCCATTTATCTTTTAGATTCTTATCCACAGAAGACTCCATACAGATTTTCAAGTTGAATAATTCTATGCATTAGCGATTCCTCTGATTGTGAGCCCTTTGCCGACGAGCTAGTTTAGCTTCGGCCTTGTTAAGAACATGCTCTCTAGTTGGTAGAATTTTATTTAACTTTTCACGAAGCACATATTGGCTGTTATTAAATGACATTTCATTCTCAGTATGGTAATCATAATCGTCATACACGGTAGAAAATGAAAGATCGCGCAACCTTAGCAGTTGGCTGGTAGTTAACTTCTCTAGCTCTTCGATAGACGCATTGTGGTAATTTTGTGCTTTAAGAGACATTTTTATCCTTTTAATTTAGTTATTATAATTATTAGTAAGCACAATGTACATTAAAAAGGGAGCAAATTGCTCCCTTTATTTTACTTTTCTCCTTCAAGCCACTTATTACTAATTGCCTTGAATTGCTTCGAAGTCGTTGTCGACTTAAAAACTAGACCTTCACGAACTGCAGCATATAGTGACTTGCCTTCAGCAAACTTTAGCAAGTCATCCATGTTGTGAATACCTAGGCTCGCTAGTGTGCCATAAGTGACAACTGGCACTTCTTCAATCTTTGGCAAGCCGCTAACTTGGTGCATGATTTCCAGATCAGCCATCAGTTCAGTTCGTTCGAGAGGAGATAGAAATTCCTGTCGATCGATGTCGAAGACATTATAGACGAAGAAGCGATTATAAGCAAAGCCTTCAGGATTGCCTTGAATGCCAGGTCCACATAGTTCTCCCTGCAGCGCAATATTCTTGCCAAGTTTCTCTAGCATTTCAAAGATGCCAGTTTGAGCTTGCTTGACGAAGGAGTTGTCTTCATTGCCTTCAATCTTTAGGTCCAGGTTTCGTGAGCACACGCCAAGTTGAACAGGTGTGTCGTCATCGGTGTAATGATTAACTGGTGCCTTGTAGCGATACACGGTCATTGAAGAGCCATCAAGCTTAATGGTGACTTCATACACCTCATCAACATTAGCTTGTGCAGGACGCAACTTAGCATAACCATTGTTAGTATGGACAAGCTCGCCCTTGTTGAACATGGAAAGCAGAGCTTCGGTTGGAATGCCTTCGATGTCGAAAGGCACTTCAGTTGGCTCATAGCCGAAGATTTGCTGCGCCATATTTTGGCACCGCTCTTGATCCGACTTGCGTAGGAATGAGGGGAAGTTACCCTTCGCCATCCCAGCAAGTTGAGCCGAAACTGGCTTGTCCCACTTCATGACTCCCAACTTAACAGTCAAGTTAAGTTGACGTGCCTCGTCATAATTTGACTCAGCAAGCTTAATTTCTTCTGCAATTTCAGGGAAGAGCTTAACAGGCAAAGCTAGACCTTGTGAAATTTGCTTGCGCAACCGAATAGTGCGCAGCCGCGCGCCCTCAACGCCTTCCCACGTAATCTGATTCTTCATCAAGAAGGCAAAGCGCTCATCGGTTTTTTGTACGAAAGAGTCAACTTCAAGGTAAACACACAGGTCATTAACTTGGAATTCACCAGCCTTCACAACCACCTTCCAGCCCTCGATTGTCGCAACCTTAATTAGGTCTGCACCGGGAATGTCATCGATCGCATCAATACGCCGGATAGTTACTAGCTTGCGGCCATCTTCCTCAACAATTTTCAGGAGGCGCTGAATGTTTGCGTTATTTTGATCTTTATTCAGTTGATCCATAACTTCGAATGCTTCTTCAATAATAGTAATCTCTTGCATTTTATATCCTTTTTCAGTATTTTAGTATTATAACTACTGTAGATGATTTTGTAAATTCTTATTTGCTAACTAATGCTATAATTGGCGCGAAGAGTTTAAACGGTGCAAGTGATTTCTCTACTTCGGCTTTAGATTGAATGTTAGTTTTAGAGTGTTGCTTTGCTTTTTCATAATTTGCATAATAAGAAGGCACGTCAATCAGATGCAGGTTATTACGCGCGAATTCAAAGTCGTTCTCATCTAGAGCATTACCTCTTTTAGAGTTACACGCCTCACATGCAACCCGCAAATTCTCAATCACGTTCGCTCCACCAAGGGAGCGCGGGATAATGTGATCCCGGTTCATCATCACGATGTTGTTATTTTGGTTGCCATACAAATTAAGCATGGCATTACCGATTAGTTCTTGCTTGTGCTTCTCTGCAATCCACCGATCGGCTTTGCACCCGCAACAAAAGCAAAACAGAGTGCCCTTGTTGTAGTTATTTTTATACAGAGTGTGGCCTGGAGGGGCTGAAACCCGCCGGCCTCTTACAAGGCGCGAATCCTTTGGTTCATCTAGAATTTTAAACCCATTCACCAATGGAATTTCATGGTGGTAAATCTTCAAACTTGCTTCAAACTTGCTTCATACAGAGTCTGATATCTAGCATGCAAATATTGCATGACTTCTTCCATCGTTTGAAAGCGCTTTCTTTTACCACCATTTCGATCTGGATAAAAGAAATATCCAATCCCCTCGTCGGGCTTCATTGTTTCCACCCTGCCAATAAGTTTATTGTAGAGATCAACAATGAAGCCCGAAGGCGTTTCTTTTAATTGAAGTTTAATTTGGTTCATGAATTATTATAACATGAACCTTATTAAAAGTAAATTAATCGGTGTGGCGCCGACGCGTGTTGCCGTCGTTATAGTTATTATTTGATGGAGACATAGTAAGGTTGCCATTATGCATGACAACATTGTCCGACTTGCGACGGGGTCTAAATGGTGGCGTGACTTGCGTATTTTGCTCGTTGATGATTACTACAACTTCAACCATCTTCTCATCTGGCCGGAGTCGAATGTCAAACTTATTCGTAAAGAGCTTCGCATGCAGCACGTCATCGACTAAAATTGGGGTTTTTTGCTCAGGGTCAAAGCCGGCAAAATACTTTCTGTCCGCGTCTCTAACAATGGCGTAGAGAGAAATCTTGTTCATAATATTAATTCCACTTAATTTGATTTAATTCCCTGCTCAATCTCAAGAAGAGCAGTATACCGATACATCTTGCCTCCATCTCATTTGGCGCGGCAAGAGAATGCATTTTAAGTCCTTTTATGACAAACGTCGAGTGCCAAACCTGATTGCCCTCAAGTTCTTGGCACTCGACACCAATAATCATACCAATTGTAATTTCGGCTTGCCTGATGGCATTTAAATCACTCAAGTAATTATGCTTTTCATTGATATAACTTAAAGCATTATATTTGAAATAGTTATCAAGCTCACCACGTTCCTTAAACTCCTTCCAATCCACTTGCACCTCTTCGTAGCACCTCTTGATAATGTCCCCGGGTGCAGGAGGTTTGCGGCGGTCAGAAAGGTTTACAACGTTAGTCATACTTCAATGAAGAGTCTATTACTGAATTTATTAAATGGGTTATCAGTTTGTTCAAACCTATATCCAAGTGGATTGCAGATGAATCGAGTGTTATTTAGCACGCGATCAAAGGTATCGTGCGTGTGGCCGCAAATCCAAATGTCAGGCGCAAAGTCTGAGTTAATGATGTCGTCACAATTGTTAGCAAAGCCACCGTTAATTGCATGCCCAAAACGAGGATGACAAAGAGCATAGGATGGCATGTGGTGGGTAATTACGATCTTTTTAGCTTCTGAAGCCTGCAGTTTCTCTTTAATAATTTGCTTTTGCTCCTTGGCAATCTCCATCATGTCATCGACGTTAAAGCGTCGATGCCCAAGTTGCACTACCTTGAAGTCATTTAAAGCACAATTAATATCAAACTGCTCAATTACACTTTTGCCGCCGTCACCCCACAAAGTCCCTAAGATGAATTCACGTCCTTGAATACTAATGCTATTCACATCCATAATAGATACAGTAATATTATCCATCTTGCTGAAGGCGCTAGTTAACTCTTCAGTGTATGACTTAATTTCATGCCTATACCACTCGTGATTTCCAGCAACAAAGAGGGTGTGAATAAAACGGTCCTTCACGGCCTTAATGAAATCTATCAGGTAGTCGCCCTTTGAGCAAATATCACCCGCTAAAACTAAAATGCTCTCTTCATCTAAAATATCTTCAGGCACATACCTATCCACTACCTTGGCAATCGGCATGCCAAGGTATTGTTCTAGATGAATGTCGCTCAAAATGCGTAAAAATTTTAAGTCAGGTTTCATTTACTTCTTTCACTAGCTCTTCGCCCTCAATAATGACAGGATCACCATTTAGAATTCTGTTAACGTGCTGCATAACAATATGGCGCGACATATTAGCATCAACGTTAGGAATGTTTTCAAATTCACGTAGCACTCTTGCAATCTTATACGCGGCACCAGTTGCCATTTCATTCAAAAAGTCAAGTTGCTGCTGGTTCATTTTTATCTTTCTCAGAAAATACTTTTAAGCTATACAGTTCAGTGTGGATAGTGTATGAGCTATAAATGCGGGCGTGATCAGCTTTGCTGATGTGGCGCAATGTACCAAGCTCCTCTAGCTCATAATAGAAGTTCATTTTACCATGCTTTTTCTTCTTTAATTCAGCGTGAATCTTTTTGAAGTCAGGCATGGACACAATAAGGTGCCCATATAGCATATTTTAGATTTCCACTAGCTTGTCATCACGAGTGCGCTGGTATGTACAGAAGCGAAGCGACCGCTTTTCCTTACCCTTTGCCTTTGAGATTTCCTGATATTGAATGACGTGAGTATTAGCAAGCCACTTGGATGGATTTTCCAGCATGTCCTTCCGGTGTTCATCACTAAAGCCAGAGCCAACATTAAATTCAACTTCTTCGCCGCTCTCCAAAAATGCAATGCAGTTTGCGCCGCCAATAGTATTCTCAAGGCGGCTGCCCTTGCGACCGTTGTAGAAGGAAACGAAGCGAGCGTCAACGTCATAAAAGCGCTTCACCTTTACCCACGTATATGACCGACCCCATTCGTAGACGGCATTGCCGTTCTTTAGAATTAGACCTTCGCGCTCAGCTTTAGTTTTGCTTTCGTCATCGATGACTTGATTGCAATAGTTAGCCATATCTTGGTAATTCAGAACTACACGACCTTCAGTCAGCAAGATGGCTGACTTTTCAAGCTGTGGCTTGACTTGAGTTAGTAGCTGCTCAAGAGTTTCCCTTGCCATTGCATTGGTGATGTTAGTTTTCTGAGCGACCCAATCTGAGACAGGCATGATGAAGAAGGTTCTAAACATGAGCGCCTTTTTGGCATCTGCATTCTTGGAACCCTTGGCGTTCATCGTTTGGGTGAAGTCACTTGCCATCACTTCACCATCTAGCACAAAGTCTTGGCCATATGCTTCGCGGATGATTTGCAGTTCAGCGTCGAAGATGCCATCAAGGTGGTTAGAAGGCTTGCCGCCTCGGGCATAGTATTCTACTTTTTCTGCAGTCACAAAAGCGAACTGACGGGTTCCATCGTACTTAATGTCTGCCTGGCATGGGAACTCAACGTACTTGTCAAATTCTTCTTCCGTCTCGCACTTTTCAGCCAGCTGCTGATCGAATACGGGAATAAGTTCCTTAAATGTATCGAGCTTATTATATGCATCGATACCATTTTTATCGATGTCCTTCTTAACAACATCGAAGTCTTTACCAGTTGCCTTTGCAAGCATGACGTAATTGAAGGTATCTGCGCTAAAGCCTGCCTTAAGGTCCTTGTCAATAACTCGTGCAATGTAAGGTGCGGTAGTATCATTGAATTGCATCAGGCCTGCAGTGACTGCTGCTCGAGCAGTATTACCAGTCAGCTCACGTTGCTCTAGCTTACCTAGCAGCTCAAAAAATGCATTATAGTCATGTTGATGATCCATGCACTTTGCATGGCCGGCGGGTGTATCATACTTCTTCACACCATACGTACGGTATGGATTCAACGCGGCAGAAATAAGCATACATGCAGTTTCATCAGCCTGGGCAAGGGCTGCCTGGATTACTTTCTTAGAGCCTGCGCCACTTGCCTGCTCACATGCCTGGATAACTTGTACAAAGTTCATGTATATTGCCTTAATATTTCAATATAATTATTATAACACAAATTTAGCATGCATGTATGCCACACCGCCGCCAAAATGTGAAACTGCCATCTACGCCGAGGCCAGCCGTGTAATTGCCCTTAGTGTCATTTTTAATTGCATTCACGCACTCACTTGCAAAGCCATTCTTGCGGTGTTCCCTTTTGCAAAATGCCATGATTGTTCGGCACTCGGTTACTGCAATCGCGACTGGCAATTCATTGACAAATTTAATTGCAATTACGTCGCCAACACAAACATTAGGATATTCCCTTAGGTGTTTATAGACTGAAGACAGATACCAGCCGCTAACATACATCCGATTCTTGAGAGCCATGCTAGCTGCCTCTACTAGCTCCCGTTGTGTTTTATACAGCTTAATCATATTAAGCTGCGATCCGATGTGCAACTGCGGTGGCTTCGAACTTGTAGAACTTGTCATCGTTCTTCAAAATTGCATACTTGCCACGCATGCCTGAGAAGGTGTAATCCTTATTATTAAGCATGACTTTCTTGCCGAGCATGTCCACAGTCAAGCCGTATTCCCAGCCCTTGAGCTTCAAACCGCGGAGGTATTCAGGATTGATGTCGCCGACTTCAGCCTGATCGGTAAATGCGCACGACACCTTGAGGGAATCGGGAGCATAATTAACTTTAGTACTGCCCATGTTCAAGTTGTGCTTTTTAGCGATTGCTTCCAGTGCTGCACGGATTTCAGATTGGATTTGGATGGCTTTAGCTTGATTGATCATGTCAAATTCCGTTAATTTGTTTGGATAGATGTATTATACTCTGACCTAAAAATAAGTACACTACTTTTTCATGTACCGGGTAGGAATGTTTCCATCTTTCTTGATGATCCACAACGTAATACATGGCACAAAGTTAATGCAATACCGTTTCTCGGCACTTGAATAGTGCATGCCAATCCAAAAACTGCCGAGTCTCGCTAAAAATCCCCAGCGTTTATTATAGTGCATCATGCTTCTTGCACTCCTGCTAGTTGACGAAAGTTATTAACAAACTTTGCATCTACGTCGAAACTGACGAAGTCATTGCCTTGCATGCCACGTTCAGAGTAATGAATTTTACCTAGTACGCCCTTATTTTTGAAGTATGTGCGCACTTCAGCCAAAAATAGCGGGTCAGTATAGATGACATTTTTATAAGTACAAATCCAAGTCTCAGGGTCAAAGTGAATCTGCATCTCACCAAACTCATCATCGTCATCGTCTTCTATAGGATAAGCAATTACCTTTGCATCCAAACACATGACGCTAGTGATACACTTTGACCATAGACCCTTACCATCAGTGTGGAAGGGCTTGTCAATGCTGGTAATAAAAATGTTCAAATCCATTACTTGCACTCCTTTGCCAGCGCTGCAAGCTTGGCGATACGTTCGTTGTTACTAATTGCGACTTTTGCTTCTTGAGTAGCAATGGCAATTTTTGCCTGCTCTTTATTATAGTTTTCAACTGTAACCATCCCAAAGAAGACGGTTAGAATAATTGCAATGCAGGTGTAGCCGTTCATTTTTGTATTTCCTTAGGAGTGCCCTTACCACAAGTTAATTTTTCTGGTAAGGGCACTAGAAGTAATTAAACTTTTAGTGCCTTATACTTCAAACCGATGCCTCAGCGGACAGGGCCTTTTGAACCTTAGCCAGCAGAGTTTCAAACTTAAGCTTCTTCAGATCGTACTTGCGGCCTGCCTTGAGCTTAACTGCATGAGCCACCAGCTTGTCCTTGTCGGTAACTTCACCCTTTTGAACTGCTGCTTCCCAGACCTTGCCAAACGAGAACCGCTTGCGGGCATCACGTTGAATGAGGTATGCTGCGCGGGCCTTGACTTCGGTAGCTGCGACTTGGGTAGATTGGTTAGCCATATTAAATTCCTTAAGTTTGGTTGGTATAGATGAATTATATCCAACCTGCCTATGATGTACATACTTAGGTTGTAAATAGTCGCATAAAGTGTGTAACAACCAGAGAATTATATGGCAAAGAAAAAAATTCCCAATCTAATTATTGAGGAAACCCCAGATACTAACAACCACTTCTTCTTGGCAGTCTTAGAATACCGTAAGGAAAAGTATATCGTAGTGGTGGATAACATCACAGAAGATTCAATCGGCGCATACGTCTTAGACTTAGCAAAGCAAGAAGGATTAGATTCAAAGCAACTATTGAGCTTAATTACAGAGTGGTTCTACCGCGCATCATATCGGTATCCACTCTCATTTGAATTCTCTAGATTGGGTGTAGCACATCTAACTAACAGAATCTACAAAAACTTTGAACTAGCTCACGTCACTCGCCTCATTGGAAACGACTTCACGTTTGATCTCGATTCAACACCGAAGATCAAACGTAGAAGAGTCAGCTTTATTCCAGCTGGAGTTGAAGTTAAGTTAAAGAAGAAGCCAGTTGAGGCTTAATCTTTCTTCATTAAGTCGTAGAAATACATTAGAACCATGAAGATGAATTCTTCTGCGCTTTCTTCCAGCTCCGGAGTTCGCTTTTGCATGGTAGAAGTAGGAAGCTTTTCATCTACTTCTTTTTCTAAGTCGATGAGCTGCTGCCTCACAACTTCTTGATCTACTAACCCCTGCTTCACTGACAACAAATATGCTGCATTTGGTCTCGGGAAGGTCACCTTCCCGGTCTCAAGCAATTCTAGAGATTGCTGATAGACGCGGACTGCATGTGAGAGAGACTTGTAGTCTGCCTTACTTAGAGCGGCGGCGTTAGAGCGTTCACCGTATGCGTCGATTTGTTTCTGCAATACACCTAGCAGGTGGAACAACGACGTAGTTTCTGCATACGAACGGCTATTCAGCTCTAGCGTGCGAAGCTTACGGTTGTTGTTCGTAACGCTTCCTTCATGCAGGTCAGGCAACTTTTGAAGCACCAAATCCAAAACTGTCTTATTATCAGCAAACCCAGCTGGAGTATCAAGGCGACCGTCTTTGTACTTCAGGCTGTAATTATAGATGACTTCAAACGTATGCTTAGCTGCTTCAAGCCGAGCGCCACGATGAACGTAATCTAGAGTTTGCTTCTTTGCAAAGCCCACCATCGAGTGCACGTCGTTGTTTGAGTACTCATCGTAGAACTTACGTAGGAAATGATAGAGCGCTGCATCCTCACCGTTATGATCAAACGATTCAGCCAAATAGCCACACATGACTTCAACCGCATAAGTTTGACCCTTCACAAAATCTAGCATGAAGGTTTGCAACGGGATGTATTCAGTTTCAACGCCATCATCTGGCATAGGATTACCATCTGGTACCTTATTACCTGAGGCATCGACCCGCTTCTTAAAAACTTTATGCTTTCTACCAAGCATTACATCCATAAACGCCGGCAAATAGATTACCTTGTTGTCGGTGTCAGACGTGGGTGTTGAAGTGCCATATAGCTTAGAGCCATACGTGATCAAAAATAGTTCTTTCAGTTGTTTCATTTATTCTCCAAACGGCACTTCAGTGATTTCAAACGAACGGTCTTCGTATCCATGCTCAAGAAGCCCATTAAAATTGTCACAGATTTCTTGACTTGCGCCAAGTTGCACTAGAATCTTCTTACCTTCCTCAACTAGCTTTTTATTGTAATCATTCCTAGGCTCATCCAATTTTGCATGATGCTCTTTAAGACCCTCATGATATTCATTTTCGCTCTTCTCAAAATCAGCTAGGAATGCTGGGTCGGCATTCTTTTTCTTGCCCCATTTCTGTTGCCACTTCGGCACTATAGCATTATATGGCACATACTTAATATCAGGGCAAGGATTTTCCTGCTGCCATTCTTTATGGAGAGTTTTAAATCTGTCACGCAAGAGCAGAAAGCTAAACACTGCATTTTCCATCTTTGCCTTTTCAAGTTCTGCCCGTTCTTGAGTAGAAAATGCACCAAGCATTTCAGTAAAAGAGCCATCGCAGCCATCTAACACCGCAGCCAAAACAAAGATTTTATTCATAAATTCGGTCCTATAAAAGAGACAATAAGAAATTATAACACAGTTTTAAACCAAATTGATTTCTTCGACAAAATAACTACGCTCACAATCGCCAATGTAAGGAGGAATAACCCCAGCGTATTCATTTTTAAATTTTTGAATTGCTTCCTGCCGCATTTTGCTATATTCATCGCTCTTCTTCTGATTGCTATCTTTAACAATCTGATTGACTTCTCGAGCTTTCCTCTCAGCTTCCTTAAAAGCCACAACAACAAGCGGATCAGCTTTCTTCATACTGCCCTTTCCGCCAAGCCACACAGGAACCTGCATTGGCTTGGGGTCCATTACCGGCATAGGATTCTGTGCATCCCACAAGCTGATGAATTCACTTTGCTTTCGATTAAACTCATTTAGGGCATTCAATGCAAAATCAATCTTTTTGCTTTCAGCCTCAGCAAACGCATTTGCTGCGTCCCTGTCAAAGAACGCCTGTACATTTACCATGAGGTAAATGTACTCACCGACACTGTAGCTTACGAGAAAAATCTTTTGCATAAAATGGTTCCTTAGAGTTCAGCGGTTTGGATTTGGTAAGTACAAGAAGAAAATACTTCCTGCTTCAAGCAGAGAGTTTGAATTTCCATGTCAATATTTCTTGACTTAAAGAAATTATAGAAGGCTTTAGCCTTACGCTCCTTCCACTGATCAAGATAGTACTTAAACTCACGCTTATCTTTTTCAGTCAAATCAAAGCCACAAGTCGGGCAAGGATTGTCAATATCCCATTCAATTCTGAATTTTTTAAATTCCCAGATTTGCTCACTAATTTTATTTTGTTTTTCGCGCATTTCAATACAGGCAGTCTCAGCAAGTTTAAGGTCATAATAAAGCTTAATGACCTTCACCTCGACATCTTCAAAATGCTTAGCAATCTCAATCAGCGCATGAATTTTCATGTATAACTCCTGTGATAAGGAATTATAACCTGTTTCTTTACATTTTGCCCATATCTATGAGGTGAAGTTGTAACAAGACTACATACGAGTAGGCAATGGCGTGAGACTTCTTGAAGGAGAAGCCACTGTCATCTTTCGCATATAGAATTTTTCGTGCTGATAACTTGTCCTTCTTATACAAGCCGATGAAGTTCTTCTTACCAGGTCGAATTAGCGCCATCATGTCAGCTAATTCTAGAATAGATTTCGGCTTTAATTCACTGAGCAAGTCACCATGTTTTGCAAGCTGAAAGAGCTTAGCTTGCACTGACGGCACCTGTAACAAAGTCCAGTCAGGCTCCTTCTTAATTAGCATGTCAATCTCTGCACGGGTCTTGAATTGAGAGTACACGTGCAAGTGCAGAAAGTCAACCTTTAAGTACCCTAAATCTTCTGCTTCATCATATGGAATTGCCGCAAGCTTAGTAATTGGGTCTACAGCCATTGACTGCGGATACACACCGCATGGGTGAGGTGTGATCTTATTGTCCTTCACCACCGCAGCGCGACACCAATTTTTGAATAAATCGGTCGGGTTGAATGAAGGAGTGCAGTCTATATCGACGTCCATTAATCCATTTCCATCTTAATCATTGTTACTACCTGTGGGATTGCCTCTGCCCACCTACGCATGACTTCAGGATCGTCCGTCTCATGCAGATAAGTGTCAAAATACCCACGCTGTACTGCCATTATATTCAGTAAGGCGTTATTAAACACCCTTGAATAAAACCTTTTGGCGGGTGGCGTCATACTCTCAAAGAACTTTCTAGTCATAGCCCCTCCTGTTTACAAACATCGCCGAAGAGCTTAAAGTTCTCGATGGCTTCATCGCTGTTTTGAATCCGCATGATCATTGCCCCGACTTGAACTGAGTTTTCAAGTCGACTCTTGTCAAAATCATTTCGGCTATTCATGTATTCCCTGAATGCCTTCGATGAAACTAAGAACCAAGGAGAGAGTTTGCGCCTCTGCACGAACTTTAGAATTTCATCTACGCCGAGCTTCTCAAAAACCTGGCCAGGCCTTACTTTCATTTCATTAGCTAGGTCGTGGGTAAAATCAAGTGATGTCATAAATTGCTCTGCTGGGTCTACAATTTTGTCGTAACCTTGCAAATATAATGCATACACGTTATCTCTACACCACAGCGATGGTTGCACTTTGCCATTCTCGACCATTGCCTTAATGAAGGCTGATGGGTTAGGCATGTTAATTTTCTTTACATGCCGAGAGAACTTAATGAAGGTGGTGTAAAAGGTAGAGTGTGAGAAAGTTTCAATTGGCGGTACGCTCCGCTTATTGAGTTTCATCCACTCACTGTAGAATTGATATGCGGCTTGGCCAATCGGAGTTTTTAATTCTTCAAATCGTTCACGTTCCTTACACTTATGGTTCATGAACACTCTTTCACTAACGAAATCGTGTTGACACATTTCACATGTCCACCGAATTCGCTTATCTACAGGCTCTTCATTAATTGCGTTTCTTCTTGATAACGCCTGCCTTTTCAGTGCTTCCATTTCCATTAGATACCTCTTTCTTCAGCTTTGCCACTTCCTCTTTCTCCCAACCTAGTTCTTCCGCCATATTAATGGCGTCATCATCTGAGGTATTCATAACATAGAGAGCAGCTTCTCGTGTAGAGACATTATAGTACTCTTTGATGGCTTCGGTTTTTAGTTTTGATGCGGTTTTGCCAGGGGCTTTGATCCACTGAAAACGCCTAGTCTTGCCAGTTGAAGATGCGGCAAGCAACTTAAAGAGTAGGGCCTTTTCCTGTCCAAGTGAAAAGGCGTAGGGGTTAACAAATGTATTTATGCGGACGATCTGGGCCGAGTCCTTCGTACCAGTGAGCCACCGCATAATGACAAATGGGGCAGCAGACTTCTTATCTTCATCAGACAGCTTGTCGTACCACTCCATGTCGCGAGATGCAATTTTTTCTAAAGATGGGAATAGGTCAAATGCCATTATACAAGTCGAACTTTATAGGTAGTTTTACCCGTTGGTTCTATTTTAACACGAACTTTGTAGCCAGAGAACATAACAAATGGCCCCTCAGTGGCGGTGTCATGTGGCTCCAAGGTAGTATAGATTGCGCCAATCTCCCGAATCAAGTGCTTCTCAAAGTCATTCTTATATGACTGTGGGAGTTCTCTGAAGGAGATCGTGCCAATAGGCCAAGGGTAAAGGTAATTCATCATGCTCAAAATCCGTAGTAAGATGGCACCAAAATTAATGCCATCTTATTACTTACATCAGATTTGAGATTTCAATAAACAACGCGGCGACATTAATTTCCCAGTCGGCAACAAATGCGTGCTTGTATTGATATTCAGCAATCAATACGACTGCCTCGTCCTTCCTCTTTAGACCCTTGATCTTATTCAGATTATCGTAAAGGAAGCGAAAGATGTCTTGTAGTTCATCTTTGTTGGCGCTTTCACACACTGACTTGCGAGCGCTACTAATATCACCGCTTTCAAGGTGCTGGAGCAATTCAATCTTCCAGTCTGAGATATTATCATTGCTAGTTACATTTAGCTTATTATTAATGCAGCCTGCCTCGAGAAGCTGCAGCACTTTACGGAAGTCAGGATAGCCGGCACTTACTACCTTGTCCAGGTCATCAATGTCAAAGTCAATATTCTCGGCTTCCAAGATATGAGCCGACTTAAGAAGCACTTCATCCCGATCCGGGGCCATGAAGGTGAATTCCTGAAACCTGGACCGAAGAGGTGGGGTCACCTTATTAATATAATTACAAGTTGCGATGAAGCGACAGTTAGAGCTCGTAGATTCGATCAGATCGCGAAGTAGTGCTTGAGCTTCATGCCCAAGATAATCAAACTCTTCAAGCTGCACAATTTTAAACTTGCCCATCGCCATGGTGGTCGCAAAGTTCTTCACCTTGTCTCGCATCGCCTCGATCTTTTCATCAGAACAATTTAGCTTTAGCACGTCATTCTTGTCGACATTGAGGTCTCTCACGAGTGCCTTTGACATCGAGGTCTTGCCAGTGCCGGCGCCGCCAGACAGCAGCAGGTTTGGAATATTTTGCTCAGCAATGAACGAATCAAACTTCTTACGATCGCGCTCATTACCAACAATAACTTCAGCCACTGTACGTGGACGCCACTTCTCAACCCAAATCTTTTTCATAAAACTCCAAAGTAAAACTTCTCTTAAAATTATAAACTACGTGGTGCACTGCGTGTTCACTTATAGTGCGTTTTAGGGCGCACAAAACCAAGCGGGTCTGCTGCCGCCGCATCCACGGTGGTGCTTGGGTCTTCCATCACATCTGTTAAAGATGACTTCACTGGCATCATTTGCTTTGGATCTTCTTCAACTTCATGTTTTGCATTCTCAATAATTGGTTCAGGTGGTGGCTCAATGATAGGTAAATCTTCAATTTGCTTTTCCTCCTGCATGGTAGTAACAATATCTTGCACGATAGGTTTATTTTCTGTTACATTAACATTGCTTACTATTGGTTGTTGAATAACAGGTATGGTTGAAGCTTCATGTGACTTCAACTGATTAATGAGTTTATCATGATTAGCTTGCTGCTTGCGTTCCTTCTCTTCCTTATGTGACTTTAGCCGAGCGTTCCCAGATACAATCAAAAATACAGCGAGTGGGTCAAAGACAATAACAATCAAGAAAATAATGTAATTGATTGCAGTTTCAATTGGCACATTTAACACTCTTGCGAGTGCATTGATATATCCAGCTTTAGCATTTAAGTTAATCTGATTGATTTGCACTTCAGGTAATTGCTTGTCAATTTCAGAAATTTTCTGATCTAAATTTTGCTGCTCGGCTTTAAAGCCATTGATTAGGCGTAAACGCTGATTAACAGAAGTTCTTTCTGGCAAATTAGCAATCTGATTGTCAATTTGATTCTTTCTTTCCTGATACTTTTGCTGCTGCTCCTTCAAGATGCTTACTTTCAATTCACCTTCTCGGCTTGAAAGCATGGCTTTAGAGAACTCACCGCTTAAGTATCCTGCAGCGCCAGCAGATGTGATTGTCATGGTAACAACACACGCTAAAATGGAATAGAACTTTCTCAAGTTTGAGAAGGTCTTCCAATCATTATACATCAAGCTAACAGTGACAATTTTCCCATAATCAAGAGCAATTGCCATCGCGATAATGATTAGGTTGGCGCCAAATAAGCTCGAAATACCAATGACAGAGATTAAAGAAGCAAGGCCCTCGATTAAGAGGGCCGCTAAAAATACTACGAAGGTAAAAACCATTTACTCAGATAAGCCAATATTGACTCGAATAAATGTGTTCTCTTTCACCATTTCTTCGGTTAATTGAACTTCAGAATACTTGCCGTCTACATCGAGTGCAACGATATGATCCCCAACTTTATAATCAATGAGTGCCTTGATGGCTGGAATTGAGATTTCGTTCAGGTGCCAATACTTTGCTCTTTTAATTTTAGCAACGTAGTCTTCATGTAACACAGTTTCTGGATGAAGGTAAAAAGTGCAAATTTGTGGATTTACAAATCCTACTTCATTAGCTGGAACTCTAGTTAATAAAGGAACAATACGTGGATCTTTTTCAATTGCTGATAAATCAACTACCTTTCCATTTCTTAATGGTGAGTAGGAAGAAACATTGCCTTGGCCTTGCTGTAGCTTTTCATTAATTTTTATTAGGTCTGCTCTTAGAGCCTCAAATAGCAAGCCATTAAAACCTACACATTTTATTTCAGACGGAGCAGATGTGTATTTCTTGCAATATCCAAATTCACCCACCTCGAATGAGCCAAATGAGATTTGTTTTAAGAGTTGTTTCAGTTCATTAAACATGGGTCTTTGTTGTTTCAGTTCATTAAACATGGGTCTTTGTTGTTTCTAGTTCATCATTTGTGACGAAGATAACTTTAGTATCATCAGTCTTCCACATCTTGACACCATCAACTTCAGTGCCGTATGACCACATTAAGGTTTCAATGTAGATAAAATCTCCAATGTTAATGCCATCGACTTCGGGCCCAACTGCTAGCACCTCACCCCAACGTGGCTGCTTTTGCTGGTTGTCATGCTGAGGGATGATAATGCCGCTCGGGGTTTTACGATCAGTGAACTTGCCCTTTGCACCGCCGGTGTCATCGAGAAAGCGGAACATGATGTTATTTTTTAGAGGATGGAGTTGCATATAATGTGTATGAAGTTATAAGTTTATTTTCTGCTAAGCTGCTTTGCCTTACCAGAGGATTCTGCCGCCGCTTCTTCCGCGACTGCCAAGAATTCTGGGTCTAGCTTCTCAGTCTTAACACCGTCTTTGATGTCGATCGCGACCTTACGTGCCTGAACAGCTTTAGGAACTGGAGCCGAGGCGAGTTGAGCTTTGATTCTTAAGAGCTCGAAATCGACCATTTCGCCTTTTGCTGATCTGATGTATTGTGCCATATATTCTCCGGTGCATTTAACGTTGGTTATTTATATTGCCGGAAAGGCACTATTTTAGTCATGATAGAACTCAACTAGATCAACATCCATTTTAATACAGTCGACAACGTGTAACCCTAAGATAAACAGGACGTATGACGCGCACGAGGAACCTCGACCAACTCCCCAGACAACATTATTCTTTTTCAGTTCGTGTAAGATATAAATGATGGTTTTAATAAACTCAACCATTCCTCTTACTTTAATCTCGACAAGCTCGAGGTGAATTCGTTCAATCGCCTGCTCTATTTCCTCTTCATTATAATTTAGCTCAGGTAGCTTTGCTTCAAATGCCTCGCCGATATATTCGTCGATATCCAAATTAACGAATTCTGGTGGCAGCCGCCAGTCCATCTTTAGAGGAATGGGCTCCTTCTTGATGATGCTAATTTGATCTTCGTCCAAAACTTGGTCGTTGAATAAATTAATTTCGTCAGTTAAACTCTCGACACGAAGCTTGCTTGGAGATACGCCAAGCAAGAGGAATTTGGAAACGAGATCAGGGTGAATTTCAATCACCCCATCAAACCTCAATGTATAGTCAGCTAATTTAGTCTTAAGCTTCACGTTTTACTTTAAGCTGGTGATTTGCTAGCTTTACTAGAATTGTTGTTGGCACGTCAACGTATGGATGCTCAGCATGGAAGAGAATGTTACCCCATTTACCAGTTTCTAAAAATTTCTTTGCCGAGTCACGATGCGCCTTCTTCTTTGGGTCAAAAAACTCCCGTGCAGGTAGGCACCTGTTAAGGATTGTAAAACGTGGAGTGTTGCCCATAGTTTCGTCTGCTTCGATAAAATCTGCCATTTTCAGTCTTCCTTAGTTAGTTGAACACACTTAATACCACGCTTCTCTAGATTCTTGATACCTTCAGACAGCCGATAGTGCTTGCGAAAAACTACTCGCTTGATTTTCGCCTGAATAATTAGCTTAGAGCAATCAGGACATGGTGAATGCGTAACATACAAAGTGCTACCTTCACTGCCCCCACCGACGTCACTTGCCGCTAGCTTTAAGATACAGTTAGCTTCTGCATGTAGCACCTCGCTCTTCGTTTTTACAATTTTGTCAGGAGGTTCGCCGATGCTATCTCGACCATCATAATTAGGATCATCGGCATATTCTTCACACACCTCATCTTCACCTTCACACCCTGCGGGCATGCCATTATAACCGTCACTTATAATGCGTTTATTCTTAACTAGGATGGCGCCAACTTGGAGGCGATTTGCTTTGGACCTGGTAGCCCACACCTCTGCCATCTGTAGGTAGGCTTCGTCAAGCTCGATGCGATCAGGATTAATTGTAAGTTGTTTCATTCTCAGATTGTATCACAAGTTTGTGCATAAGTATTATTATATTCTGATATCACATACTTGTAAACTGAGGTTATATGTTAGACATTCACGTCATTCCCAAAGCTGGCTTTGAGGACAACATGTTCAAGATGGTGCAGGCGCTCGTGCATCCTTTAATTAATGTCTATCACAGTAGTTACATTTTTGGTAACATATTAGAGGCGAGAATTGCAGGTTTCTCAAAGGGTACATCTAAGTACGTGACATGGATCGATAGCGATGACACGATAGTAAATGTTGAATGGGTAGAAAAGGCAATTCAAGTATTAGAAATGGATAACACCATCAGCGCAATCTATCCTCGTTGGAACGTCATAGAACATGGTAAAATAATTAGAACAACCCCAGAGCATGAATGGAGTGCGTCTTTACATGCAACGTGGTCATACATGCCATACGCTCACCATCTTACTATCATGAGACGAGAACAGGTTTTAGAGTCCTTAATGCTAGCTAAGGAAAATGTTAAGCACCTCATCCAGAGCACAGAGAGATACTTAGTGTCATCTCTTGTGAAAAATGGTAGGCTTATTTCTGAGCCTACCATCGCTTATAATTGGCACCTACATCCTAATACTGCCCGAACTAAGAACGATTCAGTTGAGGCGCAGGAGTGGTTAAGAAAGGAATTCTACATACACTCCCAGCTAGCTAAATTATGCTAAATTAGAAATCTTGACAATCGACACTCTAGTGTTAATAATCTTGATTGGCACTTCGTTTCCTTCTACATCTTGCACCGTGCCGGCAATTCTAATGTAAATGCCACGCGCACTGTCTGTTCTAAATTGGGTGCTGCCTGCAAGTGTGCGTGATCTATAAAGGTTAGCGCCTTCATAAGCGGCTCTTGCCGCTTTTAGCCTGCTACCATTTACACCGATATTATCATATAGATGAATTAAGCTTGTGCCACCAGGTTCTGGCACAACGTCACCAACTTGTCCTGCCCCGCCGTCATAATCTAGAGTTGCTTTAATTTCAACTTCACCATCTAAGTCCATACCGTTGCTATTATTGGCTTCGATGTTGTAGATCATCTTGACACTGATAATGTAATTACCAGTTTCTAATACCTTGAGGTAAGTCTGCCCGGGGAATCTGCCTGGGTTAGTTTCGTCGTATTCAATAATCGAAGGATCAACAAGCGTTTGGCTTTCAATTAAGTTCCCCAGTGGAAAGGCAAGTCGAGTATTAGAGCCAGCGACTGGGTCTACCTGTGGTAAAACCTTCTCTAAGCCAAGTGACTGCCAAATTGCTGACCTCATTGCAGTAGATGGGGTTGGGGTAGTACCGCCACCAGATGTTGCAGGAGTTTGTGCTAGCCATTCAAAACCATTATAAGTTAAAACGTCACCGCTCTTTGGGTTTGAAATAGTGACGTCAGTTAAACTATCTAGGTTAGCTGGAGCTGGCGCTGTTCCGCCTGTCGAGAGGGTCTTTGGCGCCCATTTAATGCCATTCCACGCCAACACTTGATCCATTGCAACTGTAGCTGAGTCGATACTGACGTCATCAAGCTGATATAGCGCGGTCTTAATGTCATAAAATACTTCAGGCTTTGCATACCAAAAAGCCCCGTTCCAGGTTAGTGTAGAGTTATAAGTTGGTTGGTAAGTTTTTACATTGACATCAAGTAAGTCGGCTAGACGTTCTGCACCACCAATAGTTTTATTAACAAAGGCAAACTGGTCAGGGTCAAATGCTAAGACTTGATTTGCTTCTGGATTATTAATATTGACGCCCCTAATTTTTTCAATATTAGGAATGGTTGCGTACCAGTTCGTACCGTTAAATCCTAGGAAGTCGCCGTATTGTGGTGCATATAATCTCAAGTTAACGTCGGTTAAATTACCTAATTCAGTTACACCGCCACTAACTTCTAATGTTGAAGGCTGCCACTTTCCATTTTTAAATGATAGATATTGTCCATCTTCAGGAGTTATAGTGTTGCGAACGTCCTCAAGGGTAGAGATTTTCTGGTTTGGAATAGTAACATTTAAAGCGCTGCCATCATTACCAGATAAACTAACATTGCCAACAAACTTAATTAGCTTTGGCGTCCAAGTATTGGAGTTAGTTTCGTTCGTAAACTGTAAGGTAGTTGTATTTGCCCAGCGCGAACCATTCCAACTTAATACCTGATTAGTTGCCAATCCATTTAAGTTGACATCATTTAAGTTGTTAATACCAACGGAATTGACATTGAGCTTGTTATCTAATACTGACTGCAGTCCATCAATATTATTAATGGTATGTGTGTGAATTAGATTTGCTTTGCCATTTAGTGCATCTTGTAAACTGACAATATCGCTGATCGCATGTGTGTGATTTGTATTAGCCTTTAATGCCAATACTTCAGCTAGAGTCCTACCAGCCCCGGCGTCTGTGGTGCCCGTTTGATTGATGGTTTCATAGATGCGGTTGAATGACAGTAAACCTGACCGACGAGCTGCCTTCTCATTGAGCGTGTCTTGTAAATTTAAAACATCATTGATTGTGTGGGTGTGACCGAGTAAAGAGTAGCGGTCGTCATGGTTGTGGGATTTTAATGCATAACGATCGTCAAATAGCTTGTCAGCGTTCATCTTGTTATTCAAGAGAGGCTGTAAGTCAGTAATATCTGATGCCACGTGAGTGTGGCGTAAGTCGGCTTTTGTGTTAGTTAAGATGTTAATTTTAGAATCAGCTTGATCTAGTCTAGCATTAACATCTCTCAACTTACCAGCTTGATCAGCAGACATATAACCGGCTGATGTTGGTGATGCCTCATTCATACTGATGCTAACCACGCGCTCACCAATTACATTGATAGACTCAACTGCCTTAATAGGTGCAATGCCTGAAATTAAGACTGAGGATGGGCCAGAAGAGTAAACTGCAGGTTCAGTTTCAGCATCTACACCAAAAACAATCGTGTTCTTGTTCTTGACAAAGCCAACACGATAAGCTAATAAGCCTGCTGGCCGTGATGATGTTAAGGTGCCGGTGCTGTCAATATACAACGCTTTGCCAATATCGCGTGACCAATCCCACTGATCATATGTAATGTCCCCGCTCTGGGTTAATACACCAACTTCATTCTTGTATAATGCATCTTGGACAATACCGATTGGCGTCTTCTTATTAATTTCGGCCGGGCTTGAGCTTGCCAAAGACACTGTGTCTTCACCTGAGAAGTAAACTAAAGACATCGCTGGGATGTTTTCGCCCGCGCGTACTGGAATAAATGCATTTGGCGGGATTGCTAAAACGCCAGATGAGCCAGTTGTGGTTCTAATTCTGACTCTAGTATTAGAAGTCAGGAACTCGCCACTTGAAGTTCTTAGTGGGTGCAACTGGCTATCAAGCATGACATAACCAGGATTTACAGGTGTATTCAAATTAACTTGTGTGCCATACTGTCTAGATGTAATGGAATTATTACCAGCATTAACAACCCCTGCAAACAACCTAACTTTTGTTAACCACTTATTTGCCTGCGAAGAGAATACCTTCATTGTATTAGTATTCAAGTCAAACCAATGCTGGTCATTGGTAGGGTTTTGTGGTGTTAAGGCAGAAACTTTTGGCTCGAGAGTAGTAATACCATATGCAACATTACTAGTAAGCAAATCCATGTCCCAATACAAATAATTATCTACGCCATCGACTAGTGGCCCCCACGCATTCTGTACACTGCTGTCAAATGCCTGTAAGTAATCTGAACTGCCATGTGCAAAAGTAATAAGCAATGGGGTCGGCGCAACGTTTAAGCTGACAAAGCCACTAACTGCAGATAGTTGCAAGAATTGTGGTAGACCGCTGGCGTCTTTTTGGTATGAAATTAAACCCTGTCTGAAGCTGTTTCTCATTTTATTTCCAATAATAACTGATGATGTATTTAATGACACACAACAAAAAGCCACCCTAAGGTGGCGATTCTTATTTAGCAACTAATGCTATTAGCGGGTGACGTCGAGTGGCTCAATCATTTCATGCCAGAACATCATTCCAAAATTAGGCAATTCTAATTCATTAATATTAACTTTGCTGCCCTTTTGAATTGAGAGATGCGGGGTGTACGTCTCATAGTCATGAGTACCCCCAATGCTCATAAAGTACTCATGACGTCTATTCAAGGTGGGTGAGTCTAATACTATCACTAGATATCCATCATCAAATTGCTCAAACTTTATTGGCGTCGCAAAGTACTCTGTCGATAGCTGCGTCGTTTTAACTTCTTTTCTAGAATATAAAAGGGTGACGTGCAGGTCATCATTTAAAGTGATTCCCTGCACGACAGCCCACTCTTTTAAGAGAGCTAACGTTGCAGGCGTCGGCTTGACAGAAATGTAAGTTCCGGTAGTATTTTCCATTAACTCTCTCAGTAACATATTTTATGCTAGAAGTTTCTTTAGTTCGTTAAAGCCGCCGATGGGCGTGCCATTATGTAGAATTTGTGGCATGCTCTTGGCCGTTGGGATTTGGCTAATTAGGTCGTTACGCGAAATATACTTTGCGTTCTCTTCCTTCTTTTGTCCGACATCGAGGTGGACAATCTCAAAGTTGGCACCGCACTTTTCAAGTAGTGCCTTGCTTTGATCACAGAATGGGCATGCAGGTTTTGAATATACTGTAAACATAGTTCTCCTTAAAGGTCTGGAAGATCGTCATAGTCAATAGTTGAAGTCATGGCGCCCAGAACATACGCCACGTTTTCAGTTTCTTGCATCGCAACTTGCTTCTTGTTGGTGTTGAAGTGCTTATTGTACCATGGAAGGGGAGTTGAACGGACGGTAATAGGAATCTTAATCCCGATGTCGTTCAACTTAAGGGGTGCAGTATGGTCAACGAAATCGACCATGATTTTTTCATTCATGCCGGACATTGGACCAAACTTAAATTGATACTTTGCCCACGACTTCTCTTCGTCAATAACGGTAATAAGTGCATCACGCGCTTCCTTCATCATCTCAAGTGCAACTTGCTTGAAGCGGGGATCGCGCTTAACGAGAGAATTAATAATCCAGGCAGTCCATTTGGTGTGAAGTGTTTCGTCCTGTAGAATTAGGGAGATGATATTGCCTGAACCGATAAAGATTTTGTTTTCAACCATACCCAAACTGGTAGCGAATGAAACCATGAATCGAATTGCTTCTAACCCGTATGACGCAATCAAAGCCATCCAAATGGCTCTAATGTGTTTATGTTCGGTGGTTTGGCTTTCAAGGTACTTAATAGTTGGTGCAAGTAAAGCCTTCAGTTCAGGATTACGTTTGACATCTTCTCTTAAGCTATTTAGGGTGATTATGTTGCTGTTGATCTGGTGAAGCTCATCATAATATTTGCTAATGCCGCTCGTCATATTGATAATTTCTGGATTATCATGGATAGAGTTAAACTGCTCAACTGGCACGTTGTAAATGTTTTTAATAATGTGCGAATATGAGTCAGAGTGGATTTGTTCAATTGCTGACCACCACAACATCAGGCCTTCAATTTCTGGCACTGAACAAACTGGAGTAAAGATTTGAACTGGTGATCGACCTTGGATAGAATCAAGGGTAGTTTGACGCAAAAGGTTAGAAGTGTAGATGTGACTGGTTGCACGAGATGCTTCCTTGAAGTCAATCTGATCCTTCATCAAGTTAATTTCACCTGGTTGCCAGAAGGCACCCTTCTGGATGTTTAAAAATTCAGCAACTTTAGGGAATGCATATTCTTCGTAGCGCTGGATAGTAACTGAACCGGCTGGGTCTAAGAACATCTGCCGATTGCTGTAGTTTGGGATTTTTGAAAAGTCTAGTGTTGCCATGTTAAAAATAGTTATATAGAGGTGGAGAATTTAAAATTCTCCACCCTCTTAATTTATAGAACGCAAGCCTCGCAAGCTTCTTCATCATCGATACTCATGATAGGTGATGGCTCACCAATGTATTCAATTATATTACTTACGCTGGCCTCGTCATCCTTACTAACAGCATCGTGCAATCCTTGCTTGTCGGTTAGGTTGTAGTAGTGAGACTTAAATCCCCACTTATGGCACAACATTAGCACCTTCAATACGAGGGTGATCGGAATCTTACCCTGTGGGAAGAACTTCGGTGAGTAGAAGGTATTAGACGAGATACCTTGATCAACATACACCTGGCAAACTGCCACGGTCTTCAGGTATGGGATTGGGTCTGGCTGATCCCATAGTAGTTGATAGTGCTTGCCTAATTTCTTGTATTCTGGTGCAACTTGCGCAAAGCCGCCAGCTTTGCTTTCCTTAATAACAATTAGCTGCTTAATCATTTCCATGCCGTTGGTTGAAGTCAACACGACAGAGGATGATTCAACCGGCGCAATTGCCATGAGAGTGGAGTTGCGAATGCCAAACTTTACCATTCGACCCCGTAGGAATTCCCAAGCAAGGTCTTCAGATGGGCTGAAGTCTGTAATTTCATTGACGCCTGGCGCTCGACGCTCCCACGGGAAGACGCCCTTGCCATACCATGTGTTCTTTGATTCAGTGCATGGGCCCTTCTCTTCAGCCAAGTCAACGCTTGCCTCAATTAGATAATATGAAAGGTGCTCCATAACCTTCTTCATTTCAGCTAGCGCTTCAGGCTCACCATACTTAAGCTTGCGCTTAGCATGCCAGTAGGCAACGTTGGTGATACCTATTCCGAGTGGCTCGAATTCAATGTTGTGCAATCTAGATTGTTCAGTGAGGAAGGTCTGATATTGCAGCAAGTTGTGTAACCAACGATGTAGTACACGAGCTGGGTGCTTCAAGTCAGATGGACGCTTAATTTTGCCCAAGTTAAGAGAACCTAAGGTGCAAAGTGCAATGCGGCCGTCGGGATCATCGACAGTTTGGAACGAACGGGTGTGCAGCATGATTTCAGTGCATAGGTTCGTTTGGTAAACTGGGGATATTGTCGAAATCAGCGGGCCTTGATTCTGAACGTTGTCTACATTCAAAATGAAGATACGGCCGGTTTCTTGCCGTTCCTTAATGAACATGTCCTTGAAGATGGTTTCGGCTGGGATTGAGCGAGTGCGCAGGTCCTTCCTTTTCTCATACTTGACATACAGTTCTTCAAACTTCGCGATATCACGATAGTAAGCTTCATACAAGTCAGGCACTTCATTTGGGTCGAAGAAGGTGATGTTTTGCTGAGCTTTGAGCCGCCGCCAGAAGATCGCGGCATTTGCAACGCAGTAGTCAAGGTGACGAACTCGACTTTCCTCAGTGCCTTGGTTGTTCTTTAAAACAATTAGGTCGGGGAATGAGTAGTGCCAGATTGGATAGTTAACGGTTGCGGCGGCATTACGAATACCACCAGCGGAGCATGAACGCAAATCATAGAACCACTTCTTCAGGAATGGGGTAAAACCAGTGTGCTTGATTTCACCGTTGCGAATTGGGGCACCAAGCGGGCGAAGACGACCAACATCCAAACCAATACCGGCGCGCTTGCTTGCATAGTCAGCAAGGACTTGGCCAGATGCAAAGATTGACTTAAGAGTGTCGTCAGACTTAATTAAAACGCATGAGCTAAATTGCTTGGTTGGGGTACCTAAGCCTGCAAGCACTGGAGTTGCCAAGGTGAACATGCCGTCAGATGATTCTTGATAACCATCTCTAACCCACTTCATACGGTCCTTCTTCTCAGCGTGAAACGCGGTGGCTGCTGCAACCATGTAACGCACTTGTGGGGTCTCAATAATTTGACCAGTTACCTTATTTTGAACTAGGTACTTTTCGCATAGCTGCTCAACTGCGGCATAAGGTAGAAGCTCGTCTTTGTCATGGTCAATGTACTTATCAAGTTGGTCCCATTCGGCTTCGGTATACCACTCTAGCAATTCACTGGTGTAGAGCTTTGTATCAACGTTCTTCTTGATGATTTCATACAGTCGCGGTGGGGTGTAATCTCCATACACGTCCTTCCGCAGCATGGTGATGCGCTGCTTACCAGCTGCCATTTCGTACATGACGTCACCAATGTCGGGATGCTCCGACTCGTCAATTAAATTAACCATCCCGCGAAGTGCGATTTCATCCAGCTGTCGTGTCGTCATGCCATCATGAAACTCAGCTTGCGCGTGAATCTCAATCATCGATGGGGATACGTTTGGAATGCCATCGCAGACACGGGCAATTTGGGCCTGGAATTTAGCGAGGTCAAACTTAGTTTTAGAACCATCGCGTTTAACTAATGTGTAATCTTCTAGTTTCTTTTCCATATTTCAGTGTAAATGTTGATTTCAGAGATAGCAATGCCCGCTAACAATTAGTTATTGTAACTTAAAGTTAAGAAGGGCTAAAGACAATAATAGGCTCACGATGGAGCCTATTATGTCTTATGCAAATGTTTCTGGGGAAGTTGTGAAGGCGCGCATTTCATTAATGCGGCGGAGCCAACCATTGAGGTATTTTGCTTGTGATGGGTTTGATGCGACGATCTGCCTGTAAAAGGCAGTGCGCTGATCACAAATGCTATTACATGCAGTAATCTGGTTGAGGGTTTTAATTTTGGCGAGTGTGACAGGTCCAATTACGCCATCTGCATTTACACCTGCTGCCCGCTGTAAGAAGGTGTTGGCACGCTGAATGCCGTGGTTAACGCAGCCGTCAAAGTGTAAAACTGCAATTCGTGATGGTAGTTGGTCGCACTTTCCGGCGATCCAGTATCTTGCGAAGTAAACCGCCTTTGCTTGTTCCCAAGTCAATAATGCAATATTCAAATCATTATTGGCATTTTTAGCCACGCCAAATTTAGTTTCGCCGCCCCTGTCTTGGGGATCGTTGACGTAACCGACTGCTTTACGGTTAGCGGCAGTATCAATCCGACCTAATAATACGGCTGGGTGGTTTACATTCCAGAAACCACCCACCTCGTACAACATCGCATGGTCAATAGCCCGTTCAAAGGCTTTTGTGTATGCCATAATCATACTCCTTGTTTATGAGGAGTATTTATAAGGCACCGCCCAGATTACGAAAGATTAACCCAAAATATCACCAACTGTGCTGCCATTAATATATCTCCCTAAATCATGGGGTCCGCACACAATACCATAAAAAATCTGCTTTCCATGTGATAATTCAGGCCCGGTTGGGTGAATCATAGCACTTCCCTTCAGAATCATTGGGTGTACACAGGATTTCTTTTCTGAAAAATTTACAACCTGTAATTTAGTTGTAACTAATTTTGAGTCGTGCGGCGAGAATAACAAAATGTCATGTTCGAAGGTGGCACAAGCCGTAACTGGGATTGTGTCAATAGTATAAGTTTCCTTATCCACTGCAATCAAAGACCAGGATGCAGGCAAGTCCATCTCTAGATTTTGCACCTTGATAGTAATGGTTGGCCCGGTTGTTTCTTCCAAGTAATCTAGTGATTCAACCTTGAAGTCCATCATATGGCCTGAGAAGGACCAGAAGTGAGTGACTCCCATTGGGGCACTAATATTATCGATAATGTATGGACGTGAGAAGTCAGATAGGATTTGCATGTTTTCTTATTTTCAATCTAATGCTGTTATAGTGGGGCTGGTGTGTAATCGGCTTCAAAATCATCTTTTGACATTACAATAAATCTGCCTAATTTAGTCTTAGTAATATAATCTCCCGGTTCTATGAGCTCGGGATAAAATTCACCATCCATAATAAAGTCAGAAACTTCTAATATACCATATCGGTTACGTGGCAACTCTAATTCAAGTGTTCCTGCCGTCCCGACTATTTTAATATCGTCGGTATTAAGTAATTCTCTAACGTCAGGGTGATCACCGTGTTTCCACCACTGAGTGGCTTCAACATATTGTGGGTTTCGCATGTATCTCATAGAGTGATTATCGACATGTAGATTGCACCGTATTCAAAATCAGCGTGATCAAATCCTGCTTCGCTGTATGCCTTTTCAATTTGAATCTTTTGAATTGAAACTAAAATCTTAGAAGTTGCGTGCTTGTTATATTTCTCTTCATTCTTAACTAAAGCTAAGACTTCATGCTTAATGTGATTAAATGCCGCATATTCTAAGTCTAGACCACCATTGATCATAATAATGCGTTTTTCAATATCAATAGCGAAGTCCTCTTTTGCTATCATATCGCCGTAATTTTTATCGTGATATGAATACGGTCTATTAAGCTTGAATGTATTACAGTTTAAACTTTCTGGTGAATTACCCACAGTTTGAAAGTCAATTTGGATGCTATATCTTAAATCCAACTTTCTTAATTCAGAGATTACTTTTCTACGCAACTCTATATTAGCAAGGTATTCGTCTCTGCTCATGTTATCTTCCAATTCTGTTATTTGACAATCGCTCAATTAACATCTTTAGCTTGTCATTCTCTAATTCTAGCCTATCAATTCGGGCGGCAAGTTCAGCATATCCACTAATATTTTTGTGTTCTTCCATGCCTAATCGATTATTTCTATCAATTAGCTGCAAGTTGTCAAATTGCTCTTTAGTCATTGTCATGATGATAGCCTCTTAAGTTTGTTTTGCAATTCAGTTACTTGAGCTTTCAATACCCTATTTTGGTGCACCAATAGATTTGCCCTATCAGTTAGGGACTTAATCTGATTAGTTAGTGAACGCGTGTGCTTAAAAATATTCTCATTGAGATGTTTTATATTAGCTTCATCCTGTGATGGCATAGAATCCTCATGTAATTTTCTAATATTACTGATTGTAACACGCACCACAAAGTCGCGCAAGTATTTCTAGGTTGCGCGACTTTGTGGTGCAAAAATGCTTAGACTTTCTCTTTTACAAATTTAGCGTGAAATTCTTCTTCTGTATACTTTCTAACAACATACCCTTCGTCAGCATCAAACATATACCTCAAATAATAATCTTTATATTTTAAAGCATAAAGAGTGTTTACCGACACTCTTACATCCTTATGATGAACCGCAAAACAGTAAGTTTCCTTAGGATCAACTTCCATAAGAAGCGCCTCTAAGTGTTCTTTAAGAAGCGCATATGAGGTATCATCTAATGGTGTTAAGATAGGTGCTGTGCAAAAAATATCATCAAATAATGATACGGTCACACCCCATGCATGCTTTTTAATACTTTTGTATCGTGTCTCTTTCGCGTAATCATCTAAAGTTAGTTTTTCCATAATTTTTCCCTAAAGCTTGTATTTTACAAGTTTGTTAATAGGATATTCGGATTGTTTAAAATATTTTGCACGCTCTCTGTAATGTTTCTTACTCCACTTCAGTTTGGAGTGAACATCCACCAGGTGAACACGCTCTTTATCTCGGCCTTTTCGCAATCCACGGCCAATACTTTGAATACAGCGGATGAAGGACTTGCCTGCATCCACCATAATTTCGCAGAAAATCCGATCAATACTAATACCAGTTGACGCAATGCCGAAGGTCGCAATAACAATCAAGTCATCACGGGTTTCAAACATACTATACCACTCTGCTCTGACATCTGTATCATCCGCGCCATGTAAGAAGACGGAATCCTTGATTAGTTTCTGTAGTGCCTTACCCTGTTTAATTGAATTTACTAAAACTAGGGTGTTGCCATATTGCTCCGCCTTGACAATAATCAAATTGGCTAGAAAGTCAAGCCGCTCGGATGACTTCGCCAAGAAAGTCTTCTCACTGCCGTAATCTGGAAACTCTTCATCGACGTCATCTTCAATCTCGACTGGCTCAATCTCAAGTTGTGCTAGGTATCCCATTTCCATCAACTGCGCGGCGGATATAGAATATAATACCTCGCCAATGGAGCCCTTCAGAGTGACCTTGTCAATCTCTGGAGTAGGCATGGTACCAGTAAAACCGAAGCGATACCCAATATCCTTTGCATAGACATTAATTAGTTCGCCAACTACCTTCGCCTTAGCACCATGCGCTTCGTCAACAATGACGCAGTGGAAGTCTCTCACTACAGCTGGGTTATTCTGTAGAGATTGCCAAGTCGCAACTACCACCTCGTGGTAGATGTCTTTCGTACTGCCTGAATAGATACCAACATCTAATAATCCTAACTTAAAGGTGGCAACTGTCTGCTTAACTAAGTCGTCTGACGGCACAATAACGATAGTGCGCTTATCATTAATTGCCATTACATCCGCCAGGCCAGCAACCATCCAAGTCTTGCCTGAACCCGTCGCAGCTAGAATAAAGCCGCTGGTATTTTCCAAGCATGCATTGATGGCATCAACTTGATATGGTCGCAATTCGACTTTAAGCTGCATGCCCGGCTTATTAATAAACCAATCTTTGTCAATCCTAGTATCAATTAACTCTATAGGCTTGCGGTTATCCACTAAGTCAATGTCGTAATTCCAACTTTCCAGGTATGGGGTGATGTCATCTAGCAGTCTATGGTAGACTTTGCCATTCTTATCAAAGAAATTTACCTTCCCATTCCATCTCCCAATCTTGTAGGCAGGCATGAAAAAAGCCCCCTCGACCATGAGAGCAAACTTATTTTCTAAGAACTCTTGGTCAGGAGGATTCAAGCCACTGATGTGACAATATACTTCATCATTTACAGTAATACGTGCGGTCTTACCCATACTTAAAGTGTCGTTCTAAATTATTCATTTTAATAAACTTGAAAACATTTGGCTCACCGATTGAGTTTGCCATCTTAGCCCACACAAGCTGGGTGATTAAACTCAGCTCGTATGCGGTAATGTCTGTCTCAATACTTAACTTAATTGTAACACGCTCACCATTTTCATTAATGTATGTTAAGGACAAGGTAGGAAGGTCAGCAGTTTCACCACCTTGTTTGACTTTGAACAGCTTAGCATTATCGAGCATTGGAAATTGCTGTAAAGAAACAGGAATCTTGATGTGAGATACATCAGGCATCGTTGTGTCCATCTCTGTCTTTCCTCTATATCCAACTTGTACGTTATCTATATCCACGTTAACGAATGGATCAACTACTAATCTAGTTACAAATTTCATATGATTGCGTCCTCGATAGTGGCTACACGCAACTTAACAATTGCGCCGATCATCCAGCCCATCTGCTTAAAGCCGTCAACGATTTCTTCTAACTTACCGTAAATCAACGCCGCTTCAATGATAAGCTGATTTAGCTCGACAATGTCCTTCTCACCATTAATCAGAGTCGTCGCTTCTCTTGCAGCAAGCGCTCTTGATCCTTGAGAGTAATTCTTAGTAAAACGCGCTTCAAGTCTATTCCGGTTATTTTCTAACCACTTCATAAGCTGCTTCATTTCCTGCATTTTCTGCGCGTAGAATGCCTGGTGCTTTGGTAAGTCTCGAGCTAGGTGCTCGAGTTTCTTTCCTTCAATGTCAAACAGCTTATCAGACTCGATGACGTATTGCTCATATTCAATAAACAGCTCAGGCAGTTGCTCCTGTAGCTTGTCGTCTTCAAGTGTGAATAGAAAGCTCATTAATAACCTTCGTCCTCGTCATCAAGGTAGTTATCATTTTCGTCATCATCGGTGTCGTCATCATCGCGTGGGTTCTTACCAGTCACGTCTTCAATCTTGAAGGACTTAGCTAGGCCATCACCAACGACTAACTCGCCAATAGTTTCTGCCTGCTCCTTGGCATCGTCAATGCTATTTTCTTTGATTTTAAAAGTGATTGTTGCTTCGTAAATTGCCATGATATGTGATCTCGCTAAAAATGATATTTTAACAAATTAAATTACTTGATATAAACCTGTATAAGGTTAAAAGGGGAGAATTAAATTCTCCCCTTATTTTCAATCTAATGCTTTATCGTTGTCGTCGTCTGATAGCGCTTCGATAATTTCAGCAGTATTGACTGCTTCCTCTGGCCGCTCTAGAATTGGTAGGCATTCTGGGTGAGTTAGTAATAACTTAGCAATGTCATGCGTAAGTTCGCTTTCCTTAAATGCTACTCGTTGCTTTTGGCCCTTTGCATCAGTAAATTCAGCAACATACTTTTGCTTTTCACCAGGTTGAGTGCCCTTGGCAATGACCTTCATCTCTTCCAGCAACTCAACCAAGCCGCTGAATGGGCTCATGCCCTTGTTGTATGGAACTTCTAATTCAACCTTAGTGCCAAGCTTTGCAAAACGTGACTTGTAGGTTTCGAACTTCATTCGGACGCCAGTTACAATACCTTCTTCCTTCAGCTTCAGCTTAGTAACAATACCAATAATTGAAACTGAGAACTTGGTGCTGTTAGTAATGGCCCATGCACCGTCACCCATCATAATGTCCTGTGGATAGACGTGATCGGTTAACACGAACGAGATAGGAAGCCTACCGATATTGCCAACTGCAAGTCGTAGCATTGCTTTACGACGCTTTGCAAGCTGACCTTGATCACCCTTAATAACACCCTTGTCGTAGTTCTCGATTTCTGTCGAGGAGCTCAACATTGCAAGTGAGTCCAATACAATAAGAACCTTATCACCATTTGGATTATCCTTACCGAATTCCTTAGTGTAGGAACTGAAGAAGTCTGATAGAACTCGATTCACGTCTTCAATCGTGGTGACTGACAGATAAGTGAGCTTTTCTTCGCTAATGTCGACGCCGATCTTACGCAGATAGTCTACGTCAATCGCATGCTCTGAGTCTAGATACACAATGTGATAACCTTCAAGCTGGGCTTGCAGTGCAAGGTTAGAAGCCATGAATGACTTACCAGAACCTGATGGACCTGCAAATAGAGTTAGCTTAGAAAGTGGAATGCCCTTCAGGAAGTCACCGCTGAGAGCGCGATTTAGTGCATAGTTACCGGTTGATAGCCATGTTTCAGTGGTCTTGATACCAACACCAACAGTGTCAAGTTTAGCCACGTCTTTCTTAAATTGAGAAAGAAACTTTAATGCCATTTGTATTCCTTTTTGAAAACGACTTCGGCAGAATTGCTCTGCCGATTTTCCCAAATTAGGTGGACCCGAAGGCCCACTCCTAATTATTCTGCTTCTTGCTTAGCCTTTTGTGCTGCTGCACGTGCCTTGAGTTGCTCAACAACTGAGAGCTTCTTTTCGCCAGCTGGCTTTTCAACTACAGCTTCTTCCTGCTTTTCAGTAGGTGCGTCGTCTTCAGTCTTGGTCTTCTTGACCAAATTTAGACCTTCGGTCTTTGCAGTTTCCTTTGGCTTTTCTTCACCATAAGAACCACCGGTGCGATCTGCAGTGAGCATAGCCTCGAGGACTTCCTTGCTCATCTTTGGGGTGCGTTGCTTAGCTAGATCGAAGAGCTCCATAGCTTCAACTACATCGCTGTCAACATTGCTTTGCTTCGGCGCGAAGCTTGAGGTACCATAGTCAGCGTAATCACCGGACTTGCTCTTTTTAATACGGAAGTTATAACCGCCCTGTAGTTCGTATGGAGCTTCCTCAAGGTCACCAGATTGGAATGCAGCCTGGATTTGCTTGAAGATTTTTGGTCCAAATTCAATTAGCTTAACTAGCTGCTCTTGATCGTGCTCAATTGGTGTGTCCATCACTAGCACTTGACCAATGTAGGACTTCTTGCGGTAGTACTTCTTACCTAGAGCTTGGTTGTGTTCTGGGTCCTTCTCGTCGTAGTACTTCTGTGAGAGTGCGCAGATTGGGCATTCTTCACCGTACATCTTCAGGCATGGTACCTTTTGGCGCTTGCCATTGATAGTGAGTTCGTGAGCGAGGTTTTCAACTAGGAAGCCCATGCCGTTGTCTTCGTCGGCGTCGGGTAGGAAGCGAACAACAGACACGGTGTCTACGTCGGCCTTCCAGAATGGGAAGAATAGTTTCCAAGATTGATCGCCACCACCTTCGTTAGAGGTCTTTGAAGCGAATGCGGAAGCTAGATCAGCGAGAGATTTCTTTGCCATTTTATTTAAACCTTTTCAAAATTAAAAATTACATAAAGCATACAGACCCATTCGTCTGCAAGTTATTTATATGAAACCGCCAGCTTTATGCATAAGATAAACGACTTAGTTTGTATCGTTTAAGTAGTAATTGTAACTTAGTATATGATCGTTTCAATCTTAATTTTGGGTTAAATGAAAAAGGGCCCGAAGGCCCTTTAAAATGCAAGAAATGTATTTTAGACAATTTCCATCACGTAGCTATCCACCTCAGACCCTACCAGCGGAGTTGCCTGTGCCATCATGATGGCATGAATGCGCTCGGGTGGCAGAAACTTGTCAGTCCTAGTCTGTTGTCTCTCATTTACTTTCTTTTCAGATGCGTAGAATTCCACGCTAGTGATGTGATAGTTGCGGCGTCGAGCCTCACTCACCCAGAAGTTCCGGCCCTTCTTATTGTGATTCATTCGATCTACCACTAGCGTCTTACGACTATTAAAGGCTTCCATGAATTTCTTCATGGCAAATTCCTTGTAGCCTTTTTCATCTTGCATGTGGCAGTAATTCCACGCCTCGCGATAGCGATCCGCATCAGAGCACGCATTATATCCATAACTGCCAGTCACCGTATCACCCCAGCACTTCTCAGCATATTGAATACGAAGATCGTCCTCACTCACTATCACGCACCTATGATTATGCCCGAAATGTTGACGGATGTAAGTAGTCTTCCCAACACCGCTGGGTCCAACCAGCAGGATCATTGCTGCCTCGGGCTCCTTATGGTTCTCAAACTTACCATCAAAGTGCATTTGCGTAAGTCGGCGCAGTTGATTCTTGCGAGGCATTTGAGTAATATCTACTTTGTCAAAGTCATTAATCCAGTTCTCGACGTTTTCCAGCTTTTCAGCGTGATTATCAGAAATACGACCACGTGAATCAGAGCGAAGCATGTCATAGAAACACACATATTCATTCTCAAGCGTCATCACGAGTGCCCGCCGCAAATTCTTCAGCTTTTCAACATTCTTCAGCCCATACGGAAGGTGATGCTCGATCATCAGCTTGATCGCCCGAATATCAAGCCAGTTCAACCCCAACTTGAAGAGGCCATCACGAATCTCTTTATCATCGCACACCACATTGATGAACTCGTTTGCCGAGATGGGTTCATGCCCAGCATAAGACCGATAGAAGACTCCAGGTTGATCCTTTTTCTCAAGGATTTTTTCTGCTTCAGGCTTGCCAAAATCGTGGAAGAGCAAAGCCACCCGAGTCATGAGCTGTTGCTTGGCAGTACGCTCATGTGCAATCTTTTCATATTGCTCGAGGGTCATCATGGTATGGACCCACGTGTTGGCTTCACGGTGCCAAGGGGAATCCTCGACAGTCTTTTGCATTGCAATCCCATACGTGCTATTTTTTGCAATCTCAACCAAGTCCTCAAAAGCAAATTCGCTCATTTTAAATGTCCTTTATTTTGTTAAGCTAATTATAACATGAACCTAAAAGTAAGTACACAAAAGAAAAGGGCTCTTTAAGAGCCCTTTATTAAATGTTCAAATTATGATTTCACATCAAGCGCTTTTGCAATGTATTCAAATCGTTGGCTGTCAGTCAGCTCGTTCCAAGATGGAAATCGATTTGAATTAATATCAGTGCTGTAGACATAATCTACGTACAATTTCTGAGCAGCAATAATCACCTCATCCTTAGTATTACTAGATACATAAGATGTTTTCTTAGGGATAACATCTTCGACATAAAGGAATGGAATCCTATAGTCGCCGATTTCAGTCATAATTTGGACTTCATCGCCATTTTCTAAAATGAAAACTAGCTCATTTACTGCGTTAGAAGTTACGCTCTTAATAGTTTTACCTTCTAAGAACTTAAACTTTTTCTGACGTTCAAGTTCTGCGTCATTAATGAAATTCTTCTTAAAAATAGTTGACATATAATTTAATCCAGACGAGTATTAACAGAAATTTTTATCCCTAATTCCTTAATTTTACCCGCAAATGCCCTTGCACCCGCTTCTTTGGCATACATATTTTGGCATGAGTTACCAGACGGGTTCCAGATGCTGTACCCACCATAGTAGTCGTCGGTTCGACCAATTTTCTTTTCCTTCAGCAGCTTGACAAGAGGTCCACGTGCGGGTTTAATATTTACCCATGCGAATCCACACGGATAATTGTCCCCACCATTTTCATCTAGATAGGTTTGGGTTGCAAGTGCTGCGGCTTCTTGTGCAGCAATAAGAGTTTCTTCCAGTAGCGATGACATATAATCCTTTACTTGGAGGGCTTACTATAATTATACAATGCCTTTGAGACAGTGTATACAGTAGAATTAGCATCAATAGGAATATCATCCTCATGGATGTCAATTTCTAAGGCAAGTTCGTCTTCGACCATCATGATAATCTCAACAACATCCAAACTATCAACACCCAAGTCAAGAAGTGTATTACTAATGACTGCAGACTGGGAAGTGTTAAGTTGATCAGCAGTATTTTTAATAACTGACTCTAAGAACTGCTGCTCGTAAATTGACACTTCTCCGAGATTCTCGCGGATACCCGCCTCTACAACTGGCCCTTCATCTTTCTTCTTAAATGATTCCAAAATGGGGGTAAATGCCTTGATAATTTGTGATAGCTTTTTATTCATCTTGCTGTTGCCAGTAATAGCAAAGCCTTTCTTCAGTTCTTGCAGCGTATTTAGGGCATCACCAGCATTACGAATCATTTGATCATTCATAGGTCACCATCTTCCTTCATTCGATCAATATTAGCATTTAACATGTTTTCAAAGAACTCGTCAAGAATCTCAGCCTACTGATTTGCCTCTTCATGTGTTCTAAAAATTTACTCACTGACACGCAAGTCCAATTACTAATTCTGCTACTCATATTATCCCAAAATGTAAGTTGCAGTGCCAACTAAAGTACATACAACTATCACTAGCATTATAAAGAGGACCACAGCAATCCTAGACATTACCTCAAATGCCTTAATGTGTCCAGGCACGGGACACCATGAGTCGTCGTATTCAGGCAGTCTAGCAAGTTTAATGACAAACTTAATAAATGCCGTTGTTATTTTTTCTCGTAGCGTCATACTTATCCCCAAATATAGGTTGCCATACCGACAATTATACACACTACTACAGAGAATGCGACGTACAAGACAGCAATGACTTTAAAGAAGTTCATTTGTCAACTCGCTCGTATTTCGCACAGTATGGCTTGCCTTGCTCGACATTCTGATTTACTCCTACAGAAATCTCTCTATTATTTTGTGTAATAAACGTTAGGCTTTTATCCCGTAACCGTAGGATTGTGCCGACCTTTACTTGATCGACGCACACCTCATGAGTAGTTAGGTTGTAATATGCGACCCATGAAACTGCGCCAATAAAGAACAATACAGAAACGCATAAGAAGACGACTTTCATTTTTTGCATAGTTGAAATTTCAGAAGTGCGGGTTGCGTTCGTCAACATGACCACCGATCATCCACGAGTAGCCACCAACTTGCTTCCAACCAGCACTGTTTTTACGACGGTTAAACTTATGGCCAGTGGAAGTAATCACCATCTGCTTCGGCGTGATGCGCACAATCTCACCACACGGATAGGAATCACCGTTGAAGGACTTGGAAACCTTATCACCAACTTTGGGAGGCACGAAGATCGAGTAGCGGGGAGAGACGTGTTCACCTGCATCTGCGGCTTGGTATTCAACGCCAGATACTTCAGTGACCTTCTTTGCAAGTTCCTCACACTGTTCAAAGTTCTTGATGTCCCACTTGTCGATCACGCCATCGTATTCCAGACCTTCGATCTTGCGAAGAGTAGGAGTACCAGTGAAGGGATTTTCTGCAGTGATGCCAACAACGTCGTTACGGTTAGTAAGGATGTAGATCATGTTGAACCTGTATGTTTGTTTGCGATAGAGTAATTATAACGACCTGGCGGGAATCGTGTTAACTTCTTTTCAAGTTATTTTCTACGCATAGCACCGGCTCTACCTTGCTTTGACCATTCATATGAATGCCCATCAGGGGTTTTACCATCTATTACACTTGAAACACCCAACTTACCGACTAGATTTGTTTCTGACGGCGCAATGCACACGTGACTATTTCCCTCAGCCCTTTTTGAGGCTGATAATTTTAATGCTGTTGATAATTCGCTATCACCAAGAGACTCACAATGCGGTGCTCCTCCTGAGTCAAGCCAGTAGATGACCATGCTCATGTTATTTTTCCTTTTTAGTAGTAGGAATTATAACACAAAACACGCAAGTCATAAGCATTAGATTAAAAATAGCGGTAGCTTACTGCGCCTTTAGAGAAGCAACTTCCGATTTTAATTCCTTAACTTGGCCTGATAGTTCCTTTACCGCCTCAACCAATAACGCAATAACGCCATTGTGGTCTAAAGCAAGTAAGTCGCCTGTGTTAGTTTCACGATTGTAATTTTGTGGGACAATAACAGCCTCTGGTAAAATATCATATACATCCTGAGCAAAGAGGTGGGCCTTAGTGGGATGCTCAGTCATGCTGTTTGTAGTTGTCTGGTCACTTCTCTTACCAGTATAACCAGTTAACTTTTCCAACTTTTCAAGCGCATTTGAAATTTTAACGTTATCGTATTTTACTCGATTGTCTGAGGTTGAAACCCATCCGCCAGAAGATGTTCCCTGGCCACTACTGTTCATTGTAAAAATGGCGCCATTAATATCCCACTGGAAATATGCAAATTGACCAGATAGGTGTCTGCAGTAAAATCTAGCATTTGTGCCAATGGCGGTATCCGCAATAATTAATTGACCATACTTATCGTCTGTACCACCATTTGCATACGATTGAACATTCAATGCATAACCTGTATTAACTCCACCAGGAATAGTATAAAAGCCTTTTGCCTGTGTATTTTTTCCAATGTACAAATTACTTTGTACATTGGAATCACCTGCATTATTGCACCAAAATGTTCTGTCAATAAACACTCCATTAGTTGGATTATATCGATAAAATCCAGCTACATCATCAATGTCACTTTGACTAAGCATCATTGCCCAGCTGACAGTCCCATTTAACGCCCCGTAAATCACATTACTGCCACTGTTTACGGTTCTATTCAAAGTGATAGAAGGGCTTGTGTTGGTAATAATAATGGCGGAGTTTGCGTTATTAGTTTTAGTAATAAACAGTGTATCAGACATAGTATCACCAGACTTTAATACTCTTAAGTTATCAGCTGCTGACTGCGCAGCTGAAACTGGCTTATTAGCATCAGAAGTGTTATCAACATTGCCTAAATTAACATCCGCCTTTGTAATAGATAGTGCGTGAGTATGAGTTACACCCGTCGTGGAGTTAGTAGTGTTGCCAGATAAAGTGGAAGGAATACCTAGAGAAATGGTTCTGTCGTTAGTTAAATCACCACCGCCAGTTAAACCATTTCCTGCAGTTACTGCTCTGTTATTTTTAACAGCGTCTGTAATACCAAAACCAGATAACGTAGTTGGATTAGAACCTGCCGTAACGCGACCCTTGTTGTCAGTAGTTACCTTGAAATAATCGCCGGCTGTGCCAACATTAGTTAATGCAATTTTAGCTAGAGGGTCGGTAGAGCCAGTGTTATTGTCTGTAGTTAAGAATAAACCACCTCCGCTATATAAACTTGCACTGATGGTGCCATTCTCTGAAATGATAATACCAGCCCCAGCCCCATTAATTGATGGCTTTGAGAATTCTGAGAATGTGATGGCGCTGGAGCCTAAGTCAGTGACAGTGCCAGATTGCACCCAGGTAGTTTTGTTATTTCTATTACCGGATAATACTAAAACTGCTGAGTTGTTAATTTCAATCGGGGTGTTAAAGTCTTGCGCTCTTGCCCATCCACTTGAGCTTGCAACCCAGATGCCGTTTTCACCTTGATTGGTTTGGTTCTTAACTAGAACTCGATCACCTTCAGATAAGAAAACAGTATCGATAGTTTGTAAGCCACTGAGAGCAATATTCTCAGTGGTTGCTACCTTGACAGAGCCGACCCAGTGTAAACCCTGAACGAAGTTATCAACGTATTCCTTATTCACTGCGTCGGTTAGTAAAACCGGTGTGCCTACATTACGAATCTTATTGCCGCCGACATTCAAGTCGGCAAGCATGCTATTGCTACCGTCGGTTAGTAACTTGCCACTGTTAATTTGATTTAACCTATCTGGTAAGGTAGAAGAGCCTAAGTATGTGTTTAGACCTGACACTTTGTTAATGTCCACCACCCCCACCGTAATGCCATTAATTAAGTTACGCTGGCTCGAGGTCAAGTGTCTATCTTGGTCATTAATGTGATTATTCAAGTCAGTTCTTAGACTGTCAGTTGTATTTGACGTGTTGCTTGTTAAGTTAGCAATGTCGGTAGTTTGCTTTGCATTAACATTAACAATATCATCCAACTGGCTCTGAACATTTGACTTAACATTAACTAGCTGATTGACGTTATTGGCAGTTAAACTAGGGAAGTTTAAATTGTTTAAAAATGTCTTCTGATCCGATGTAACATGTTTTGTGTTATCAGAAATGTGGCTATTAAGATTACCAGCTAAATTATCTAGCGACGTCTTAATGCTGGGAATATTATTAATAGTATTTCCATCAACAGTAATTGAATCAAGTAAATTTCTGCGAGTGAAATTTAAGTGAATGTCTTGGTTTTCAACGTGATTAACAAGATCAGCCGCGTCAGCAAGTAAGTTCCACCCATTCGTGGCATACGTATATAATCCAGTTTTTCCGGTTGTTAAAAAGAATAACTCACCCACGCTACCGTCATTTGGAAATATTTCACCTGACGCGACGGTAGCGTTGGCAATAGAGCTACCTTCAGTAATTTTTGGGCTGTCAATAAGCATGTTTTAACCTCTTTTCAATGAGGCTATTTATTTCCACCCTAGGTATTTCAATACCATTCTAATAAAATAAAACCGTTAGATCCGGCAGCGCCAATGGAGCCTGAGCCTGAGTTAGTAAATGATCCTCCACCACCTCCACCTCCAGCCCCAAAACCAGCCGCATTTATACCAGGTCTAGACCCACCGTCTCGTCCTTTCCCCGGACCGCCTCCAGGCCCAAACATAGAACTAGCACCAGCTCCACCATGACTTCCGTTGCTACCATATACGCCATCATCACCAAATGCGCCGCTCGGATATCCAGTTCCACCAGCTCCACCCGCCGCGGAAGTTTGAACAGATAGACCACCCTTACCGCCACCACCACCGGCCAGGAATGGAACGATTTGTGTAATTGCATCACCGGTAATTCCAACGCTACTTGCGCCACCATTGGCGCCATCTGCACCATTTATACCTGAGCCGCCAGATGTCCCACCAGTTCCACCTAATCCAACAATTACGGTTATGTTAGTGCCAGCCACGACATTAAATTTAGATTTGTAGACATATTGCCCAGCCCCACCGCCCCCACCACCGGAACCGACCCTATTTCCCATTAAACCAGCAACTACAGAGCCAGCACCCCCACCCCCACCCCCACCCGCTCCGCAGCCAGAAACAAACATTGCAGTTGCCCCAGCCGGGACATTAATATTGCCTGAAGATAGGAATAATGTAGGCTGAATGACCATTCTAATGGTCTTATCAACGTAGTCCTTATTTGCGCCATCAGTTGCCGCGGCAGGTGTAGCGACGTTTTTTAATTTAAAGCCAGCAATGTTCAAATCAGCCAGCATAAAATTCGTGCCATCAACATTTAACTTACTTGAAGTTAATAATGATAGTTTTGTGCTGATATTATCAGCACCTAAGTAGGTCGCAATGCCAGTTAGCTTGTTTACTTCCGCCGCAGTCACCGTGATGTTGTCAATGAAGGTGTTTTGAGATGTAGTTAAGTGCTTATTAAAATCTAAGATGTGATTTGATAAATCGGTTGATAATGAACCAGTAGTGGTAATTAAATCAGCGACCTTATTAATTTGGGTAGCTTGAGTTGTGGTAAGGTGGATTGCTGAATTTGTGGCGTGATTAGCAAGTTCTTCCGCCTTGCTAAGTAACTTCCACCCTCCACTCATGTAGGCGTGTAAGCCTATATTCCCGGCCATAAGAAAGAACAATTCCCCAACATCGGGGCTGCTAGGGAATGTATTACCTGAAGGGATAGTCGCATTTATAATTGCGGACCCTTCGGCGATGTGCGGATTATGAATAAGCATTTTTAATTCCCCAGCTTTACATTAACCGAGTATTTATAAAATGCTTATTATTTTTAACTCCATTTACGAATAAGAATATCAGCTAATTGTTTAACTTCTGCTGCTGACAGCGGTGCGTTATGCACAATAGCCTCACCGATAATACCATTATATGCAAACTGTGTATTATCGGTGGTCTTGCAGTAACCTAATCTCATGCTATTCGCAACTGCCTGCAGCGCGCTAGATGGGATAGAGCCATTACTAACTCTAATACCGTTTAGATACAAATAGTACCCAACAGTGTCTTCAACAATAGTTATAATGCACATGCTGCCATTAGGAACATCTACATTTGACCCATAGCTTGACCCGCTGTTCCCCGCGCTAATCTTATCGCCCGGCAAATAAATTGATCTGAACCCACCTACTGTATCAATTGAGCCAATTGAAATGGGAATTGCAGCGGCTGAACCTAAATTATTATAATAGATCTGTGCTAAAGTTAATGTAAGGCCAGTAGAAGCAGTTACATTATGATTTGCAGTAGTAGATTCTAAAGTAATCTTATTTGATAATACTCCGCCAAATCTAATACCAGGCTTGCCATTAAACGCATTTAGCAACAACGTAGGCTTTATCGTAGATGCGCTTAATGTGCCGCCGACACCACCGACACCGGACCAAGAATTAACTTGATTATTTGTTAAAGACAGAGTTCCTATCATAGTAGCATCATAACGCGCGGTGATTTTAGCCTGTTGTGGATATGCCTCTATTGCATAGATTGATGCTGGTGGTACAAAGTTAGAAGTATATCTTGCAACTCCCTTAGTGACTCTTAAATTATCAATAATACAATTCTGCGCGCTCGAGCCAATAGTAATATAATTATCAGAGGTGTCAAATGCCTTTATTGCAACGGCACCCGCAGAAATCCCGTCAACGTATAAAGTCAAAGTGTTAGCCGCAGAATTTTGAACTAATGCAACATGATACCATTTTAGCGGAATTATACTAATTGATGAACTGAGCGCCGCCGCGCTTTGGGAATAATTATAATTAGATAAGCCAATCTTTCCAGGGCTGACATTATGTGAAGAGAAAATGTGCCATGAATTTGTTGAGCCCCAATCAGCACCACCTTGAATCAATTTTACAAATTCAGTTTGCTTAGTTAAGGTTTTAAAACTAAACTCTATAGTAAAATCTCCCGTGCCAAATGCAAACCTCGAAGCGGTAGGAGTTACGAGAGTCTGATTATTAAACAAAAGCCCCTTATTGCTAATTCCATCATCAATAACTGACACGCCGGAATTCGTAAACGTGGTTGCATTTACAGATAAGTCTATTAATCCTGAATCGGCATTTACTAACAATGAATTGCTGGTATAAAACTGATCGCTGCTTTCTGTAGTCTTATTGAGCGAGTCATATGATAATACAGCTGGAATAAAATTGCGAGAAAAAATACCAGTTCCATTATGAAAAACGAACTCGTCAATTGAGAAAACACCTACAGCGTTTTGCGGAGAATTGTTTCCAATATATGGGCCCCGCCCACTAATATTAAGGTAATTTACCGTATCAGCCCCGCTGGCTTCTTGAATGCCATTTACAAATAACTTTAAAATGCCGTTTTTTCTGGAGGCCGCTACGTGCATCCAGCCCGCATTAAATAAATTAGTAGTGCCGGATAATGTGTATGCTCCATTAACATACCACGCAAGTACGCCTGAAGGTAAAACAGCAAGCACGGGATATGCCCCGTTTCCTGAGCTGCCGTCAAATAATGGCTTTTCTCCATGTGCAGAATCTACACTAACCCACATTTGAATTGTGAAGTCATTGTTTCCTATTGCCCAAAACGGTGAAGCCGCAAATACGAAATCTCTACGAGTTGCAGTACCAGCCAATCTATAAGAAGAGCTTCCAATTTTCTTAGTACTTGTATCTAACGTAAATGTAGAAACTGTGTTATTTGAGATTAGTGTAGTTTGACCAAGGCGGGCAGCTCCCAGGTCTGTTAACTTATCATCTTCAAAATTTACATATACTGTTGGCTTAACATATGGTGTTGTTAATGTAGAAGATAATACTGGTGTAGAAGTTATTCTTTGTGTCGGGACTTCAAATGGCGCAGTATATAAGGCAAAACCATTAATGAATAAAATATCTTCCATTTGGCCCTGTATTGGATACACACTTACATCCTGTCCTGCGCGACCAATCATTGGTCTATTAGCACCCTGAACGTAATTGTTAGTATCTGCATAAGAAATACCTTCTTGCACTCCATTGATAAACTGTCTAGTTATGCCTTTACTTCGGCTTAGTGCAACGTGAGTCCAAACGTTATTCTGTATAGCTGTGCTTGCGGTGATTGCAGTAGTTGCAGCTTTGGGATAGAATTTTAAAATGCCAGTATCGTTAATTGACCAGTTAATATAAACGCCAGACCCTCCAGATGGCCTGAAATCTAAAATCATTCTTTCGCCAGAACTGCTAGCATTTAATTTTAGCCATAATGAGATTGTAAAGTCATTTAATCCAAATGCAAGTGCATTACCAGTAGAAGTATCATTATTCAGATAAATCTGACTGTTAGACGTGTTAAAGAAATCAATAGATGACCCGAATTTTGATGTATTATCGGTTATTAGCTGTGTGTTGGTCTGTACGTGAGTAATTACTGGATTAGACTCATTAGAAATGGTTGAAACCCCGCTCATATAGAACGTGGCAGGAACAGGAGTACTCCTGTTCACAACCTCGCTATTTTTTGTAAAACCTGGTTGTAAGTTAAACATTATCTAAAGTCCTTGTTCATGGAGCAAATTAGAATACCTAAAGGTGCATCATAGACCGCGGTTAAGAAGTCTACAGAGTTAGGTGCTGGCGATGTAGATGGAACGTTTCCACCAGAAAACTTATACATGGACCCGTAAGATAGATTTCTACCACCAGTCGCATCTTGCGCAATGCGAATGTTCAGCACTTGGCCATCAACTAAGTTGGTCGGGTTCGCCAATCCTCTGTTACCACCAAGAGTAACTCTGAAATTGTTAGATAAAGATGCATCAATCGCGATTGATGCTGCATCAGTTAATGTTGTAGGTGTTACAACTTGTGCAGCAGTAAAAGTATTGGCGCCATTAGTTACATTCCCAGCTGCCTTCCAACCGTTAGAATAGAAATAAAATCTATTGTTTGTGGTATCTACATGGATTGGCGCGCGGCCGGTAAATAAAGTTGGGGCACCGGTAGGAGCACCTGCAGAAGCTGTAATGTGTAAGAAACCATTGGTCGCGTTAGTTGCTAATGCGCCATAACCGACAACCAAGTTACCATCTGTAGTTACTGTAAATCTTCTTAGATCTTTTGTAAAGATACAAGCTCTTTGGTTGCCGTTAGTATAATAGTATGAGTCGTTTGACTGTAATCCAGAAGAAACAACTGCTGCATCAGTCACGCCACCTGCTGACATCTGTCCTAAGTAGGTAGATCCTGAAGCACCCCTAAATGATATATCTGCTTGAGCGCTAGATCCAGTGTTGGTATTGACCATCAATAATCTATTGCCCACGTTAGCATTTCTAACAATTTGCAATAAGCTGTTAGCTCCAGGATCAGAAACATCTGCAGATGTGCCAAGTAGCATATAACCGGCGGCGGTCAGCCTCATCTTTTCAGACCCAGCGACTGCAAATGCATAATAACCAGATGTTGTCTGTGTGGAATCTCCGACGTGCGCCCATAAACCCGCATCATTGCTTAGTGACCAACCATAACACGCAGTGCTTGAGAAGTTACCTAAAGATAACTTTAACTGCTGATTGGTAGGTGCTGCAGAATTAGTATAAGATGTATCTAAAGCAATTTGTGATGGAGTTGCTGTAGCATTGTTTGCTGGCTGAGCACCGAATACAAACTTATTACCAACGGCTGTAGCATTAGCAGCACCTATGGCGCCATTGTTATTAATTTGGAATTGGGTGTTTGCGCCTGCAGCTGCAGCTTGAGCGGTAACGGTTCCCCATGTCGGTGCTGCACCTGGGCCTTGATTAATTAGGGCCTGGCCGGCAGTACCGTTAGTGCCGATTAATGCGGTGTTTGGAATACCAGTTAAGGAAGCGCCAGAACCAGAGAATGAAGTTGCAGATAATACACCTGCCTTAGTCAAGCGCATTTTTTCTGTATTGCCAACTGACCATGCAAAGTAACCATTACCATTTTGGTCAGTAGCGTGAGACCAGAAACCAGAATCGTTAGATACGCCCATACCATACGCTTCAGTTAAGCCACTTGAAGTGTAGGTCTTTAAGTAGAACTTGAGCTGAGTTGCAGCAGGAGTTGCAGAGTTTGCAACTGTATTGTCTAGCTGAATATAAGCTGGGGTTGCAGTCTGGTTTAAGTTGAAGTTTCTGGTAGAACCAAAATAGGCGCTATCACCAGACACACTAATTGAAGATGCACCAAACTGGCCATTATTATTGAATTGCAAGTAGCCCGACCCACCCGCTGGTGGATATGAAGTTGTGGTCGCTGGAGTTGTCCAGGTAGGAACTCCATTCCCGCTTGATGTTAGTACTTGACCACTAGAACCATAATTGGAATTAGAAGTGCCTAAAGATAAAGCGCCTGTACCAGTAATACGTAATCTTTGCGTTCTAGTACTACCAGCATACGTGTTAAAGATAATAGAGCTTGATTCTTTGTATGAACCGTCAAAACCTTGGCCCGCGCGGCCGCCCGTTAGGGTTAAGTCACCACCCGGGCTGCCCAGCTGATCACTTCCGCCATAATAACCACCAGCACCTGCTTCTAGGTTTAGATTACCGCCATTCTTTGCACCACCCGCACCACCAATGCCAGCGTCACCGTTACCACCCTGAATATTAACATGGTGGGCTTGGTTATTATATGAACCGTTAACACCCGCAATAGTTAAAATTGCTGCAGATAGGGCCGTAGCCGCAGGGTCCGCAGGATTATAACTAGCACCTAAGCTGCTTCTAATTGAACCGCTTGCCTGTAAAGTTAAGTTTGAAAGTCTTCCTAACGTTGTTAGTGAAGAATTGACAACGTTAGAAGCGAGTGTAGTTCCAGTCAAGGTACCAGCATCTCCTCCACTGCCCGTTAAAGTGATAACACCAGTTGCTGCATTGTAAGACCCACCAGACCCTGTTACTGAGATTGCGCTTCTTGCGCGCGCATCTGTATAATATAGATTAGCGCCTTCTGTAATGTCTGCGGTAGTTAAAACAACCTGACCTACTTTGTTATTGACAGAAGTAACACCACCTTGAGATAGAAGTTCTTGCCAAGAAGCAACTTGTGTGGCGTCATCCTCCTTTAAAATAAAGGACTTTGATAAATCCGTTCTAATTGCAACGTCGCCACGCTCTGCGCCTAAAGCAAGCATCGCAGCCTGAGACGCGACTACAAATGTGTCAGTAATTGCAATCGCCGGTAGTTGAGCAAAGTCGATTTTGTTATTAACTAGCCTTGCTGGAGTATACCCAAGCGCGGAAATTACCGTGGAAGAAGTTAGATCTGGAATTGCAGGTAGCTGAGCTGGTAAAACCTTACCGTCAGTTCCCAATCTAGCTGGTGTGTAACCTAATCCAGCAACAATAGATGCATTGTCTAATTTTAAATCTCCGCTGATGCCCTTCCAAGTCGAGCCGTCATAGATTTTCATCCCCCCATCTGTGCCCCTCAAGAAGAATAACTGCCCTTGAGATGCGGTTGAAGGTAGGGTAGTACCACCTTCAACCTTAAAGTTCATCGCTGTAGAAACGCCTAGTAGTTGTAAGCCGTCAGAAATCATGAATAGTTCCCTTTATGATGCAGGAACTATTTATGATGATTTTAAGAAATCATGAACGGTATAGGCTCATCTCCATATTCGTCATCATCTGGCTGCACATATTCATTGACTTGCTTAAATGCAGTGTCATCATATTCAGCTAGCCTCTTTAATAATCTAATTACAATTAAGCATGCAGAAACGTTGTCATCTGTCATGCCAGATTTAGCTTCATAAGTTCCACCACGAGCAACATAATTCTTGAGCTCTTCTAGAAGCATTGCTGACTTAATAGTCATGCCGCCCTTTATCTTTTCAATTAAGCTCTTAAGTTGTAAGCAAGTCACAATCTTTGTTTTACCAGACGTAAAGACACCTAGTTTAGTCGGATGATCTGAATATAATTCAGCGTGTTCAGGCTGCTTTTCATCATTTAAGTATAATGCAGCAATTGCCTCACCAATACCATTTCGCTCAAATGACCAGATTACATCAGACCTACCTCCATTTTTGGCCGAAGACAGCATGTTGAGAATCCATTTAATCTTTGCGTACATAAGTGGAATTTGAATATCATTGCTTCGCCACTCTGCAACTTGAATTAAAGATGGGAATTCAAACACTTCAATGGCTGTAAAGTCTTTACCACCACCCGTAGCAGGGTCTACGCCAACTAAGTAAGTTTTGCCCTTACCACCAAGTTGTTCTTCGGGCACCCAAAACTTAAATCCCATGTTTTCATGGTTAATAATTTCTTCCTTTAATTGGATTAACCGTAAGGAAGAAATGAGTAATGCATCTGACGATAAGAATTCACACCCAACTTCCTGCCTGGTTTGGAGCAGTCCAAGTTGACTCACCATGACATCCCAGTATGTCTCATCGCGTTCCGGGTGCTCCTGCCAAAATACTCTAAATGGGGCATATCCGTTCTCACCGGGCTTTCCATCACCTGCTGTATTTGCAGCTCTCCACAACCCTGCAAATAGTTCAGTGTCGCCGTTAGGGGTAGATGAAATGATTGCTGAGCCACCAGTTGACAAGGTTGGGGTTAAGGAGGACCATAAGGCTTCTTGAATTCGAGGGTTAATGAACGCCAACTCATCTAGGTAAATCTTTGAGATAGATAAACCTCGGCCAGTTTTTTCGGTAGTTGCTTCAGAGATAATGCGAGAGCCGTTGTCAAATTCAATGTTGTGGCGGTTGTAATACTTCAAGCCACACTTAATCCAATTAGGCAATTCCTCGTATGCAAATCGTACACGAGCAGCAATTTCCAAGGCGTGATTCTGATTCTTGGATGCAATCAAAACTGTAACATCGTCGGTGAATAAACTATACCATAACAAATACATTGCTGCGGTAAGAGTTTTACCACACTGTCTTGGCTGTAAAGTAATCGTGAATCGATTATCTTGCATGTGACGTACGAATCTCTCTTGGTATTCGAACATCTTGAATGGGATGGTGCCCTTAGTAGGGTGCTGCACTCTAATGTAGTTACTAATGAAATACACCGCGTCTGTCTTACACCTCCTTAACTCCATGATCATCTCTGGGGTGTATTCGTCGGTGGCATATGCCTTCTTTAGTTGTGGATTTTTCATTCTGTGAACTCACAATCGCATTCGTGCTTAAATCCAGTTTCGCCGAGAGCATGTTTTAACAGTGAGCGCGACTGAATTGTAATATGATTCAACTCATAAACCGTAGTTTTAATCTTTTTGAATCCCAAGCCTTTTTCCCACAACTTAAAAAACAGATTTTTCTTATTACATGCCGTAGATGCAAATAGACTCCTGCAAAAATTATGTGCTGAGGAGTAAAAGATAGCGGATTCTTGTGAGTCATGATTTGAATGCGCGAAATCATCTACAAAAAGCACATTAATAGTTTGTCCCCTTAGCGCGTTGCCACTCGCAATAATAAAATATATGTAACTGCTATTTTGAAACTGGATATTATTGTAGTTCTTTCTAGTAGTTGGCTGTTTCATCCAACTTGGCAAGTTATCATACGCATACCTAATTGCTTCATTTGCATTTCTAGACATTGAGTTATTCGGTGAAACATATACTACCTTTTGGTTACTTTGAAATAAGGCAACCCATAGCAAGTAAGCCAACCCCGCTGTTGTAGTTCCAGCTTGCCGGCAATTTAGTGATAATGTGTTATCATCTCTAAAAGAAGTAATTAGCTCTTCTTGATTTGGACGTAATGTAATACTGCCGCTTGTGCCAGCGGTAATAAAATTATTGACTTTGTAGTATGTGTTAATAAAGTAGATCGGGTCTTTTAAGCACTTAATGAGTTCCTCACAATGATACTTTGTGAGCGTGCTCTTAATTTCTACCTGACCTTTGTGAGATGAAATCTTCATATTATTCTCCTAATATGAAGATTATTTACTATTTCCGGGTGATCAATTCTGCGTATTTAAAATCTTCAGTAGGAACCAAAATAATCTTATCGCACAGTAATTGAATTTCTGCGCCCATGTCTAAAGCAGTATCTAGCTCATTCATGTGCCATGTTACATCACTCATAAAATAGTCTACTACTTCATATCCCTCATCTCGAGAGGCGTATTCCATCTTTTCTCCAATAGCATGCGCGATGTCAAGAGAGTCTTTAACAGGACGGTCTTCACCATTCCAAGTTCCCCATAATATTTTAAAGTTACCAACCGGAAACACATAATGTGGTGTTCCATATGGCTTTGCTTTACCAATATCACCTGTGCAATATAAAGCTTCACTTCTAACTTTAACGTGATAGTTCTTTTCAAACCATTCATCTAGTAACTCATGCACTAACTTAGAACTATCACGAGGCTTACGATCCTTACGAACCGTAGTTGCCTCGATAGGTTTAAAAATACTGCGTTTAACGGTCGCACCTCGGTATAATGGTCTGCCTCCAGCTTGTTCTAAGAATTGCTCACATTCGGTATGAATGGCCTTTCTAACACTGTCCTTATAGGCAAACGATTTAAATGAGGGAAGACCAAAAGCCATTTTACTTTTTCTTTTCTAGGTATATTACCAACTTGTTAGTTAGGTATGTTGTAAGAGCGCTGGCAACTGCGCCAACGACAATTTTCTTAATAATTTGTGTCATCTGTTTCCTTTCTAAATTTTGCCGCAATATTCTCGGCATGGTACTTAGTAAGGTTCTTAGCCTGATTTGCACGAGCAAGTGTCATCGCGTGCACGGCGCTGGCAAACGTTTCTGCTTCTCTCAACCAAAAATCTAATGGCTTTTCCTTTAGAAGTTTTCTACCTTGCGTAAATGCAAAATAGCCACCAACTAATCCACCTAAAACTAATAATGCTGACTTAACATTCTTCTTCATCGTTTTCTCCTCGGGTTACATCAAATGTCATTTAAGTTATTTAGAGCCTTTTTAAACTCACGAGAGAACTCCTCATTGAACTTCTTAATTTTAACTTTTCTAGGTGTTTCATATGTCCAAACCGGGATTCGATATGCAGTTGCACCTGGATTTGACAACATCAAACTGACGTGCTTTGCCGCAACTTTAGCCGCCATTTGAATGCGCTTCTTGCCATCACCCTTAATTCCCAGCTCTTTGAATCTTTTTAAGATGTTCTGGCTTACGACTAAGTTCTTGAGGGTGATATAGAGTTGGTTCATGTAGTGATTGCCATTCATTCCCATCCCACCTGGTCTAAAGGGACCAGGTCGATACCAACCATTGCCTGGGGGAGGCTGGATTGGAGGAGTTGATGGTGATACTTCAGGTGGAGTTCCGCCATCGGCAGGGCTTCCAGAATCACCCCCACCCATATCTCCACCCCCGCCGCCATCTTCTTCAATCAGCAAGAGTGGCAGTAAGGCATCGTAAATCTCTTGCTTAGATTCACTAAGCGTTTCTTCGAATAATTCATTTACTTTCATGCTCGATACCATCCATTCATCTTCTTTTTTAGGTCCTCGGGTGAAAAGATAGTAGGTGTCAAGTATTTCTCTTTTTCGTTTTTTAACTTGTCTAAGGTGCGTTTACCAACTGGATTAGCAACTGGCTCCTTATAGAATCCTGCAACTTGCTTATAGATTTGCAAGATAGCTTTATCGTCAAACTCACCAGGGTTATTATTCACTTCCTTGAAGAAACTAAATTTACCTTTGAAGTATTCTTTATTTTCCTGAGATAAGGCATGTACCTTTTCAATGAATTCCATGTTGACATGACGATCAATTTCCTTGCCTCTAACTTCGGCTCTATTTTTAGCGACATCGAGCGAGGTATTGACAAATACCATGCCGACATCATAGCCCAACGATTCTAAAATACCAGCTCTACCTAAAATATTTGAAACATCATTTGAGGTACCGTCAACAAATAACGGCAGCATGCCATTGACATAATTAGTTAGCATGTCGACGGTCATCGGTCTTGTTTTATCTCGAAAAAAGGTCTTCCAAGTTTGATCATTGGATGGGATGTCAAACTTTTTAGATAAGAATTCAGTTGACTTGTCCGTATTAACTACCTTAGGTGAGATAGAGCCACTAAGTTGCTTGACGGTATAGGACTTGCCGGCACCCGGAATACCAACGACAAATGTCGCTTTAAGAATGCCAGCGTCCTGTATACCTTCAGATAATAAATAGTCTTTGAATGTTAATTTCATGGAGATAACGTGTTTTTACAAAACAAATACAGCCGAATTTATTTTGCAATTGTTAATAGGGCTAAGATGTCTATTTATGAGGGATATAGTGAAGAGCATCATATTATACCTGAATGTATGGGTGGTTTAAGGGGAGATAACTTAGTAAAACTTACAGCGAGAGAGCATTTTATTTGTCATCGGCTTCTTGTAAAAATGACAACTGGCAGAGATAAGTCAAAAATGGCACTAGCAGTAATTAGACTGTCAAACCCTTCAAAATTTCATTATATGGGAAAGATTACCGGTAAGAAATATGAACATATTAAAAAGGAATTATCAGAAAGTAAAAAGGGAATTCCTGCTCATCCAAACACTATTAAGGCGCTAAACGAAAATAGGAATAAAAATGGTGGTCCTAATAAAGGAAAGAAACTATTACCGGAAACTATTAAGAAAATTATAGATGTGCGATCTGGTGTTCCACTGACCGATGAACATAAATCAAAGCTAAGCAAAGCACTAAAAGGTAAAACGAGAACAGCAGAACAAAAGAAAAATATATCAAACGCATACTTTTCTTCTGTTGCTAAACAAGAAGCTTTAGCAAAAGTTCATGAATCTAAAAGGGGTAAAGCATTATCCGATGAACATAAGCAATTATTAAGTTCAAAACTAAAAGGAAAAAAGAGAAGTGAAGAAGCGTGTATTGCGATGCGGAAGCCAAGACCTAAACTTACATGTCCACATTGTAATAAAATAGGTGGCTCCTCTCAAATGAAAAGATACCATTTTGATAATTGCAAATTACGCAGTGAAGATTAGTGTCATAGATTTGCCCTGATTTTTTCCCACTGATCTTTCTCGATCATAATACATTTATCTGAAAACCAGACTTCAGAATCTTCGCATTTAAAATTATCAATATCTTTCAATGTCATGCCAATATTTTCATACGTATATATCTTCTTTAAATCCTTAATTAATTGCGCTGAAACATATTCAAAGTTTTCATCTTTTGGAAATCTAACATTTGCCCTATTTGCAAAACCTCTAACAAATTTCTCTTGATTATCTTTAATTAGGCTTATTAATTCATTAAAATCTGCTGGCTCGCTGAGTATACCATCAAGATAATGATTTAATCTTGTCAAACCGATTTGATGCAATCCTAAAGATGGTACATCAGCTTTTATATCCCAGATATCATTACTGTTAACACAACCGATCTTAGAATTGTTAAATGGAAATACTGCGAAAGTTGCACCATCTCTACCATAACTGCGAGCAGTATAATAATTTGTAGAACAGATAAATGACTTGGACCTTTTTGGGAAATTTGAATTTGCGGGGTTAGAGTCAAAAAGCTTAGTGTAAAAATTTGAAGTATTTTCAGATTGCCTTTCTCCAGACCCTGGATTATAGATGCCACTTGAAATTTGTCTTCGAATACCTCGCCAAATTTGGCCACCATCAGCGCTTAAATGAGATTCAACCGCTTGCGAGCAGTGCTCATTTAGCAATTCAAGCAATTCGTCAGAATCATTAACTTCTGTTGAATCATATTGCTTAATTTTTGATTCGTGTAATTCACACAGTTTCACTTGAATTCCTTTCTGCTCTCTGTCTTGCACCACGCTCTTGTGCTGACTTTCTTATATTTGCGAGATGCTCAGGAGAGAACTTTTTGCCTTTATGCGAGTTTGACATTTTTAATTTTGTTTCTGCTGATGCAGTCTTTCCAGTCATTATAATGGAATGATGCTTTCTCATCTCCAACACTTTTGCAGAAGTTCTTTGCGATAAACTTATCTTATCTTTTGCTTCTTTTGATAGTGGGCCTTTTTTAATTCCTTTGTGCGATTCCGACATTTTAGCCCTTACTTCTTCAGATATATTTTTAATGCCTTCACCTCCGTCAGTATGGTTGAGAAGTGGGCCTTTACCGAGATCATTTCTCCCAATAACATCAATTAAACATTGTTCCATAAAATAAGCGTGATCCTCATTTAATGCTTTTATTATCTCAATAGAAGGAGGCGTTCCAAGTCGTATTAATTTTCTGACTCGTCTAGCCATATGTGAATCATCTTTTCTGCTTAGGTGCACATTTGACCTGCCGTCACACCCTTTGCCAATATAAAATGGCTCACCATTTGGCATCCTATAAATGTATGTGTAGTATTGTTTCATTTAAATTCTTTTACTTCGGCATCAACGCTTATCATTCTGAGAATTTCTTCGCGGGATGCAACTACGACACCCGCTGGATTTTTGTTATTTGCATAAGGCACAAAGGTGTTATTGCGCTTACGATCGCCTTTGACTTTAGCTCTACTATTTGCCGCATTTAGCGCAATAGCCAAATAGTTTGCTGCAACTTCAGCATTACGGGCAGCATAACGTGGCTCAATAATTTCCGTGTATGCAGTTTGAGTGTTAAAGGCATTAATTGCGGCGTCATATACATTATCGATCTTTTCATCGATTGCAATGTCTTCCTCATCCTTTTCTGGCGGTTCTTCAGGGTTTGCCATATTAGCCAATTCGCCCTCAGTAATATTAGCATATTCATCCACTTCATTTTCCTGGTGTGGTGGGGTGTTGAATAACTCATCGAGCGGATTCGTGATATTGTGTTTATTAATGTTAGGCTTCATGATATAAATTACCTCTTTCGCTTGTTGTTTTTAAACAACGTCTGTTCAGTGATGACTCTAAATTCAGCACCTTGCTGTTCCGCAAAGATACTTGCGGCCTTCCACTTTGCTTGATTTACCATAAATGCCTGCTTGTCTCTGTCAGACATTTTAGGGGTAATCACTGATTCTTTATATGGCTTAATCTCAATGATTTCCTTCTTTACCTGACCACTAGTATCTATGTACTGGATAATAAAGTCAGGGTAGTAGCGTGAAATTACAGGTCGGCCTTGCGCATCTGTCTTGATTGGATTGACGTATGGAATTGCCAGCTCTTCTGATCCCCATCTTACAACGGCATTATTTTCATCCAACCATTTCATGAATCTTAATTCCCAACTTGATCTAAAGAAAATTGCGTTGGAATTACCGACGTATTTCTGTGGAAACTTTGGAATAAATCTTCCACGCATGGTGCCTTTTACTGCTGGCATATATTATAATCTTCCAATAAAATCACCGAGAGTGTCAGTGCTTCTAGTAATACTCTCAACTGGAGTTGACCTTCCTTTTGCGGAGTCAAATACGGTGTTGCCAATTTGAGCTGTGATACCATTTACCGCTTGCCCAATTACATTAGATGCCGCATTAGTGACACCTCCTGCAATATCTCTCGCGGCAGCACCAACCAGGCCACCACCAATATTGGAGACTTGAGATGTAATAAGGGATGCAAATCTACCCTTGCCTGCAACTGACTGGATTGCTTTAGTGATTGCGCCAGATGTAATTTGCTGAGCGGCTCTACCAGCTTGATTAGATAAAATATTGCCAAAGACGCTACCTGCACCACCGCTATTTCCGCCCCCTCTACCAAACGGGCTCATATCAACCGGGGCACCACCAACGCCAGGCACAGTAATGTTATACTGTGGGCCGTCCATCACTGTGAGTGAGCCAACATCCACGATTTCCATCCAATCATAGTCAAATTGCATCGTCATTAAGTTGACATCAGATGATTCGTGAGATAAGTCATCCAAGTCAAATGACACGATTCTGGCATTAATGAAGTCGAAGATAACTTCCTTGGTAGCTGCACCAAGTTGTGCGCCAGGGTCAACGAAGATTTGCTTTACTCGAATTGTTTGAATAACGTTTCCGACTGCTGAATCTATAACTCCTCGGATTGCATTATCTGTTGCTGAATTTCCAATGCTCGAGAACATCATGCCATTGCCGCTTGAGATGGAGTTTGCATCAGGCAAGGTAGTGGTTCCCTCTCTTAATAATTGCCTACGTGTAATTGGTGAGTGCATCATCATCAAACCACGAAAGAAATTTAAAACTCTATTTCCTGTATCGTCCATGAACGTGACTGTTAACTCTCTATGACGAATCTTTTTTAGCGCCTTAGTTCTGAAGTTGTAAACGTTGACGTCATCATCGTATTCAAAGTCAATTTTTGGTCTATCAACCGCCCTTACCATGAAGGTAAAGTCATTACTTCTAGCTCCTCCAAAAACTTCAGGAAATTGCGCTACTGCCTCAGGAGTAAAGATAAATTCTACCTTGAATAAGAACTTTAACTTTGGTCTGTAGTTCGTCGCGCCGGCTAGAGCAGCTGCATATGACGTTGCATAAAATGAACCGTCACCCCTATTTGCAGGTGGTACCTCGGTTGATGATGTAATTCCAAAGGAAGTGCCTAATGTGTTTCGTGCGAAGGTTTCGACAACGGCGCCAAACCGCGTTGATGCCTCTCTTTCTAGAGCAATTTTTGTGCTGTCTAAAATTGGTTTAATGCTTGCCATAATATACGCCCTACGTTGAGATGTATTTATAATATGTAAGGACTTAATTTAGAAGCACGCATAAAAATGGCCCGAAATTGGGCCATACTTATTAAGGCTATTTTTAACCTCAGGTTACATTTCCACCTAACGCAGTTCCGTAACCTGCACCAGATTCGATCTTACGCGCGTGATCGTAACGGATAGAAACGGTGATCGTTGCGGCTTCAGATGCTGAGTAATCTCTGTCGCCATAATCAGCATTCATTAAAATACAACCTTCAACTACCCATGAAGAGACAACGCCTTCATCACCGTCTAACTGATCAATCTTCATACCAAACTTATAGTCAGAACCAGTAGCGGCGGTATTTAGCCACCGACCATCTAGGTCTGAACCGATAATGCGCTGTTGAGTTTCAAGTTGTGATTCAATAACCTTAGTTGCCAATCCAGTAATGTCGTCTTCAAACGTGATGCTGATTGGCTCCCAGCTATGCTTACCGGCTACGTAGGCGGTAGAGTTATAACGGTGTAAAGTTACTTCTTCGAATGTCAAGTTAGGCAAGGTCAAAGTCGTAGTTTGCATTGTAAGGTTACGACTGTTTGTGCCAGGAATAAGTTGACCAATATTCTGGAAAGTAACTCTAAACTTGTTTCTTAAACGTGGATGTAAAATACCAGCGCCTGCACCTGGTATGCCGAAATTTGCGAGTGTAGCCACTGTGTTGCTCCTTTGTGATTAATTCACTCTATTGGGATTATGCCAATATATGTTCATGTTTATTTATGGGCGAGCCAGTTTTAGACTCGCTTTTTGAAAAGCATGTTAAAAAGGGACAAGAATAATTCTTGTCCCTTTTTCATAATGCCTCTTATTTAAAGAGCGCTGTCAGTAGCAACTACACGAATTGGAATATACACGAATTCAGCGGTTCTTGTTGGCTTAATAGCAACATCTAACCACAGTTCGTTTCTGTCAATGCGCTCAGCAGTGTTGTTGTTACCATCACATACTGATAGATAGTCAGTTAAACCACGCTTGATTAAGATGTCATTTAGAATGCCATCAGCCGCCGCCTTCAAGTTATCGCGTGTAATCTGGTCATTTGGTTCAAAGACGAATGGTAAAGCGCCCTTACGTAGTGAACGACGTAGGTACATAACTAGTCGCACAACGTTAATGCGGTCCATAGCAGAAGCCGCTGGAGCGGAAGTCTTCTGACCCCAAACTAGTAAACCACGACCCGCAAAGTACGCGATTGGGTTGATGTTCTTGTCGTACTCATATAGGTTATCAACTTGGCCTTCATTCAAGTTAACTTCAACGAAGGTGGTCGCATTACCTGGTGTGCCAGTGAAATAGCCAGTTTTAGAAACGCCAGTTACTACACCGCGGCTTACACCGGCTGGAGCAGTCCAAACATAACCCGCATTATCAGAGATAGCGATAGTTCTTAGAGCAACGCCTGATGGTGCGCCTAATACGTTTCTGCCATCAAGATTAGATTGTAAAGCCCAAGGGTAGTAATATGCCGCGCTCTCGCTGGTAAATCTTTCGCTAGTTAAAGCCCATTGCGCAACTTGATCTGGTGTCTTGTCTGCTGGAGTATCAGCAATAACTAAAGCTTCATCCTTAACTGCAACGCTTAGCGCTAGCATCTCATCTACAACTTCATGGTAACCAGGGCAGACGATTAGGTTGTATTCATAGAGGGAAGATCGTACTTCAACGTTGCTGTTGATTTCAGCCTGTAAAGCGGTAGTAATAGCAACACGACGTGCAGCATCATTTGCACCTAGTGGGCTAGAATTTGTAACGCTAGAAACGGTAACAGTAAACTCATCACCTGCAGCAAAGGCAGTGCTACCTGGTGTTGCAATGAAGTTGATTCTGTTATTGTCAAATGGTGAGTTAACAACACCAACGCCAGCGTTACCACTAACAGAACCAGTAACTGCGAATGCGGTTGGAGATGTAAATGAAATAGTAAAGGTTTCTGGGATTGCGAGTGCGTCTGAAACTAAGTTAACAAACTTACCATTACCAGTGTTGCCTGGCGCCGCCTCAACTTGGTATGTTAGGTTGAATGAGAACTTGTCGCCCGCTGCAAAATTGGATGCGCCTGGCTGAACAGTAAAGTTAACTACAGTGGAGTTAAATGGTAAACCAACTGCACCAGCACCAATATAACCGGCGCTAGATCCAGTGACAGAGAAGGTAGATGGTGAAGTTAAGGTAACTACAATATCTTGCGGCTTAACTCTAGAGTCAGATGCGCTGATGTTAAAGAGACTACCATCGCCTACGCCGTTAAAAACTGGCTCACTGGTAATAACTGGGGTTCCAAGAGAGATGAATGTCTCTGCTTCGTCGGACAAATCAATGTTTGCTCTGACGACATATGCCCTATTACCAGCCCCTAGAAAGTGGTTTAAAGCTAAAAGACCGTATTCATTTCTTGCGTCGCCGTGGTATTCATTTCCAGACACGTCGCGTCGGAATGATGGAACACCGTAAAGCTGGAGGGACTGTGCTAAAGAAGTTACTGTTCTAACTACTGAATGCTCTAATGTACCGGCTGCTGGGGTAACGCCGTTAGTTTGGGTCTTGCCTGCGCGGGTGGCGACAAAAATCAATGGAACGGTAGGTGCCGAAACTGGAATAAAGAAACTCTCGTTGGTAACAGTGACGGAAACGCCTGGTGAAACGCGTGTTGCCATTGTTTTTCTCCTATCATTGGCAGAAATATCTTCTGCTCTGGTTGTTCATCGGATATTTATGTTATAGCCAGGTTTTAGTCGAGATATGAACGTCACTTTTTATCAAATCCCAAGTAAGTTGATAGCGGTCTTGCCCATCCATCCTCTATTGGAATAGAAATATACCTATCACATTCAACCATAATTTCTCTCTTAATTGATAAGGCATAATCGAGGTCTCTATCTGTGTAATTTAAGCTATTAAAATAAGCATCTAGCTCTTCATTATTAAATTTATCACCATCCATATATTGTTTTCGTAGGCTTTTATCTTTCTGCCTATCATCCATCAAGTACATTTCTATCTGATCAAATAAATCTTCGACATGAGGTGACCATAAGAATTTAAAATCGCCAATTGGAAATACTACATTTGTTTTGCCATAACCACCGGTGAATATATCTCCATACTTACCCATACAGAACATAGACCCCTTTCGGCCATTAATGTCAAATTTTTCTTTCATATAATGGTCAATATAATCATGCAGTGGTTTCCATGTAGATAAGGGAGTTCTATCTTTTCTAACTTCCTTTTCATACGCATTTACTTTATCTTCTATTTCTGGCACATCATAAATGCCAATAAGACCGCCCTTACTGTGGCTCCCTCTATACATCAAATTTGCTTTTTTGGATTCGGAAATAAATGGCATGCACTGATCATAGATTAACTCTTTTAGCCCTTTACTCTCGGTAATAAATTGCTTGAATGTTTTCATTTGCCTTTTACTCTGTCTGGATATATGTTATCAGGTTGCGGTGGAATGGGGCCTTCAGCATCACGAGAATCAATCTCAATACGTGCAATTGGATCACCAAATGGTAAAACATTACCATCTGCATCGACCTCATTGATGTGCATCTGATTTAAGCTGCCAATCTGAACAATAATCTTTCTAACTAAATCATCCTTTACCCCCATTGGAATACTTAGGTAAATTGGCATGGTGAAAGTTAGAGTCCAATTTACAATCCTATGTTCTGTGCCGGATGGATAATTTTCTTCGTTGGCAATATCATCCAATATGACTCTAGTTAACTTAGTCCAATCAAATGCGCCGTCTGACTTTTGAATCTGGATGTCAGGGTTGAATAAAACTAAAATCTGCTCCAATATTTGATGCAACTGCTGGGTATTAGATGCATAAATTGAGAGTTCTACGCTCATATTATATGGGACTGGCATAACTCTTTTAACAACAGTTAAGTCTTCTGGGAAAACACCGCCAGTTTTCATAGTAACGCGCTGATCAACTAAGCCAGTGGTCCGGCGCCTAGTTTCATCAGGACTAAGTCCAGTCATGAAGACCGACATTGTAGGCAAACTGAATTGTCTATTTTGTGTATTGCCGCTCATGATAGCCGCAACAACTCTATCTTTATTACCGACTAATACTGGCACTGAAATCATTTCAGCAACGTCACATTCCCCAATCCCAGTCTGCACCTGCAAACCGTGGAAAATGCTGATAAATTGCAATAAGTATTGCCTTAATTGCCCATCATAATAGTATGAATTAATCATCTAATCCCATCCTAATAACTCTTTTGCCACCATAAGATTCATACGGCACGCCATAATATTCATCGCATAGTAGCATGATTTCGCTGTTTGAATTTAAAGCACCCTCTAAATCCATCTTAAAGTTAAGTTCATCCAACTCAGCTTCAACTCTATTAAGAGCATCTTGATACATGGATTTATCCCCTTTATACGAAACTGCTCTTCTAACGTGCAACCCGGCCATTAAGTTATCAAAGTCATGATAAAGGTCCTTAACCATTGGTGACCAAATAACCTTAAAATTGCCAATTGGGAAGATTGCATATAATGCACCGTACTCCGATGCCTCTCCAGCTAATCTTTCTGGATAGCAAAACGCGGCTTGGGTTCTTGGTCTTACTTTAAACTTTTGTTGAAAATAGTCATCTAAGATCTGCGTTTCTTCCTTACTCATGTCAACTGGAGTTCTATCTTTTCTTACAGCCTTTTTTACATATGGGTAAGAATCATAAGAGGAATACTCTGACATATCCTTAAATGGATGTTTTACATGCATTGGTTTGTGAGACCAAGATCTAAATCCGCGAGTTAAAAATTTGCCACCAGACTGAGATAGAAATGGCTGACAATCTCTCTTAATTAAATCAAAGGGATTAACGTTTTCATCTTCACTTAGAAATTGCTTAAATGTAATCATACTAGTATCATTAAGTATTTGTTACATGAGATCATGATCTCATAATCGGTTTTATCGGTAATTGCTTCTAGTAAATTTTTATCTGTGTATGTCCCAATATATGAATTAAAGGCATCATTAAACAAATCTTTTACTTCACCGGGCGCTGACTGAATTGCCTTATTAATGGATAAATATTTTGTCTCTAAATCTGAGTGTCTCCACGCCCTATGCATTTTAGCAGATAAATCTTTAACCTCCGGTGACCAGATATATTTAAAGTTGCCTATAGGAACAAAAATGCAGGATCGCCCGTACCCTCCTGCAACTTCTTCATCTGCTACAACAAATATACCCTGCTTTCTTGGTTCCCACCCAAATATCTGCTTAAATTTTTCATCGACCAAATTACTAACAATAGGATTTGTATCTAGCGGACGACGATCTAATCTAGGTGATTTAGTAAAGCACTCATAGACGGTTTCATGATTGTAGCCACCACCGTCATACCTTACACTCAATTTAAATCTTTCAGGCATGCTATCTCTACTAGTGCCCCTGAATAAAGGGTAATCTAAAACCTGGTCAGCTTTAATTCCTAGATGGGATAAAAATGGCTTGCAGTGCTCATCGACATATTCGAAAAGAGATGGATATTCATCATCTTCGTCCTCTTCAGATAGTAGAAATTCTCTAAAGCTAATCATAGAAATTCCGGCAGAGAATAACGTAAGCGATAAGGGACCGCGTAATACTCATCACATATAACCATGACTTCGTTCGGGGTCTTAAGTGCGGCGCCAATTTCATCCGTGTAATCAAAACCCGCTATATGCTTATTAATCACGTCTTGATATTTCTGGCCAGATGGGAAAGCATGCTCCTCATCTTCAAATTTACTTAAAGATGGTATCTTGTTTCTCTTAATTGCCGTATACAAGTCAGCCACTTGCTTAGAGTATATGATCTTAAAATCGCCAATTGGAAAAATTAGATATGCGTCACCATAACCTTCTGCTTGCGAAATTCCTTCTGCTCCTGTACAGAACAAACCTTCCGACCTAGGTCTAACTCCAAATTTTTTCTCTAAGAAATTGTCGATTGCATCTGCCAAATCGGGATCAGTATCTAACGGCTTACGATCCTTTCTAACTGGAATTTTATATGCAAAATCCTTAAAAAGCGGATATTTTTTAGTCGCTCTCGGCGCGCCTTTAAAACCCCTAAGCAGATAACTACGATCGCCAAAGTGCTTTAAAAATGGACCGCAGTCATTTTTAATATCATTTGCTAAATCTCTACGCTCCTGGTCAAGCTCATCCGCAAAACTCTCTTTAAGAATATGCTCTTCTTGAATAAATTGTTTGAATGTAATCATATATTATTTAAATCTTGGGACAATAAGATAAGCGCCGCATTTAATGATGGTTTCATTTCCAAACCTAATTGCGTCCTTAACAGAATAATTTTTGTAAGAGTCAATAATAGGTTCTAACTTTTCAAAAATTAGATCTAAATCTTTTACTTCCATATTTGTTCGTGGGTTAAGATCGTCACGAGCCGCATCCTTCTGAATCACCGTGTATAATACTCTTAGCAAATCATCTACGTTTTCTGACGTGACGCACTTGTAATCGCCGAGTGGGTATATTCTACATGTGTCTCCATACTGGTGTGCTTGCATGCTATCAGAGGTACAAAAGACGCCTTGAGTTCTTGGACGCCAACCAAGTCTTTCTTCAAACTCATCATCTAGTCGACGAGTAATTTGTTCAGAAATATCTTTTGGCTTTCTTTCGGCTCGAGTAAATCTAATATAGCAGTCCTTCTCTTCACCGTCAATTAATAATGTTACGCGAGTATCACTATTAGATAATTTTAGTCCTCGAAATAATCTCAAATCATATAAGTTGTGCAAACCTACATCTTCGATTAATTGCTCAGCCCTATCTGATAGAAACTCCTCCAGAGTTTCTATCTCAGTATCCTCTTCACTGAGTAGAAATTGCTTAAATGTAATCATATCTTTTTGCTTGTTGGCGAAATCTTTGTCTGCATATTTAGGATTTCCCGCTGACTCTGAGTGTGGGATGAGCGTTGATTTCTACGATCAGTTTCAGAATACATCCATTTGTTCTTCACTTCGCTGAATTTATATAGGCGTGCCGCCATGTTAAGTTTCGGGTCATATTCGAGGCGGAAGTAGGCCCCGTCTTTAATACCAGCAACGTCAGGCAACTTAAATCCAGTTTCATAATGCCCACCGTCAGGCGGTAAACCATCCTCTTGGAATAAGCCTACACCATCGTAAGAACCCGGTTGATTAAATCGATTTGTTCCGCTTGCCTGCTCGCGCATGTTAGTTCCACTCTCAGGCACTGCGTATTTTGCTTCTGCTTCGTTTCTTTCAGTAATAGTAAGAGGCGCAGTTTGAATCTGCTCGATGCCCTTAAAGAAGTCGCCATCATCGACGATGTATTTCTGAGTATCTACCGTGCCTAATATATCGCGGTGCTCTTGAGATGGGATAAGTTGCTGTGCTTGGAAGCGGTACATAATTGGCTTCCATCCAGTTGTATAGCCATCTACTGCCCATCCCACGTCAGATACTTCTAAAAATTTTCTAACTGGCTTTAGGTTATGATCATATTGCATTTCGCTTGGCACTTCCAAGACATCGCCAACGACTACAGGCCTACCTAAATTTCTTACCATTTCAGCAAATGAGACGTTGAACGAATAGATGTCTGCAATTTGAAAACCAAATTTTGACAAGTCACTAACTGAATCAAATGGGGTGTATTGTGCCTTTAGCTGAATAGATGACTTTGCATAGTCTCGATCCCTATTCTCCATGAATAAACTATCTTGAATGTCATCTAGGGTTGTGGCTTGGAAGTCAAATAACTCCAACTTATCAACCGCCCATGGGGAATCATTCAGCACACCAGCAAATGATAAAGGCACTAATCTCCAATATCTAGATGGGGCACTCTGCTTAATTCTAATTAAGGCTGGAGAATCTACATTTGGTAAGTTAACGACGTCGACTCTTTTCCACATCATTTCTAGTGGGATCATAAATGAGTCATTCACATTATATGGCTTATTCCCCTGCACAATTGTGAATGAGCCAATCATGCTGTTGAATTGAACGTTAACTGTCGCTTCTCCTAAAATATTGGTCGATTTAGGAGTAGTGAATGCGACGGTGAATTTAGTTGGCGAAGTCGCGAAAAGCATGAAGGAGCCCAACTTTGGCTCGCTACCCACAATAAAGTTGCCGATGCTACCATTACCCTGATTATCTCCAGTAATAATTTTTAAAGGATTAACAAAGAAGTCACCATCAGACCGATCAACTCTAACTTGTAATGCGCGAGTATTCTTATCTTGATTTTGCTTAATTCTGAATGAGGTGATGTGAGTCAGTTCTGGCTGACCTGGTGCATTCTCGGGTAAACCATAAGATGTTTTCCGGACACCAAAATCATAACCAATATATGCAGGCGCTTGGATTACTTGAATGCCAGTTTGGATGGAGTTCCACTCACCTTCTAAGTCATCAAATGCCATTGAAGTATCTGAGGAACCGATCGGCTTGCCATGCCCAGTCAAGTCAATTAATTTACCCTGTTCATGAATGCCTAGCAGTTTGAATACATTTACGGGTGCACCAGAGATGTTTAGGGACTCGGCGGCAAGTTGCTCTTGGTACCTATTTTCCGGAACTGCGCATTCATCCTGGGTAATTTTAAATGTCCCAACACAGAGCTCCGGTGGGACATACGCCTGCACTGGTGCCAAGTTGGATGTATTAGCATTAATGCTACCTGCAGCATCAACGCATTGTTCTAGAGTAAGACGTTCAGACACCTTTATATCCTAATGTTTGTAAGTAATTTACGAGGTCTAGGTCAACGTTATCTTGGTCAGACTCTTCATCAACTAAAATAAAAATTGCCTTTCCTTGAATATAGATTTCATTATCTAAAGTTTTATTTTTAATATTATTGCCATTGCCGCGGACAAAATTGGTAGGAGTTAACACTGCCTTAAAATAATCTAGGAAGTTGTTTACGTTGTGCAATTCAAACTTTTCTAAAATTTCTTTACACTCATCAATCAAATAAGAGCTTGAATGTGAATCATCTTCACCTTTTAATTTTTTTATTTGTGAATTTAAAAAATCGACGTTAATTTGTGGTAGCACTTTTACCAGTTCTTCATAGGTAGTAATATCATGCTTTCCCATTTGCAATGCATAATTCACCTGTGTCATCAGTGAGCCTAGGTCGGCTTCACCTTCAAATGCATGCCATAAATCTGCAGTAGGAACAATACCAATGTTCGCGTCATCATATGGTAAAACCAAATAAAGTGAACCGAACCCCTGTGCGTTGCTTTTATCTGTGCTGCAAATAAAAGAGCGTGATCTCTTTGGGTAGCCTTTCCATTCTGGTGCGTTATCCAAATACAAAGTATAGTAGTTAGAAGTATTAGCGGACTTTCTTTCTTTACCTAAATTAGAATCACCTAAAAAGGTAGATGAGCTATTAAAAGTGCCGCGATAAATTTTAGAATTTTTGGACTTAATATAGCCCATGCAATGCTGCTTAATTAGATTGATGGCTTCTTCACTAGTAAGAGTTTTGGTTCTCTCACTGCCAGCTTCGTATAGAAATTGTTTGAATGTAATCATGTTAGTCATTTAAGTGAAACTTGTAAGATTTTAAGAAGTCAATTATGTCTTTTCTATCTTCTTCTTGCTTGTTAGATACCATAACTTTTATAAAGATAGCTTTACCTTGAATATACAACTCAACGTCGCGCGCATCTATATTAATACTACTTGCCTTGCCATGTTTAAAGTTATCTGTTGCAAATAGCTTTTTAAAATAATCAAGATAATTATTGCTATTAGTTTCATCTAACTTCATTAGCGCCCTTTTAGCATTATCTAGAATCGCTGAAATTTTCATTATTTCTCCAAATTCAGCAACTTCTTTAATCCTATCTAGCGTTAAGGATTCTAAAATACGAACTAACTCTTCATACGTGTTTGGCTTTTTAAAGTTTTTTCTCATATCGTCTTTATGAGTTAATCTAAACTCATTTACCATTAGACTATTAAGTATAGTCATTTCCTTATCTAGAGAACTGGTACTGACATCTCCATCCACAAAGGCCTGCCATAAGTCATATCTTGGGGTAACTCCAACATGCGCATCATCATACGGTAAAACAATGAACAAATCACCAAATCCATTTGATGTGGATGAAGAAGTAGAACAAATAAAAGACCTTGAGCGTTTTGGAAATTCACTCCACTGCGGTGAATTATCCATAAACAAAGTATAGTAATTGTAAGTGTTAGCTGACTTCCTAGGACTTCCTAAATTAGAATCTCCTATTAATATTGGTGCATTATTATAGGTTCCACGCCATATTTGTCTACTTCCAGCTTTAACGGCTTCTATATAACCCATGCAATTCTGCATTATTAAAGTTAAAGCAGTTTCAGGATTAATTTCCTTTAGCCGCCCACTTCCCTCTTCAGATAGAAATTGTTTAAATGTGATCATCATTTCTGTTATCATCCAATCAAAAACGCACAATTGCCCGCTGAACCAGGCCCGCCGTATTCATAATTTAATAATTCTTCTTTTAGTTCTACCATGTCTTGCCTAGCTTCAGAAATTAGCAACTCACCATTTAAATTAATGGTACCGTTAGGACCAGGTGTACCAGAACTAAACTTGCTTCTAATCAATCCAAGCATCATCTTCAATTCAGCCATTGCCCATCCTTGAAGATATTGCTTACACCATCTATCTCTTAATAATTCCTGCTCGGTTTTTTCTAAGTTACATTCAATTAGGATTGTTTCATATCCCCTGATTGCACGGGTAAATAGGATTTCACGTGAGGCTTCGTCCCACTGGAATGTTAAATCGCCAGCTAAGATACGCTGCAGTTCTTCTCCGTATGATGCAACTAAATGTGTGGATAAAATATCTCCACCACCGGCCGATAAATTATAAAACTGCTGAGCAAACGCTTGTGACCATACATCTGATGGACCACCAGTAAATGCTGCAATTGGACCAATGCGACTGATTTTAAAAATGTCAACAATTTTATCAGTTTTGTCAATTGCGGAATTTAAGTAATATAGTTGCTGGTTTGGAATTAGCTTGAAAATAATGTAGCCACGCTTATATGCTCCCGCAGATAGTTGACGGTAAAATTCCAATGCATTATCAATCGCAATGTTAAATTGCTCTTCCTGTAGCTCGACGCACATCTGCGGCCAGCCCATCTGAGAGTTTAATACCTTAATAAGCTTGATGCGCTCATCATAACTTCCATCATCTCCAATTGCAACTTTAGATGTAGTAGGCGATCCTTCTTGATCTGTATTAACTTTATTCCAACTAACTCCATTCCATGCATTTAATTCTTTAGTAGTGGTGTTATAAAATAGCTGGCCGATGTAGGGCGCATTTAATAACTCTGGTTCTAAAGTTAATGGTGTTACGAATGCTGGTGTTAAGTTTGAGCCGTTATTGAATAGTGAGTTGGTGCTATTCGGTACCACCCACATTGCGCCATCAAAGTAATGAATTCTTTGTAAGGTGTAATCATAATAAACATCACCGATCTCTGGATATTCAGGTGTTCTAATATTTGCGGTAATCTTATTAAAGGCTGCCCATGTTGCACCTGCTCTTAATGATAGATTATCTTTATTAACATCAATCCAAATACGACCGTTAAAAACTTTGAGTTGGTGGCCACCATATAGATAAACCTGGCCTAATAGACCTGGATTATAGGAGCCACTAACAATTGAATCTGCGCGAGTTGGAATCCACGCCCCAGTAATGCCATCATAATATTGAACAATGTTAAGTTGTTGGTCATGATACACCATGCCAGGTGTTGGGGATAATGGCGCTGTTTGGAAAGATGGGATGTTGCCGGTATATGACGAGCTATACTTTTCAGCCGAAGCACCTTCAAGAGGGTATGATTGCACCCCAATTGGATAATATTGAATTACGTTGGAACACGCATGAACAGAAGCATAGTAGATAACGTTAGGATTAGTATTTTCGACTACAATGCTGAAGATTTTGAAATTTGCAGGAAAGCCAGTTACCGTCGCTGTAGATTCTAAAACTTCAGGTTCTGGGAATGGTTCATTTAGAATATTGTAGTATGCGCCAACAACTTGTGCCTCGTCAATCTTGTTGGTTGGATTTGTCCAGTCAGGATTTTTATCAGCAAAATATCTTTCGCCGTCTTGTGGGTAATTAACAGTGCTAATTGGCTTGTCGCTCAATAAGACGATTGCGCCGTCCGCAACATCTTGTGCTAATGGTCGCTTTACTACCAACTTAATTGAAGTCGGAGTTGGGCGAGAGATTTCAATTGAGAACTGACGAGCGTTTATCCAAAGATCGTGGGTGGTTTTAGAACTGATGTCTGTCGGTGTAAGCATATGTAATTCTAGAGAAGTAGAAACATATTTATGCCCTAATATGATCACCCACCGCTATTTAGCAACTAATACTATATGTGTGTGCTGGTGTAAATACAGAATGGACTTCATATTACACACCTTTCGCCCGACCGAAACAGTTGACGCGGTTCTTAAATTAATGAACAGACACGATATGCCACGAGACATCCTCCTGGTCTTACGTCAAAGTTTTAACCAGCTTAATGGGATGGCTGTGCCTCGAGTCGGCCAAACTTTTAAGATTCCAGTTGAAGGTAAATCTCAGGAATATCAAGAGGCTATATTGCCCTTGCCCGAGGCACAAAAAGAGGAGGTGCCAATTATAACACCTCCTCAAGATAATAGTGGTTTAACTGTTGTTGGCGCTAAGAGACCAACTAGAAAAATTGTAACCTTAAGTTAAGACATTCAAGACGATCTTGCTGATATTGATAGCATCGTCTTGTCCATTGTGGGGCCTACCGTCAAAGACGTGGCCGCAATAGTTGAGCATTCTATCCAAGCCCATTTCCTTCTTTAGATTGTGCTTTAAAGCGAAAAGAGTTTTGATATTATAGAAGCTTCGCATATTGTCAAATGGATTGTCTTCATATGAGATACCGTATAAGCCGACGCCCTGCTTGCCAGTTACGCTAGATAACTTCCATCGATCATACTCTCCACATGCAAACCATATGTGCTGCTTTGTGCATTCACTGTCTGCCGCAAATTGCTTAAGACCATCTACAATGTCTACACCGTGGCGATCTAGATCACCTTGAGCCCAGCCTGTAAGCTGTGTACAGAACTTGCTAACTTTTGAATACCGTGGCTTAATAATAACTGAGCCCTTCTTGATAACTTTCTTTTCTGTCAAGTTAAGCTTTGCCCACCCAATCTCAATTACCTCACTTGGTTGATTGTTTTGCAATTCACTTGCGTCTGTCTTATCCCAACACGTGGCTTCTACATCTACCACGATGACTTCATTTAGCTTAGCGCCCATTCTTTACACCTATTTTTATTTCTTTGAGCAGGCTCATCAATAGCCCAACATTTTTATCCGTGTCTTTGCCCTTGTTAATTTCAGCCAGCAATGATTCTCCAATCTCACGGGTTCGGTTCGAGATAAATGCAACTTCATTCGGCTTTATACCAAATTTAAAAGCTTGCTCAATATCAGCAAATGTCTTAATCATACTTGTCAGCACCTGCCACCAGGCTAAGTAATGCTGCGAGCTCGGCGTTATTTGTAGTTAGCTCGATATTTAGCAGCCTAATTGCTTCCTGATATTGCGAAGTTTGCATGCCCATCTTGCCGCCATTAATGACGTTGCGAAGACGAACCATTGTATGGTCAATAACTTGGTTACGCTCACGCAGCCAGTTAATTCTCTCCTGTGACATTGGTTTCATTAGTTGTCCTTTTAATAAACCATTCTGGGGCTTGGCGGCCGTATGACCACTTGGCAAACCTGATCTTGTCCAGAACGTAGAAATTTTGGTAAGAAAGCGTAACATCATCCACCTTGAATTGATCAGGCATGGCCTTCGGCGGGTCATAGAATTCACCCTGCTTGATATTCTTCGGAGGAGTCTTCAGCACTTCAAGCAGCGCCTCGACGCTGTGATGCTTGTTGCGCCTGAAGGTAAACTCCTTCAGCAGCTCCACAAGCAAGTTATAGAGATAATTATAATTCGAAACGTTGTCACGAGCCCATACATTACAAGGATGATTGGCGTGAGACGCCTTGTACATCTGCTTATTGATAATCTCAACTTTAGGAACTTCTTTCCAGCCAACAACAGCGCCGTTTTGGTTTAATACATCCTCACGTTCATATTGAATATTAATGGATTCGCCTGGCAGAAGTAGAATCTTCTTGCTTTTTACTTTCCCATCCACGTTCACGGTAAACGGCGTCATTGTGCCATCCAGAATGCGGTGACAAGTCGAGAGCATTTGAGCATACTCAATGACCATCTTGATGACGTGCTGGTCGCAGTGCTGCTGTGCGCAGGTAGTAACATCAGTGTGCAGGTAAAAAATATTCATACTGGTATTTTAATTCAGTATGAACAAAATGTACACTAAAATTATTCTCTCACTAATTTAAAATAGGTGCCTTCAATCCAGTCGTCTTCACCAGTTTCGATTTTAAAGCCCGCTGGCTTGAATCTTTTTAGCATGGTGCCATACACCCTAACTCTAGATTTTTCTTTTTCAGTTGCGGTGAAAACAAGTGCCTTTACGTCTTTTTCTTTAATTAAGTATTCTAGAATTTTCTTGATGGTTGCAAACACCTGAAATTCTTTGCCGGTGCCCGTCTTATCATAGGATGGGGCCTTACCACCAGATATTTCGTAAAATTGTATTTCCCATTCATCAACGTCCATTTTGCCATCTTCGACAAAGCTAGGTATGACTATGCGGTTGGCGGTGAATGTGATTCGTTTGTCATCTATAACAAACTTAGCAGTTAGATTCTTCTCTGTATTCTTAGTGATAATAAAATCAACTGGCTGATTTAACACTTCAAGCAATTCTTCTATTTTCATGGCCGCACCAATACGTATCCTTTTTCGGGCTTAGTGAATTCAACAATGAGTTGATTCTGGCTAGTATAAGAAACGTCAGATGGAATAATTAATTTTGGACCGTTACCACGATCAACGAAAAATTGCGTAAACGCAATATATGGCTCATCTAAATCTAAGTTATGGTTTACAACCCACGAGGTATTAGCTTCAGTCTGTGCGTGTTTGTATGTAATGCCAAATGAATCTTTATTTAAAATAACCCATGAGGTGCCATTCCAATTACGCATTTGATTATCAGTTAAGCTATACCACGCCTGTCCTAGGAATGGATTCTGAGGTGCATCAACTGAAGAGAAGTTACGGGCAATATTAACGTAATTCTGGGCATAGCCTTCACCCCACCCAGTGGTGTTCCGTCCCATGAACTCAACGCCATAATCAGTGATATTAACACCTGGTGGAACCACTAACCCGCGCGTACCTAAATCTAGCAAGTAGGCGCTAATATTTGTGATATACCCGTCACTGAGTAATGGGTCTGCTGGATCGTTAATTGCAGAAATTACTTCATTGACTTTGATCTTGGTAGTATTGTTTGCAAATGTACTGGATGATTCTGAATCGTTCTTTGGCGTGTACACGGTATACTTGCCGTTGTACTTGCTATTGCCAACAATTTCAAAGGTCGTTGCAACGATTGACTGGTATGTGTTTGGCGGGTTTGCAGTGTAAAAAGGCAAGATAGAACCGAAACTATTTCGATAGTATTTGCCCTGGAATAAGTCAACGAAATTACCAGCAATCTCAATTGAGCCTGGCTGCGAGGTAGTCGCGTTGACCTTTTGAATCTTAATCTTGCGCATGAGTGTACCTGACGATTATGTCAGGTATTTATTCAATATTAGAAAGTTAAAGTGCAGCGATTCTTCTCTTTAGGTTGCCACTCTGGCACTTCAACTTCTAAGTTCTTTTCAAACCACCGCGCAACGAGTCTGCGGTGACAAAAGTCGCCTGGGCTTTCTAGCTTCTCAAAACACATGAGAGTGACGTCATCCCCATACTCAGCAATGATCGCTTCATATACTTCGCTTGGATCTAAGTCTGCTAAAACGATACGCTCAAATTCTTTATTATAAAGTTCCTCAGATAGACCCTTATGCGCCATATCTACTAGCGACCAAGGCGGAGCTAATACCTTAAATTGAGGGCCAACATACCACTTTGGCGGGTGTTGGCTAATGCTCAATGGTACTTTAATATTCCTGATATTGGAAAAGTAAGATGTCTTCACCGTCTGTTTAGTACCCAAATAATAAGCGCGCCTAGTGCAAAGACAATTGTGCCAACACCAAGCATGATAAACACATCTGCCAGGAATGCTCCAATCTTAGCGCCAAATCCAAATGTCAGTGAATCAAAGAATCCCATTCTTACTCCTTTCGGATATTTTATCCAATGCTCATAGTTGAGCCAGCTGTAACATATGATGCCTTAGCCAGTCTGAACTGCTGCGCCCAAGGCCATTCATTCTTAAAATATGCCTTAAATGATTGAGAATCTAAATTAATGGTTTCATCAACGGATGCTTCCATCATCTCAATAACTTCATTATAATCAGTCTCGTGATTTTGAGGAAAGCTGATGCTGACTCGCAGTTCCTTTAAGTCTTCAACATTCTCAGTTTTATTTACACGCTTAGAGATTGTCTTAAGGTCTTCCTGCAACCGCGCCTTGAATTCAACAAGCGCTTCCTCATACTCCTTGCGGTGAATGTTGCGGTTCTCATAGAGCTTCTCGAGCAAAGTTGAGCGCTTAACATTGATTGATTTATTATGCATGTTAATCATATTTATTCTCCTAAATTATTTGTTTTAATCCACGGCCCCATTAGGCATCGTAGGCTGCATCCAGTGGGTTGGGTTAATTACAGTGTAGTTCCACGTATCGTGGCAGCCGCACCAAACTGCGGCAACCCAGCCTTCATCATCTTGCCAATGACCGTCAAACGTGCCAGTTGGGTTAAAGTCCAAGTCGATTAGAGTTGGGTCAAAGAGCCACAAAGGTCGATCCTCTGGTGCAGTGTTTATAGGGCACCATTGTTCATTCATGATTTCAGTCCTTAAAAACTTTGCTGAAGAGCCCGACGTTGTCGAGGTGAGATGGGGGTGTCCAGCCAGTAGGCTTAACTAAGTCTGGCAAGCCAAGTTCATTCTTACGGTTGGCATTTACGCCAACTTCCTTCATGATGTTCTTTTCGTGAACTCGGTCCCATGCCAAATCCGAGTCGATCTCGAAGGCGTCAAGTGTACCGATAGCAACGACGCACAGGTCAATAAGGGCATCAACCGATTCATCCGCCCGGTCCTTCTTAAAATTAGGATCGTTGAGTGCTTCGTCCAGTTCTTGGAGTTCTTCTTTTAGAAAGTCAATTCTGAACTGCAGAAAGGTGCGCAGCTCATCTTTATCAAGCTTACGCACCGCAGTATTGACGCCAAATTTTGTGTGCATTTGAGCGATATTTTTTACCCAGCCGTCTTTTTGCATAGCATCTTTTCCTCTTAAAGATGCTATTGTAACATTACATTTACGTAAAATTAGAGAGTTATGCGATCCAATTAAAGCATTGAGAAGTGTGGGTCAGTTTCTAAAATCCAAGTGTCGGCTGCGCCGAGAGTAATCATGCCGTCTGCAGAAGCATCGCAAAGCAAAATCAGCTGGTGCACTTTATCAAGGAGCCTATCGTGTTGTTCCTGAAGCAAACTCCACTTAGTCCACCACAGTCCTTCTTCCTTACATGTCTTTTCTGCGCGCAGGAAATTAATGGCTTCAGTTCGGGTTAAAGCCGGCTTAGGTTTTTTAAATATGCCACCGGGTTGTGGCACCATTAGCTTATTAATTTCATTACTAAGGCGGCTGATAATAAAGAGCTCACCTTGATTAATAAATTGAATGCACTTCTCTTTAACTAGCTCGGCACTAACCTTAGCCGAGCTTTCCATGTCAGAAAATACGGCATATACTTTAGTCATCTTGCTTCCTCACTAATCCCATTAGCTCAGCAAATTGATTCTGCAGCTTTGTTTGGCCTTCACGAATACCACGCATGTGCTCGCGCACTGCATAACGCAGCATGCTAACTAGGTTATTGGCTGACATACTATCATCTATATCAAACAAATAGCCTGGCCTATCAGGATTTATTGACCAGATTTCGTATTTGTTAGAACGAATACCTCCTGGCATGACATAGGCTCGTGCTTCAATCTCCCAGGTGTCAAAGACCGCTTTGAGATGATCCATAATGTTATTCGAACTTCAGGTTAATGCCGCGGGCCATGGCAGGCAACACGATATCTGGGTTCATGCCCGCATCAAGAATGGACTTGTTCATCTTAACGATAAGGCCAACAAATAGGTCAATAATTTCTTGTAGCACCGCGAGATCAAATTTTGGCGTCAAGCTAATTTCCATAGTACCCCCGATTGTTTCTGCAAGCTCAGCTTTAAAGCCCGCATTCTTTAGACCATTGACCATCATCACCATCGCTTGAAAATTTGCAGCCTTTTCAATTTCGATGTTGCTAATTTCCTTAACCATGTTAAGGAGGTCGCGCTCAGAGTACATATATTATCATCCTTAGTATGAGATTGGTATGAATGAATTATAACCTAATAAACTAATTTAGTACACATAAATATATGCATGACATATCGAGCTTTACCAAAACCTGATCATTATTTTACCGCTCCACCAGGCACCTGTAGGTGGTGTAATAAATCCACCGGCTTGACTCCAAAAGGCAAGCCTAAAACTTCTAGGTGGCACAAGGAATGCGTAGATGAATACTTATTTTTATATTGGCCATCAGAGGCCCGCAAGAAGGTGTGGGCCAGAGATAAGGGGAAGTGCGCCTGTTGTGGAATTGTCTGCCAGCGACATGGTAATAACTGGGACTTAGATCACATCAAGCCGCTAGTTGAAGCAAACCATGATAAGTCATATTGGCAGCTTGATAATATGCAAACCCTCTGCAAACAATGTCACAAAGAGAAAACCTCGCGTGAAGCGACCGCCCGAGCTGCAAAAAGAAAACTAGAAAAGGCCAAGAATGTTAATTAATGAATTAGTCGGCGTCAAGAAATTTAAAGACATGACGGCCACCGACGTATTACAGCTACTGAGTAAGAATTACACCTCATTTAAAGATGTAAAATTGCTAGGCCAAGGTTCAAATGGTGCCGCAGTTAAAATTAAGAATGACGTCTGGAAGTTCTGGATGGTAGACTCTGCATATGAGGAATATGTCAGATATTGCCAACATAACGAAGGCAATAAATTCCTACCAAAATTTTTGTCTAATATAAAGAAAATTCCGGCCTTCTTTATTAGACATGAGGATGCGCCAAAGTATGTTAAGTGCATTAAGGTTGAGGAGCTTGAACCATTAGGTTATGCAAATGATGTTAAATTTAAACTTAATACTGGTAAGTTTATTACTTTAGAACATGTTATTAATGCCGCGGATAAGTTAACAGATAGTGAAGTTGGTGATAACTTCAGGTATGCAACTGCCCTTAGCGCTGGGGCTGATAGGAAAATTGAGGCTACAGACTTAAGTCAAGATTTAATCTTATTGATGAAGACGCTGGATGAAATTAGAAATCTAAATCACTTTCTAGATTTGCATGGAGGCAACTTCATGTATAGAGATAAGCAACTAGTTATTTTAGACCCCATCGCTAATCATGATGACCTATACATTAACACCAACTTTACTAAGTTTGACATGCGTAGACCTGAGAATCGTAACAACGCGCAGCCAGCCTTCTCAAGCAAGGACGTCAATCAACGCGAGGGTGAATAATGATTCTGTCTAGCTCCATTAAAATTAGAGCTAGTTCAGCCCGATAAAGTTTCTGATCCTCAGTTCTCCAGACTTCCTTTGGCTTACCGTAATCATACAAAATGCATGCAGCAAGAAGATTGTCGACGTGTTGGTATTGGTCAACAAGCTTTTGTTTTTCATTAGCTTTGCCCGGCTTAGACTTAGCTTTTTCATAGTATGAAATGTTCTTCATTTTTCCTCTAGTTGATCTAGATATTCTTCAAGCTCTTTTTCAGCCTCTTGCACTCTTTTATAGGCACTATTCCAGAAGTACGAGTCAACAATAGAACCAAGTTCCATGCGTGTGTTAGAAACTTCGCTAATAAGGGTCCTTAAAATACGGCGTTCTTCTTTAGTCATCTTATTCCTTCACTAATTTATATCCAAGTTCACGAGCTGCACTTTGAAGCAGCTTAAGTTTGACTTCGTCTTGTGTTTGACCGTGATTCCAAAAGCCATTCGAAATTGGGTGAAACGCGTAGCTGTCAAAATACCCCAGGGTTTGGGTATCAGCATGCTCGCAGTGGATGACTCGACCATAATGCATGTCATCATTATTAGGATTGCGCCTGCCCAGAGAAGCCTCACGCATAATTTTCTTGCCGAGAAAGGGATCGTTTTGCCACTCGCTAGCTTGGTCATTAAACAAGATGATAGAAGTGCGCATGCCCATAATTTTTACCTCTTATTTAGGAGTCGTCGTATGCTTCGTTTGCTCGGTCCTCATGGACGCAAAATTCTATTAGCTCAATGAGCTTAGCTTGCTTTTCTGGAGAGTCAGCAAATTCTGCAAAGAGCTTTTTCATTTTATTAAGCTCTTCGGCGGAGGTATCCCAGTAGGCGATCTTATCGATAAAGTGCATATTTTAAGCCTGTTCAGCTTGCAGTTTGGCTTGAACCTTAGCGAGGAGGGTTTCGTCCTTCAGCTTCTTCAAATCATACTTGCGACCGGCCTTTAGCTTGACTGCATGAGCAACGAGCTTGTCTTTATCAGACACCTTCCCGGCCAGCACGGCTTGAATCCAGACCTTGCCGAAGCTAAAGCGCTTGCGGGCATCACGTTGAATGAGGTAAGCTGCTTTAGCTTGAACTTCGGTTTGCGCTTGAGTGATTTCGGTCATGATTTAATTTCCTTGACAAAGTTTGTTTTGATAGATGAATTATATCTAATCTGCCAAGGTTGTACATATGATTCTTGATAAATATATGAATAATACAACTTATTACATATATGCTCATCAAAGAACTGCTAGATGAAGTTTTAAACACCAAGTTTGACTTCAACATCATCACTAGCACTGGTAAAATTTTAAAGGCATCTACTGAAATTGGAGAAGCCACATATACCTTTACGGCGTACATGCCATATACTGGCGCCGCGTGGGACTTTGAATTTTCAAGAGGTGAGAGCGGCTATGAACTTAGCAACACGGGTGATGAATTCAAGGTTTTTTCTGTAGCGCGGCAATTCTTTGATTTACTAATGACTAAGAAGAATCCTGAAAAGATCTACTTCAGTGGAGCTGTCGATGAAGGTAGAGAAAGATTATATAAGAAGTTTGCCTTATACCTATCTCGTCAATATAATTTAAAATTAAATACTCGTGAGTATGAAGATGAACATCAATACACCTTAAGCAAGGTGTAAGTACGAACCTTCTATGGAAATTGCACTTTGGTGCAAGACTGTTTACATCCTGATATCAGGATGTTATAATCAACATATGAACAATTACACCATCATCTCTATTGAAACCGCTAAGCAAATGCTGAAGCTTTTGAAGAACCGAAAGCTCTCGCTGAGCGATGCATACAAGGCAGTTGAACGCCTGATGCCGACCGGCTGGCCAGCGCTGAACGATGTTTACGGCCTCGCTGGTGAAGCCGGTTCTCTCGCTCTCGAAGGTGATGGTAACTGGAAACAGTTCAACTTGAACGAAGAACACTGGTGCTTCGGTGAAGCCGATCTTGAAAGGATCGGCTGTTTCAGAAATAACACAGACGCTCAGTATCTCAATCGTGAACAGATGATTCGTCTGATGCAAGGCCACATCGGCACTTTTAATACGCCAAAGGCCAAGCCAAAGGCCAACCGCACATTGGAAGAAGCCGAACGCGAAATTGCCCGGCTGCAATCGCTCCTACGAATGAACAACATTAATATACCTTAACTAGAGATAGTTAATTCAAGTATAAGTATGAGCCCTCGAGCGAAATCATACTTTGATTAAGGTCCTCGTGCCTGACGTTTTTGTAATTCTTGCTACTTGTAATTGTATTATTATAGCTTAACCCGAGCTGCAAAGGTCGATTCAATATTAGATAGCGTAAGGTGATAGCTTTACTTCTATCTTTGCAGTCAAATCTACTTATATCTTCTTCGCTCACCGCTATCTTTAGATAGTATGTAATAGTAAGCTCATCATTCATGTCGTGCAGGGTAATAATATAATTAATATTGCCCTCTTTGTGGTGCTCAATTAGAGGAGTGAGCTGATCTTCATATAGAATTTTGACTCTCATATTTTACCTTTCATGTGGTCTAATACGCAGTAATAATTATCTTCGTCATGCTTGCTCTCATGCCATGTCTGCAGCACACTTGGGAAAATGCCATTGTATGTGATGGATAATGGGTCAAACGATTCATCACACCGCAAAGATAAGATAAACATGTCATCCCAATATCTGTTAAGTCTACCACTTGTGCTACTCTTCTTATACCACAGGTCGTTAAACTTAGTGACATAGACAATCGCTTCATGTTCATATGGGCCAATAGTATGCGTTCCCTTACTGGTAAGCTTATTATCAAGCAGATATTTTTTATCAGCCTTAATAAGCAAATCGCCCACTTCACCAATATCAGTTCTCTCTATGTCTAATTTTAGATATGTGTAGATGAAAAGATCAGATGCGTACTCGGATGCCATTGCTACTAAACAAGCACTTCCATATCTGATATCTTTTGCCGTAGCAATCACATCTTTATCATGCGTAAAGTGCTCAACTGTCTCTCTATAGTCAGCTAACCTGGACTTGTAGAGCTCATTAATCTCTTCTAATACGCTCACGCTACCACCTTATAATTATTATCATCAAGTTTCTCTGTCCACGACGCATTATTTGTAATAACAATTTTATGATAATTAAAAAGCAAGATGTCAAATAATTTAACTGCATCATTATAATGCATGAACTTAATTACCTTTGACGCCTCCTTGCTTCTAATAAAGGTGTTATCGAATAGTGAAATTACGCCCCATCCATCTTCATATCGGTCAATGGCGTAAGGTGTTACTTCAAATGGTAAGTCGTATTTGCTAGTTTCAGTCATATAAAATCCTTTAGTAAATTATACTACTACCTTTATAGCATTTTAAGCTGCTCTAGCAGGTCAAAATTAAAGTCATATTTGCTCTTAGTTAGATTTAACTTAGCATCCATCATCTGTAAGTTAATTAGGGATGCGGCGTTCTCAGGTGATATATTCTCCAAAAAGCACGCTATGATTGGGACCTTGTGGTCTAAGTGGTAATTAATATTACCTAGTCCTCGTGGCAAATTAAGCGGATTAATAATGTGCTTATTTTGATTATATGTCTTCTCAGTTATAAATCTTACCTTTGCTCTGTAGTCTTCATACAATTTCAAATCGTATTTGCGCGCATGCTTCTTCATGTATCCTGCATGTGCGTTCATCATGCGTCTATATCCACCGCATTTTTGACATGGCGGTATTCCACCATTTGCTTTGGCCCTAGAAAATAAATTATTAAACGTCCAAGTCTGTTCTGTTCCACAATCATGCGTAAATTTCCACATGGGCTTACCATGTTCATTTGTGCCTGTATTAGAAATATTAGAATAACCTAAACCTTCTATAAATTCTTTTTCTATCTGCCTTTTTGTTAGAACTTTATTCTTCACATAGCAATTTGCACATACCTTACTATAAGAAGCGGTGACTTCTATTTTGCCGCAAGAAGAGCAAATTCTCTCCTTCGCTTTACTCATTTTGTGCCCTTACATGCTGAGCACGGAATAATATTAGGGCTCTTCTTAATTCTAGTCATTAAGTTATTAAACGTACTAGTTTGTTCAGTGCCACATGCGCTGTGGGTAAAAGTCCAAACACGCTGCTTGAAATTATTAAGAGATGGATTTTTAACATCAACATATCCAAAAGATTCAAGGTATTCTTTATCCTGCCTAAATTTATCTGACAATTTATTTTTATCTGCGCATGCCCTACAGATATCGGATCTAGTTCTAGTTTCTTCAATTTGACTGCAGCATTGTGTGCAGACCCTCGTATGTACTTTCATATGTAATTCCGCTGATTATAAAGAAACATTATAAGCAGGCATGAAAAAAGGTCAACCTATTTTAAGGTTGACCTTTTTGTGGCAGGGCTAGTTTAATCTAGCCTCTTATTCAATCAGAAATCTGATTAGCTGAACGCGACGTTCTTGACTAAGATGCGGCTATAGTAATCACTTGAGTTACCGAAGCTGGTTTGCGCGTTAGTGAAGGTAGCCTTACCGTAACGGGTAGACAAGCTAACCGCAGGCATGAAGGTGTTCGCGTCCATAACAACACCAGTGGATTGTAGTGGAACGTATGGGCAGTAGAAGTAACCAGCGTCTAGTTCGGATGTACCGCCCTTATAACCGATTAGGATGTCTTCACCAGCAGAACCAGCTGCGCTGTTCGCGCCACCAGCGATGTCGTAGTTGTCGTTTAGACCCCAGTTGTAGGTGTAAACTCTCATGGAACCGTTTAGGGTACCAACTAGACGGTTGCCTGTTGGAGCTTCGAAGTTGCCTTGAACAGCTGGCGCGAACACGGAACGTGAAGCGGACTGTAGTAGGGAGGTAATTAGGTGACCGCCAACTAGCCAGTTACCTGGGCCGCGCTTAGTACGTGCACCGATTTCGTTCGCCATCTTGTTAACTAGAATACCTAGTTCAGCGTAGCGATCGCCGATGTAGTTTGGTGAATAACCTTGTGCTGGAGCAGCAAAGTCATAGGTCGCGACTGTGGAAGCTAAAGCTAGCAAGTCGGTTAGAATTTCGTTGTCGATTTCGTGAGCGATAGTTGCAGCTAGAGCGGCAGTTAGTTCGCTTTCGATGTCGATACCGTGGGTGACGGACATATCCTGAGCAGCTTCCATGGTCCAACGAGCCTGTAGCTTGCGGGAACCAACAGTGACTGACTGCTTTAGAACTGATAGGCGCATTGAACGACCACCGTAACCTTCGTAGTCTTCAGTGCGTGCACCGAAACCATCGGAAGTGTTAGCAGTTAGTGAAGGTGGGTAACCAGTGGTACCAACGTTCGCAGTAGAGTAGAAACGCTTCATCTTACCATTGTAGATGAAAGCTTCATCGCCTGGGGCGATGTCGTGTAGAGTGCCTGGAGCATCTACTGGTTCCGCAAACGCGAAGCGTAGGGAGTAGATTAATCCGGTTGGGCCAGTCATTGGCTGAACGCCGACTAGTTCACCACCGATGGTGCCAGGAATAATACGGCGGATCATTGGAATCATGATACGCTGGAAGGTAGCTACGTCAGCAGACTGAACAGCGTTAGCTGGTGCAGTTTCTAGAAGCTTCTTCTGGTTTTCCATCAGAGTAGCGACGATGGAACGCTTAGAGCCAGTTAGACCTTCTAGTAGGCCTTCCTTAGTCTCTTGCCAATTTTCGATAAGGTTTTGCATTTATTTCTCCTAATGGAAGATTATTTATCAAGGCCTGCGAGGCGTCTAAAGTTCATTAACTGTTCGTTAACTGGCTTCTTAACTTCTGCGGCGGCTTCATTTCCGGTGACGACTGTAGTATTGTCTTCAGTTTTAGCTTCATTGATAGTGGTAGTAGCTGCTGGTGCTGCTGCTTCTTCCTTCATGATGCGACCGATGAAATACTTGTAACTCTCGTCGAGGCGGGCAGTGTCAACGGTCTTTAATACCATCGCCATTTGTTCACGCTTTGCGCCGGTTAGCGGGGATAGAACTTTTTCCATCTTCGCTTCACGGATCATCTTGTTGCGCTCTTCTTCTAGAGCTGCTAGTTGCTGTTCTGCGTCGGCTAGCTTACCTTCTGCAACAACTAACTTAGATTGGACTGCGTCTTCGTCAACATATGATGTAGAATATGTATTGACAAACGCTTCAAAGATCTTACGGCCAAAGTCATTTTGCTTAACAATGTCTAGGTCTTCCTTGAGTTCGTCCATTTCTTGGGTTAGACGCATCTCAAAGAAAGCATCGATCTTGTCAACTAGTGAATCTAGTTCAGCAGCGACTTCTTCAGCAAGCTTTGACTTTTCTTCTACTAGCTTCTCTGCTAATTCGACTTCTAGGTCACGGAAACGCTCTACGTCGCCAACGAATTCGCCGACTTCCTTCTTTAGAGCTTCCTCAACGAACACATCAACCTTATTGATTAGCTCGTCGCGTTCTGTGATCCACTGTTCTGCGAGTTCAGCGCGAACGTTGCCTTCAACTTCTTCTCTGACCTGTGTTTTGAATGCTTCAACTGAAGTATTCCACTGTTCAGAGATTTCAGCTCTTGACTCTTCGCTGAGTAGCTCGGATTGAAGAAGCTTATTTAGAATCTCATCCATTGCTTTTCTCCTATGTGGGGTTGATGGGAATTGAGAAAGTCAGAATGAACTTTCCCGCTAGAATTTTGCATTACATTAAATTACGTTAATGTTTAAGCGCATAATTCTATATAATGAAATGCGGAAAAAAGCGCTGAAAAACTATGCATTTTCAGCGCTTTTAATATAAATTACTCTTGGTCGTCAGTTTGAACTTCTTGTTCTTGACGTTGGCCTAGTCCAGTTACTTCACGGGTCTTGTTAACAAAATACTCATGCATCGTGACTGATGCTTGTTCTTCTCGGCCGTTAATGAAGTCTTGTAGCATGGATTTTAGTAGCTCTGCGTTGGTTGCCATCTGAAATCTCCTTAATTTGGTTAGTGAAATATTTATGATTGGATTTTATAGATCTAACCTGAATTAGGAAATATCTGAAAACTTTACCCAATCTTCCTTATCGTCAAACTTGATAAGGGCGCTTTCACCCTTGACTTCTTGAACGACTCCGCTCTTATCTTTAACAGTTACCTTGTCACCTGATTTAACAGACTTGACTTCTAGTAGTTGTAAAATTGCAGCGCGAAGATTTACTGTGCTCTGCGAACCTTCTGTAATTCCTAGTTCCTTGCCGCTATCGTAGGCCTTCTGCAAAGCTTCTTGAATTTCCTTCATGCGAGTAAGGTCTTCAAATTGGCTTGCTAGTTCTTCAACTAGAGTTTTAGGTGTTGTAGTTTGTGCTGTCTCAACACTTTCGTTAATTTTGTTTTCAAACTTTTCTGGCAAACCAGCAAGTCTGCGTGCATCATTTAAATTCATGAAATTTTCCTCCACATACGCGCGTATGATTTAGCTTGGGTCGTATCAATGAGATAGTCGTATGTTTCGTCTTCGCCTTCGTCATAGAATGAAACAATACATACCGCCTCTTTTGGCTTGTTAGCAAATGAGACTAGAGGGCCTTTTGGTCTTCCATCCACATCATAGATTTCGTCACCTTGATAGTACTTGATTTTTTCGCCTAATGCCTGCTCAGCTTTCTTAAGCTGAGCGCGCGAAATTGGATTTTCATCAAGCTCTTTCCAGCTATTCGGCTTTTCAACAAAGTCAATTCCAACTTTATCAAGTGCGTTCTCTTCGTCTGAGCCGAATGCCTGCTTCATGGTAATATTACCTTTACGCATGTTCTTATGTGTGATATCGTCCATTGCATCTTTAGCATTCTTGGCGCCCTTGACAGAGGCATCTAAGCTTGACTTGGCATTCTTAGCACCATTTACCATATTGCCCATCATAGAATCAAACTTCTCATCTCCAGTTGCTTCCTTGATAGGCTTATATGTCTTGATATTTTTGGCAAAGTCTTTTGGATCACCGCCAACTAATTTTAAGACTTTTTTATACCACTTTGTGACTTCTGCCGAGTCATAGTATGAAGCACTGCTTTCGGATGCATAGGATGCGGTCTTCTTAAGAGATTTTTCTGGGAACCCTTCAAACTTATTCATAGCTGCTAAAAGTTGACTCTTAGTTAAGTCATACTTTTCTGCGATTTCATTAAAGGTCCATTTTGGATTCTTAGATGGCTTTGCTTGCAGGTTAGCCATCTTAGCTTCAAATAATTCTACTACTTTCATTTCTTGCCCTTTGTTAAAGATTCTAAGAAGGCAGTCATTTCCTTCTTAAAATAAGATTGCGCCTTCTTGTCATTCACCATTGCTTCGGCTAAAGTTAAGACCTTCTTATTATTAAGTGCTTCTTGCACAACGTTAGGATATGCATCAGGTGCAGATGGCTGGGAAACAATATCGACTGTAACAAATGAGAAGTCACTAACTGATCCTGACTCATTAACATTACCGGTGCCGCGGCTTGAAACACCAAGTCGGACGCCACCTTCAATTAAGCCCTTTGCAATATTGCCCGTTGGGGTGTTTAGCAGCTTCATCTTGCCTATTGCGTTATTGCCGTCCATCCGCACTTCAGTAATGCAGTGTGATACGTTAGCTAA